ATCAAAACCAAACCAGAAAACTTTACAAAGGATGAATTGTCTGGTTTGGTTGATGAAGAATTTAAAAAATTAGAGAAAATCATGGATGAATCTATCATCAATTTCAAATTTGATGTTGACTTGGCTTCCGACATTGTTCTAGATGCGAGATATGGCTACAAAGATTACTAAATTTATAGATAATAAGTATAAGTCAGATAATCTAACGTATTATACAGACTATCCGACAGAACCTATAACTTGTTTAGGAATAGGACCACACTGGGACTATAAGTTTGAAGGAATAACAAATCACTTACCATTATTATGACAGGTAGCGTAAAAAAAATTATAGAATCCACAGGTTTAATGATTTGTCCTGCTTGTGAAGGTGAGGGTGAATTGGATTATTTTTGTGGTCACGAATCTACTACTGGTTGTTATCATTGTTCTGGGAGAGGTGTTATTAAATCTTTAAATAAAGAGCATCACAGGAAAGTTTGTATCATTTGTAATGGTCGAAGTGGTGGTTGTGGTGGATGCAACTTCGACTCAGAGGGTCTTATTAGATGGGAAAGTTTTGAATTATTATGAAATTGTATTTAGTGCGCCACGGAAGTTCGGAGGGGAACGAGAACCCCTCTGTTTATTTTGAAAAATTGGATTGTGACATATCTATCACACTCAAGGGACAAGCTCAAGCTGTAAAATCTGGTGACAGAATCATGGATTTAAATGATCATATCGTTCATAAAAACGATCCCGATTATCCATACCCTAGCAAGAACCCACCTTATAGGTTCAATATGTTTTATAGCCCATATAAAAGAGCTAGGCAAACAGCAGACATCATTCATGGACAAATCACCAATTTTGAAGGATATCATATTGAGAATTATCAGGAGATGCCTTTATTGATTGAAAGAAATTGGGGATCTCTGAGAGATATTGTAGAAGCTGGTAAAAAAACAGAGGATCATTTTAATTTCTATTATAGACCAGAAGGTGGTGAGAGTTTCTTGGATGCATATCAGAGAGTAGTTTTATTTGATATGTGGATGAAGAGTAATACTAATTATGAGAATAATATTGTAGTTGCTCATGGAGAATTCAACAAATTATATCTTATGTATATTTTAGGTTGGTCTGTTAAAGAATTCGAAAAATATAAGACTCCGAAAAACGGTGAAGTGTATTTGATTGAAGACGGTAAATTATCATCATTAACTCCTTTAACTGAAAAATACATTAAACACTAAGATATCATACGGTTATGAGTCAAGCTATTCGCGTAGCTAATCACTACAAAATTCCAGTATACAATTTGTTTAATATGACAAAAGATGAGGTTTTAAAGGAGATTAATAAATTAGAATTATTATATGAAGCGTAGAACTATTACAAATAGCTATTGGTGGAAAGAACAATTTTATAATATTCGAGATTGGTTTAATCCAAGACAAAAATGGTTAATCAAAAAAATCCCAAATCATTTTTGTGATAAGGTAGAGCTTATTCCCATTATTCTTTTTGAAATACTTGTGAATTTCGTGGAAGATGAAGAAGGATTGGAGTCGATTTGGGGTGAGAGATATACAGGAGAATCTGAAGATTGGAGACTTATCAGAGAACCAATCAGAAAGGAACTAGAGGAGATTTATGACTACATTAAAAACATTAGACCACAACTCCAAAAAGAGTTGGATGTGTCATATCCTAAACCTCTTGATGGTGGTAATTTCTTTGATCATATTGATGAAATTGATAAAGATGGGAATAAAGTATATCAAATGAGAACATGTGAACAAATTTATGGTAAATCTTACAAGGATGCATATGCCGAAGTTCATCGTTTGGAGGCTTTGATTGAAGAGAAAGATACATGGGCTATGATGGGTATCGTTAGACTTAGACAATCACTTTGGACTTGATTAAACACTAGATTACAATTTAGACATGTTAAAGGCGTCTGGAGTTATAAATGTTCAACCACACAAAGGTCGTATGGTTCTTGATGTTTCTCAAGATCTTGTTGAGCTTTATTATTGGTTTATTCAGCGTAAGTATTGGATCAGAATGAACAGACCAATGCACGGGGCTCATATCACTTTATATTCTCAAAAATTTAACAAGAAAATCAACTGGGAGAAAGCTATGTATTATCGTGGTAAAACTATCGAGTTTGATTATGATGAGAACATTGTTGAAGGTGGTTATACCAAGGGATTCTTAATGTATTACCTTAGAGTGTATTCGCAAGAACTAGATAAGATCAAGAAGAAGGTTGAAGTTGTAGATGGTGAAAGATTTAAAGGAATTCATTTGACTATAGCGAATGGAAAATTTAATTCAGCTTATCCCAGTTGGCCAAAAACTATCGAAATTAGAGAAAAAAATGCTACCACAATGACTAAATAGTATTGTGGTATACACATTACAAGATAGGAAAAGTTGGCCAGTTACTACAGGCGTATATAAATTAACATTTATTAATTCAACATCTAATAAAGTTTATATAGGAAGTTCTGCGAGTATTCGGAAAGGTAGTTATTACGGAATTAGAACTAGATGGGGTAAACACGCTGATTTACTTAAATTGGGAATACATTATTCGAAAAAATTACAATATGCTTATAATAAGTATGGCGGAGAAAATCTTACATTCGAAATCATAGATTCTTGCGATGGTGGGAATATAATAGAGATGGAGACGTTTTATATTACCAAATACGATAGTTGTAATAATGGTTACAATTCTAGACCCACCGCAGAAAGTAATGTCGGTTATAAAGTCTCCAAGTCTATCATAGAAAAGACAAATATAACAAAAAGAAAGAAAAGGGAACCTTACGAAATCGATGTTCTTAAGCTTTATAAAGAAACCAAAAATGCTTTGGGTGTTTCGAGGGAATTGGGATTGAGTCATAGTGTAGTTTTAAAAATTTTAAAAGACTACAATATAATTCCAAAAAATGGAGATTATAGGCGGAAAAATGTATACGCATACATGTTGGATGGGTGTTTTGTGGGAATATGGAAAGATGCTAGGAGTTGTGCTGATGCACTAAATCTTAAAAGTATTTGTAGTATATCTCATGTTGCTATGGGTAAGAATATTTCATATAAAGGATATTTCTTTTCATATGAAAAGAAAACCAAAAGAGAGATAGTTGATTATATAAAAACTAGAATATGTGAAAGTAGACAAAAAATGAGCAATCCAGATAAGTTGATACTTCGCAACATTGGTCAATATGATATGTCAGGGAACTTGATAAAGGTTTGGGAAACTTCAACAGAAATTAAAAAATATTTTAATATGTTCAATTTTTCTCCAATATCAGCGGTTTTTGCTGGAACAAAAAAACATTACAAAGGTTTCCTTTGGAAAAAAGAATAACGGATCAGTATTTCCAGATTGGCCAAAAACCATAGAATTGCGATAATATGACAGATAAAAAGACTTTACCAGATTTTTCTGAAATAGCGAAAGATATCAGATATTTAGAAGCTGAATCCTTTTGGATAGCATATTATCAACCTTTAGGTATATCTGTTATAGGTAAAACCAAAGAAGACTCAACGAACGGTTTAGAAAAGGCATATAATTCACATAAATGAAAATAATCAAGACTAAGGTAACTACAATTGAATTCGACCCCGAAGAGGAGAGAAATAGAATCCGTAGAATCTTTAAGAAAAAGAAGTATCGGGATGCGTTGATTAAAGTCATCGATGTCTTTGAAAAGGATGGATTAGATGCCGCATACGAAGCTTATGATGAGCTTCCATACAATGAAGAAGACGAATACCCTCTTCAAGAATCTATGGGTATCTGGTGGTTCAATATACATGGTGATTTGTTGTATAATAAAAAGGCTAAAGTGACCGAGGAAACTAAAATAGAAATTATTAAACACTAGAGTATAATAAAATTATGTCAAAAAGAGAATGTTGGAATGAGTATCCTATAGAAGAGATTGAAAAATGGAATACAAGAGAATTGATGTCTTATTTTGAGACTATCCGTGCCTATAAAACAAAGGCGGAAGGTGTTGCAGAGGATAGACGATATCTTTTAGAAGAAGCAGAAATTTCTTTACAACTCTATAGTAATTATTTTGATAGATTGAAAGAAGTCTTATCAACCAGAGAACATATTCCAAATAAGCAAGAAGCTAAGTTGATTAGGCAAGAGAAAGCAAAAGCTAAAAGGAATCGATAATATGAAACAAAGAAATTTAATTGTACTTCGGGGTGTATCTGGAGCGGGTAAGACTACTTTTTGTAATCTTTTTCCTGATGCCTTAGTATGCTGTGCTGATGATTACTTCACTGATAAGGGAGGTAATTATAAGTGGTATCCCGAGGGTCTTGGGAAAGCTCATGGATATTGTTGGAACAAATTTGTTGATGCTTTGGGAACCGATAAGGATATCATCATCGCTAATGTAAATGCTAAACCCTCTGATTGGAACAAGTATGTGAAACAAGCTGAAGATCTTGGGTTCATTGTGACCTTTATTGTGCTTGAAAATAGGCACGGTGGTAGGGATGTACACTCGGTACCAGAGGAAACTCTGAAACGCCAAGAGAAAACCATTAGAGAAAATCTTAAACTACGATAAGTATGGCTAAATCTAAATATCCAAAGTGGTTTCGTGCTACTTGGCCGCCTAAATTACTCACACAAAAACCGAATAAAACTATCCCAGCATATAGTGAATTATCTAAGGTTAGAGTGAGTGATGGAGACGAATTGATCTTTGAAGAAGGTAGACGATATAAACTGTCTTTAGATCACGATTATGGGTGTTGTTATTATCCATCAGATATTCCATCTATCGAAGCATATTTGATCGAATTTTCAGAAGAGGATATCGAGAATCCAAACTATAAATCTGAATTAAGAAAATATAATAAAGATAAGAAAAAACATTCCGAAGAGTTGAAAGAGTGGAAGAAATGGAAAGATATCTGGGATAAAGAAGAAGCGGCTGCACAAGAAGCAGCAGAACGTAAAAAATTAGAAGAATTGAAGGCTAAGTATGAAAAACAATAAACTCGGGAACTATATTCAACTAACAAATTATCCTCTGGAATATTTTCAACCACTCTTCTCTGAAGAGAGATGGGAAGAGATTCTTAAAGTCGTTAATAATTGGATTAATCCAGAGTTGAAGGATGGGGTAAAGTATAAAAATATCGCATTCAATCCTGAAACACAATCATCTTTTATTGCACAAGATGGTATTGATAAAGTTCCCAAATATACAATGGAATATTGGCAAAAACAAGTTCTTGAGAAATATCTATCACAAGAAGAGGTTAAAATGTGTAATTCCAAGGCTATGAATGCCTATTGTGAGGCTAGGGATAAGAGAATCTATGATAGTGCTATAAAGGTAGATGAAGCCGATTATTGGCAACCTGTCTTTGATGGGGACACTTTCTATTATGGTGGTGTAGATGATCTTAGAGATTGTTGGGATTATGATTATCCTCTTCCAGAGTATGTAATGGGATCTACTAAACATTACACTATCAATGGTTGTGATTTAGATGAAATGATTTCAAGGCATTTTGAGAATATCGGTGAAATTGGCGAAGATTACCCAAAAATTCCCAATACACCAGATTATTTACAAGAAGCATGGAACAGATTTGTTGACGAAAATGCTCAAGAGTATTATTGGGTAGATAATAAAACGGTGGTGTTACTTGATAAAACACTAAACCATAATGCTGAGTATGAAGCTACCAACGACTGAAGAATTCACTTACAAAGACTGTGTTATCGCAGGAGATGATTGCTGGCTTATCACCCCGAACCATATTGGTTGTAAGTGGACTGATGAAAATGCACGATTTCGTTCATGCATCGTTCGTAAGTCAGATAATAAGGTTCTTTCTCAATCGTTGCCTAAATTTAAAAATTGGCATGAAGATCCTGAATTTCAATCATGGGATCATTCTTGGCCCGTTCAAGCATTGCATAAGATTGATGGATCGACAATTATATTTTCATGTCACAATAATCAAATGATTTTGAGAACAAGAGGAGTTGAATCGGTTTTTACTCAAGAAACGGGTCCAGAAGTCCATAAGTTGATCGAATTTTATCCAGATATTAAGAACTTCGTTAGAGATGGTAAACATTCTGTAATCTTTGAACACACTGGACCAAGTAGGATTATTGTTTTGAGAGAACACAATATACCAACATTAACATTACTAGCAATCGTAGATAATGAGACTGCTATAATGTTTCCACAGGACGAGGTTGATTCATATGCTCAGAAATGGAATATATCTCGACCAAAAAGATATCACTACAAAACAGTGGAAGAGTGTATTATGGATATTAAAGTGTGGGAACACGCGGAGGGTGTAGTTTTATATTCACCAGATGGAAATACACTTAAGAAGATTAAAGCGGACTTATATTTATCTCTACATTCACTCGCTACTGGTATCAAGAATATTAACCAAGTTCTCGATTTGTTTATGACTACTGAGAAGTTTACAAAATATGAGGATTTTTATAATTTTGTAAAATTCACTATGGATTTTGAGATAGCTGAGAAAATCAAAGATGATATGTTCAAGATCGTTACTGCTTACAATAAAGTCTTAGAAAAGATGAAGAAGGTTGATCATGTCATCGATGGTATCAGAGGTGATTCATTCACTCGAAAGGATCAAGCTATGTGTATCATGCAACACTGGCAAGATTGGCGGGAATCCTACGGGTTCGTTACCCTAGACAACAAGGTAGTGGAAGATAAGCTTATCAAATCTGCAATAGAATCAGAATTATAAAACACTAAGATATAATACGAGTATGTTCATACAAGATTTAGAAGATTTGAGAGATGTTGTTGATAGTATATCCAATAATTACAATTATATTGAAACATCTGGTATGTGGGATTTAACAAATACTTGTATATTTTGTCGAAATCGTAGTATGAATTCTATTAGTGATATTAAACATGATGAGAATTGTGTAAGCAAAAGACTTATTCATTTATATGATAGTTTGTCGGATGAAATTTATAAAATGGAGGGAGAAAATTGATTATGATGGTTAAGAACACAATCCTAGAATTAGGAGCAACTTCTAAGAAGGATATGGGTAAAGTAATCAAACGAGTGCAGGAGTTGTCCGAAGGTCGCGTGGACAATAAGACTATCTCAAGCACAGTGGGTTTATTTTTACCTTGACTTCACCTTTGGGTGTGTTACCATTTGTGGGTATGAAAAAAAATACCTTATGTATATCTCCCTCATGTGGACCATGTTCGATGCTTAAATCTAAGCTATCCAAACTTGGTCTAGAGGTAGAGGTGAAGGATTATAGCTTGGCTGGGGACAGGGATTTTTTCACTAAACATGAAATTAGATCTGTCCCTCGCTTAGTTGTTGAGGATGGAGAAAACGTTACAATCATTCAAGGGATTGACGAAATCATTAAAGAAATAGAGAATGTATAAGATACTAAAATACAAATACGAAAATCGAAACGATCATTTCTGGTCTACAGATTTTCATAATTATCATGATCCAAGTTGGCCAGTTCCTATTTGGAAGATGAGGGGTTACAACTCACCAGAAGAATCTTATAATGATGTCAGAGAGAAGATCAATGCTAAGGTTGGAGAGAATCAAATCTTATGGATTCTTGGAGATAGCTTTCTGTCGGCTACCGATGGAGAAGTGATTGGTTGGTTGAATAGCATCAAGTGTCAAAATATCATGATGCTTTTCGGTAATCATGAATCACAAATGTATCGTCTCTATAAGCAAGAAATGATCAAACAATTCGGAAGAGATGATATTGAAATTTATCCTCTTCGCATGAATAATGTAGTATTTCTTGGTAATCATCAAGAAATCTGGATTGGTAAACAGCAGATTATCATGAATCATTTTCCATTGAGGATATGGGTAGGAGACGCTAGAGGCTCATGGATGCTGTCTGGTCATTCTCATATGCAAGATAAAGGACGTAGACCAGAATCAGCAGATCAAAAAGGATTGGATCTTGGTTGGGATTATAAGAATGATGTTTGGACGTATTCAGAGATTGAAGATGTGATGTCTACAAAATCGATACGCATCCTTGACCACAATAGGACACACTAATGCTTCAAGAAGATTACGAGCAGAAATATAAAGAACTTCTCAAAAAGAAGCTCGATATAGAAAAAAGTATCGACTCCTTTGAGTTAGTTTATCCTCCAATAGACTATAAAAAGGAAGTAGACAATCTAATTGAAGAAATAGAAGATCTACAGGATGAGATAGCTATTGATGAATTTTTGGAATCCCCACAAAAATCATTCTGGGTTATTGACTCCAGCGGAAGGCGTGTTAGAATCAGGTCTTCTGAGAATTTATGAAAGAAGTAGCGGAAAAAGCGGAAATGTTGTTCAATAAAATTGATAAACATGTAGATGAAGTGAATAAAGTAAAAGACCAAAACCCGGATCAGGTGGTCTTGGATGAGTTATTGAAAGAAAATCATAAACTAAAACAAAAATTATCTGATTTAGATGATATGGTTGCTGTCGAAGATTTTCTTGAAAATGGTCCGGGAAGAACAAGAGACGTAGAATTATGAAAAGACAAACAATAAAGACAAATAATACAATGAAAAGAAGCAACCGTAAGGATAAGGTTTGGATGCGAAATCCAGATCAACTCAAGACACGTAAACTGTATAATATTACAGTGGAACGAAACCCAGACTCAAGTTTTCGATTGGTTGGTGGTATGAATAGAGTTCTAATCCGTAAGAATCAGCATTTGGCTGAGTGGGTTAATGTAGATACTCGTGATCTATGTATTGAGCTTAGGAATTCTAAGTTTCATAGTTTCTAATTTTAGGAGGGGTGAATCTATAATCAATAGATTCACCCCATATACCCATCCATGAAAAACTTTGATATTTTAAATGTTAAGAAATCTCATTTTATTGATGGGTGGGCTAATTTTGATGCTGTCGATTATTATCATTTAAGTGAATCGTGTGGAGAAGGATGTAACCTTCAACTAGAACCAAATACCAGTAAAATAACGGTGATGTTATATGAACATCCTGAATTAATGTGCTTCGGTAAAGTATCAGAAAACGGTGAGATTGTTCTTCAAGGTATAACAGGATTCCCTAATGATAATGTATGTGTGAAGTATCTAAGAGATATATCAGAAACAGCAAAGAAGAGGAAAATAACAAACAATTACGCTTACATAGAATTTTGATAAAACACTAAGCTATAATATCAATATGCGCCCCGATAAACATAAGAAGAAAGACTTTTTGAAAGGTGATCAATCGCGCTATGATTTCGATATGATCAAAAAGAATCCTAAAATTCATCAGATCAAAGATGAAGACCGATTGGATGAACTTCCATCTAAAGGAAAGAGTAACTTGGTTTATCGGGGTAAATATTTTTCTAATGCATTTGATCGATTTCTTCGAATGAATCTTGGAAAAAAATGGGATGATGTCTATTCCGAAATTGTTAAGAAGGTTGGACATGAGGAGAGTATGAAGTGGAAGGTTGAACTCCATACTTTCGAACAGGATGGTAAGATTTATTCTAATGGTTTTTGGGGGGCTCAAGAAGTGAGTGGATTTTATGTTCATAATGGTATTCTTTGTGAGCGTAGTAAATCTAGATGGTTTTCGGGTAGAATCAGAGATCCAAAGACTCGCGTGACTTTCAATGAGGGATTTGTTGTCTTCAAAGATAAAGGATTATTTTTCAAAGCATCAACCGATATGGGTATTGATACTTGGTGGGAACTTGATGGAAAATATAGTCCCTTTAAAAGAGGTTATAATTATATCAAGTATACCATTAAAGAGAATAATAAAAATGTGAAGCGTTTCATTGATGCGAAGCATATTCGTTCTCTCAATGAAAAGGAACTTAAGAATTGGAAACTACCAGATACAGAAATTAATGATTGATATACGAACCAAATTATTACCAATAGATGTAGATTGGACAATGGATATGGTTGATGATATATCAGGTGTGATATTAAGAAACAAAAAACAAGTTACAGATATCGGAGTCACACCATTAGCAATCGAAGTAGTTTCTATTGTTCAAAAACATTTAGATAAAAATGATTATGAGCTTAGGATAAAAGCTGATGATTAAACACTAAAATATTATATTGTCATGGAAACGATGAGAACACCAGATGGGGAATACAAACCAATATTTCAAGCATTGAATGAGTGGTATGCTTTATTTGAGCCTATGGAATCTTTAGGGTTTGTAGTCCATGCTTATGATCCCGGTGTATCATTTCATTCGAAAGAATGCAAAGGTAATCTCTCAACATTTTGTATTTCAGTATCAGATTTGAAAATCATCAACGAAGCTATTAAACGATAATATGAAACTAGAATTTAAATCGACAAAACAAAGTCTCCCAAAAGATGGAGAGTATATTCTTTGTATCAAAACAGATAGAAGTCTATTCTACGAAGACAGTCCTCTTCCAGAATTTTATCAATGTGAGTGGTCGTGGTCCGATGGTGAAGGTTGTCAATTATGTCATTCTGAAGAATATTCTTTAGAAAATCCTCCAGAAGGTTATCCATATCTGTTAATCTTAAATGGTGATGGATATTCTATTTGGACAAACGAAACCAATCCGGGTAATCCAGAAATTGAACATATTTGGTGGATGAGTCAAAAAGAATTTGATACTGTTTGGAAGAATAGTAAACATTAAACACTAAAGAATAATACACACATGAGAGAATTTAAAGTTAGGGTTTATGATTTAGATAATGAAAAATTCATGTATTACGATCACGATGCTGGATTCGATAATTATAAATTTTGGGACATCATCAATGATGTTGAACACGGTAACATTCAACAATACACTGGTCTAAAGGATAAGAATGGTAAAGAGATTTATGAAGGTGATGTTGTGTCGAGCATCGATCTAAATTATGGTCCAAGTGTGGGAGTTGTTGGATTTGATACTTTTGGTATTTATTATGTGAGTCCTTTAGAATACGATAACGAAGATGCTAAATGGATATCTATGGCTCAAGAACACAATGTTGTGATTGGAAATATACACGAACATTCAGAACTATTATATACTAAAGAATAATTTATTCATGAATTTGTTTATTTTAGATGATTGTTTAGAAAAATCAGCATCTTATCATGTGGATAGACACATGAAAATGTTATTAGAGGCGACACAATTGATATGCACAACTTTTCACCTACAAGGTGTAAAAGCACCATACGCTTGCACTCATCAAAATCATCCTTGTGCCATTTTTACAAGAACATCAAAAGATAACTTTCAATATGTTATCGACTATATAATGGCTTTAAGTGTAGAAAATATCATTCGATACGATAAGGTTCATAAAAGTTCTCTTCTGCTCAAATGGGTTGAAGAAAATAGACACCTATTATCTTTTCCTAAAGTTGGAATGACGCCTTTTGCTTTGGCTATGCCGGACCAATATAAAACAGAAGATCCTGTAACGAGTTACAGGTCGTATTATTTGAATGAAAAAAAACATTTGTTTAAATGGACAAACCGAGAAAAACCAGACTGGATTTTATAAATAACAATATGAAGATACTATTAGCAATAATGATGATTAGCTTGGCTCAAGCTCAATCTTATATCACTTCCACAGTTGGATTTGATGGTTCGAAATACCATTACGAATATATCGTAGATGCATCGATTGATAAGAGGGATATTGACACAATTACTTTAGACCTATGTGATTCATGTGATCTATATGATCTATATACAAATTACCGATACGAATTAGAATACGGTAAAGATTACATAGAATTTGATGATATCAAGTATAAGAAAGAGGAGTATCTGATATTTGGCTTTTATTCAGATAATGCACCAGAAATGCAAAAGGTTGAAATAGATAATGGTAAGAAGGTATTCAAAGATTCGGTATGGAGTCCATCTTGTGTTCCAGAACCTACTACCTTTTTATGTGGTGTATTAGGAACTCTATTGTTACTCAAACGTAGAAAATGAAGAGTTTAATTATCTTTAGGTTACTAATGTTTTTATCTTCTTCTAATTTGAAAGAAGACATATACTCGTCTAAAGATATTATAGACTCAGCTAAAGAAGTCGTATCGAAGAAACATTCACTCGAAGAATGTTCCCCATACGAAGATACAAATAGAGACTCTAACCCTTTAGATAAAGCTATAGAGATGCCCATTTGGATACCATTTTATCCAATTGTTAATCCACCTCTAGTAACGGATGCCAATCTGTGAGACTTAGTTATTAAACACTAGCGTATATTACTTTCATATGAAAGTAGTAAGAAAAATTAAATACGCTGTTTATGGTGTATGGTATGTTTTTAAGGAATCGATTTTATCTTTTTTTTAGGAAATGAGTGATTACTGGACTGAAAATGGTCTAATTAAACCCGATCCTTGGATTGTTTGTGCTGCAAATAAAAACAAGAAAACTGGTAGAATTATATGTGGACCTAGACATTGGGATGATGTAATGCGTTCTCAGAGATTGGAATCAGAAAGATTTCGAGATTTTGATCAGGGTTTTATAACTCAACTAAGAGAATGGGTTTCTCGTGAAGAAGCTTATATTATTGCAGAAAAAAATGGACAAATGAGATTTCCCGATCATGGAAGCGGAGATGGGTATACACTTTATTCGGAAATGTTATACTGAGTCATGAATCTTAAAAATATTAGAAAAGAAGTAATCTATCACCTTACGATAGATGATATGGAAGTCCATAGATACGATGAAAACCATTGGACTTATACAATATACTATGATATACATTCTGAAGAGATGAATATCGATGATCCCCTGAGAAGCGAACTAGAGAAATTATTTCAAGAACATAAAGATTTAATATAATGAATAAAATAGAATTAAATATGTGGTTGAAAGATCACCCAGAGATTGATCACTCTGACATAGAATACGATGGTTCTGGCAATGAATGGCACACATCATATCATAAAGTAGGAAACGATTACTATGCTGTAAATTGGTTAAATAATCGACTATTAGAAGATTGTCACAAAGGTAAGGGTTATCAAAAAGATTCCTATACACCAAGACCAGTGAAGAAAGTAACCAAGGTTACTACAGTGACTTCATACGAACCAATTTATCCTCCTGAAGAGGATATTGATCTGGACTCTATTAATTGGGATGATTTCGAACAATGAAAAGACTCAAATATACAACACTATTCGATTACGCTGTTAAAGAATGGCGTCTTTCATGGAGCGAATGTCATCGAATTTTCTTCAAGACTAATGCCATCAATTTTAATGGAACAAGTGATGATTTTTACCATGAGGATTTGGTAGATGAAATTGATAATATATGCTTTCCTCCTATGTGGGGAAAGGATTATGGAAAAGCTATGGATATCATTAGATCTTTCATGGTGAAAAATGGTTACATGGGCGTTAAATTTTATAGTTAAAACACTAAGATATAATTACATCACAATATGAAACTTCAATTCAAAAATTCACCAACTATTGCATCTGAAGATATGTCTGTATCTAAGATGGGAGTAGCTGCTGGGGCAGGTGATATGGAGAAGTGATCGGATATCTGGATTAGGATGTTTTTATTTATGTATGGTTTATATATTTCAAAATCTTCGATACACAAACTAGTATAATCGTATTTGTCCCTATTGATGTTTTCTGATGCTGGTATCGGTCTTAGATTTTTGTGGTTGTGTATTATCTTAGAAACATTCTCTGGGTCTTTTTCTAGAGCGTCTGTGAACCAATGAACTTGCCATATATGATCTATCTGATACTTATCAGAAATCCAATTCGGATTGTTACACTTAGAATTCATGATATTTAAAAACTCTTCTGGTGTATTCACCCCGACATAGTAAACAGATTTGCATTTTCTGCCTTTGATTGTTCTTATAATCATTGCTCGTATTTTACACAAAAGATTGAAGTTATTATCTGAATGATATCTTCTACTTTTCCTAACGTTCGCCTTTTTAGACATCGTTTCTTTATTTCTTTGATAATGATCCTTCACTCTTTTTTTGATGGCTGTTGAATTTTTTTTATAATATACATCATAAGCTTCCCTGTAACGATCTGTGTGTTTAACCCTTTTGTAGTATTCTTTATTCTGTTTATTTATATATTCTCTATTATCGATTCTTTCATTTTTTTTACAGGCTTTACATCTAGAAGATTTTCCATCTTTTGCTGAATTATTAACTACAAAAAAACTGTATAATTTGAATTCTTTACATTTGGAACAGTTTTTACCTATCTTTGGTGCTGGTGGATTATGTTTGAGTTCCTCCTCCTTTTTTAATTTTTTTAATATTGTAGCTTCTTTAGCTAACTTTCTCCTACATGGATTACATGATGGATATAACCCACTCTTTACTAGTTTACAAATACCGAATTCAGAAACATCCTTAACTATTTTACATTTACTACATTCTTTTGTCATATTATTATTTATCTCTTAAGAAGAATTTTTTTGATTAAACACTAAACTACACTGCTGATATGAAATTAAACTTTAAGAATTCACCCACCATAGCATCGGAAGACATGAACGTTTCAAAAATGGGAGTAGCTTCGGGTGCTGAAGATATGATCGCTGGATTTTTACGCGATAAGATTTACTCCAATAAAACCCTCGCATGTATCCGTGAGACTATCACAAACTCTCAGGATGAACATATCAAGTATGGTATCGACAAAGCTGTAGAGGTTAAGCTTGAGAATGTCAATGGTCAATATGTGTGGAGTTCTAGGGACTTCGCTAAGGGACTTAGTGAGGAGTCTATCAGAACCATTTATGGTATGTATGGTGGATCTGATAAGAGAAACAATAATAACCAAGTCGGTGGATTTGGTGTAGGTGCATTGTCACCATTTGCTGTCTCGGATTCATTCTACATCACCTCATATCATGAAGGATTAAAAACTCAATACGCTTGTATTCTCGGTGCTGGTGACAATGGTTTATCTGTAGGAGAAATCTATCGTGTATCAGATCCAGAACCGACAACAGAATCGGGTTTGGAGGTATCACTAGATGTAAACAAAAACTACTACAATTTCTCTACAGAATCAGCATCTTTCGTGGAACGCTTTCTACCGAATGCAAATATTAAATTTACAGATCAATATGATGTTGAACATACTCCTATTCAACCTCTCCTAACTAAGGATATCGGGGACTATACCATCAACTTATACCAAAGCACATTTTGGACATCTCCTGATTATGTAGCCATTCGTATGGGTGGGATTGTTTACAATATGCGATCCGATATCAAGGTTGTGAACCCTCTGGGTAAGATTGTAGTGGATGTTCCTATCGGTAAATTGACTGTGCCAATTTCTCGTGAAAGTATTGAAGATACTCCAAACAATAAAAAGGTTCTGGATGAAATCACTGATGCCATAGTTCAACTTAGTGATGAAGATCGATCCAAGATTGTTACACCAAAATTTGGGGAAGCGATTTTAGAAAATAAGCATAATTCATACTATGAAGGTGAGTGGTTCAGATACTCATTCTCTAATACTTTTCCAGATACTTATAAAATTCAAAAATGTCTAGATTATATTCACACTGGGTATGGTCATAATAAAACGACAGGTAAGTATGTGGTGTATCAGATTCCAGATATCAAGTCATACAAAGGTTGGGTGAAGCGTCTTGATCAATATATTGCTGGGTTGTTTCCAAATACACAAATTGTTTGGATGCTTAATAAAGGTGATATTTTATCAACCGATACCTTGGATGTTTCTGATGTAACATTTGTAGACGTTAAGAAACTTGGTTTACCCAAACTAGCCAAAGATCCTAATGAGGTTAGGTATGTTGTGTATTTCAATGGTCACAAGAGAAATTTCACTGCTGAAGAATTGGATGAACATGTAACTGATAAGTCTTTCAACGGTGTTGAAATCGTAGATGGATGGGAAAAATCTATTGATAGTATCTCATACCTTAGACAGCGCGTTATTGGATTGACTTCTGAGTGTGGTGTTAATAATCCTTATTGGGTTTGTAATTCTAAGAAGATGAAAGAACAACTTCTCGAACTGGGTTGGTTTGAGCTTAACTCACCAGAATATACAAAACGCTGCGCTGAGCTCAATGTCATTGAGCAAGCCAAAAGAGATATGGAGAATGCCGAATATCGTGTTAAAAGTGCGATGTTTAGAATCCATCCATCTCAAAGACTGATCAAGGTCATTGGAAAAAATCCATCAAAGTTGACTAGATTGAATATGGTCAAGAATAAGATTTTGAAGGAAAATTCTTTCCGAGGTAGGGTTTTGTCTAGTATTGAAACATACAACACAAAAATTACACGAGAAGATCTGCGTAAAATCCTTACAACAAAATAATTTTGGGAATGATGAGAAGCATGGTGACTTCCAAGCCTGATCGGGTTAGTAATTGGTTCGAATCCAATATCATTATGGGAGGACGCTCCCACCCAATTCAATTTATAAAACACTAGAATATAATAACAATATGAAGCAAGTCAAATCATACGAAACTAAGGACGGTAAACTATTTATGGATCGTCTACAAGCTGAACAACATGAACTGATGCTTAATATCAGAGGATTTCTACAATCATCTGGTAAAGGTCAAGGTTCTCTATCCGCTACTGATGTAGCGACATTCCTTATGATGAACCAAGATCCACTTTATGATATTCTTGGTAAGTATCGTAGGACTGTTGGTGGAATTAAATCAAATATGAACCGTTGACATTATAAAACACTAAGATATACTAAACATAGATTATGAAATACGCAATTAACACAGAAGCAATTATTCTTTTTATTAACGGAAAGAATATCCGCGTTGAGAAGACTGATCAACGATATCCAAAAATTATCAAAGTCTTTCAACTACCAAAAGATGAGCAAGAAGCAGAGGTCGAGGCGATCCTTAATAAGGTCGTCAAGGCTGATAAGGTTATCGAAGAAACTGAAGGATTTGATATCCAAGGTGAAGAAATCTTCTATAAGGGCGAGAAGCTTCCTAAAGCTTTCTCAGATAAGGTTTTGTCTATCATCGCTGATGGACTCCCATTGGAACACTTTGAGAAGTTCTGGGCTAACCTAGAGCAAAATCCAAGTGCTCAGAGTGTGAAGGAATTGACAGAATTCCTAGACTATAAGGAACTACCTCTCACAGAAGATGGTTGCTTCCTTGCCTATAAGGGTGTCAATTATAACTATTTTTCGTCACATGGAAATTTGAATACTAAGGTTATTCAGGGTTATGTTAATTCTGATGGACAAATTTATAATGGAGTAGGATCTGTTATTGAAGTTCGTCGTCGTGATGTTGATGATAATCGTGAAAAGCATTGTTCATTCGGTCTTCATGCTGGATCTCTTGATTATGCTAGGGGATTTGCCTCTAAACTAATTGTAGTTAAGATCAATCCTGCTGATGTTGTATCAGTTCCATCTGATTGTAATTGTCAAAAGGTTCGTGTGTGTAAATATGAAGTTATGTCAGACTTTGTAGAAGAAATTACAGCACCCGTTGTTGATGAGGATGGAGAAAATACAATTGTTCCCGATCTTGTTAAGGAATTAGATGCCTTTGTAACAAAGGTTGATAATTATCTCACTAAGAAGAGGGATGAAGGTTACACAGAAGTAACTATTCGACAAATCCAAAATATTTTCTCTCCTAATTGGGCGACCAAGGAACAAGTATTGAATGCACTTCAACAACTTGGAGAATATTGGACAACTACTGATGGACTTACAACTGTTCATCTGTGAACACTAAGTTAAAATAACGATATGCAAGACATTATCAAAACATACATTCGCAACACTGAAACCAACCAACCGAAAGGAATTGCTGTTGCTATCAAACATGAAGGAAAAATCAATTACGGTTTTTCTCTATGTAATACTCGACTAGATAAGTGGGATAAAAAACATGGTGAAAAGATTGCGATTGCTCGCGCTCTAGCCCCAGCTTATAAACTCCCTGCGGTAAAGGATCGTGAAGCATCTGTCCTTGAAGCTTTTGAGAACCTTGAAAAGCGTTGTATCAAATACTTCAAGGATCTTCCATATGAAGATGTTGCCCTCAAGGGTCATCTTGGTTGGGAAGATGTGAATGTGTGAAATAATTTGAGTGTAATCCTCTGTGGATACGAGGTTGGAGTAATTCGAAAACTCTGAGAGGGAATAATATATAAGGTATTCGGGAACGTTGAGAATGCCTTATATACCCAAAATGGTCTATAGCTGTTAATCGTGGATTCGAATTCCACACACTCAATCATTTAAGTATGCTCTTCGGAGTGTTTATCATCGACATCAATACCGAAGTATCTATGGCCATAGCTCTACTAGGAGAGTCTCCTGATACATATGAGAGAGGAATTTGATATACTTAAAATTTTTTAATGGGTGGCATATGAAGTATATATCCAGTTTTCAAGTTTTTGTCAAAAACGTAAAGACAGACGCCTTGATGTTATGGAGTGACCCTAGCTGGAATATACCAATTATGAGTTAACCCACCCACCTCTTTATGAATAAAAAAGATTGGTCAAATTATCAAGTAGATAATCCCAAATATGGTGTTAAGTTAGTATCCGAACTAACAGAAGCACAAGCAAAGACAGAACTATGCATAGCTATTGAACTAATAGAAAGACTATTGGCGTGTAGTTCTCGGGCAATTGAGATAGCACAAAAGAAGAATTACATTGTATGAAAAAACCGACATTACCATCTAAGCAACACCCAGATCAAAAAATTCAAGAAGAATGGATGAAGTGGTTGAAAAGAGAGAAGTATACATACGTAAAATATCTTGAGTTTATGTTGTGGCGAGATGCTTATCTAAAACTGAATCCTCTCGATTAAACACTAGAATATACTATTTATATGAAAGACAATTTGGGCGACCGCTGCAAAAATTACGAAAGTATTTACGAACACTACTTTCTACCAAAGACTCCAATTATTGTGAGACTTGACGGGAAAAGTTTTCATACATGGACTAAGGGTTGTCAAAGACCATTCGATCAAACATTGATCACTTGTATGTTTGACTCTGCTAAAGAAGTAGCACAACAAATGCAAGGATGTAAAGCTCTGTATGCTCAGAGTGATGAAGTAACATTTGTATTAACTGATGATGCTACTATTGACACTCAACAATGGTTTGGTGGTAGACAGAATAAGATTGAAAGTGTTACGGCTGCAATGATGACAGCATACTTTAATAAAAATTGGTTGCTTAAAGATCATAGTAATCATGAACATTTTAATCAGTGGGATTATATGGATTCCACACCTGCTGTATTTTATGCCCGTGCATTTCAATGTCCTAAAGATGATGTCGCTAATGTCTTCCTATGGAGAGTAAAGAATTGGGAACGTAATAGTCTTAATATGTTCTGTGAGCAGTTCTTCTCTCATAAGGACCTAGAAGGTAAATGTCGTGTGGAAAGACATGAAATGCTTTATAGAATTGATCACAATTGGGCTATTGAATGCACCGATCAACAAAAAAATGGTTCATGGTGGGCTTGTGATAAGGTTGATAACTTCAATCTAACTAACTATAATGATATTGATAACTACATCTTCCAAGATGGAATTGCTTATGTGATTTCAAAGAAACTACAGGCTGGAGAAGATCTGTTTCCCGGACATAATAACGATCCTTGCCAAGATTATTGATTAAACACTATACTATACTACTGACATGAAACAATACACCGTGATTTGGGAAGATCGTTGGATTTCTGGGAGTCATCATCATTGCTTAACTAAGAAAACTTGGATCGAATGCTCAAATATTGAAGAAATTATGGAATCCCTTTACGGAGACGTTGCTGTATATATCTTCGAAGGATTCCAATGCACTATCGGAGAAGAGTTTGATCCATCTAGGGTTGTTAAATCAACTGACGAAAACTTTTTCAATTATAAATTAAATTAACTTGACTTCGTAAAACACTAAGTTAAACTAACAACATGTTCGAAACAAAACTTAAAGCAACTCCCGTTAACACTGCCATCGCTTTCTATGAAAGATGGTATCGTCTAATTGGCTAGGACACGTAGCAAAAAATGTAACTTGATAAGAAAACATACAGCAAATACTAAGGAATGAATCCCTCGTGTCGGATGTTCGAATCATCCTGCCTCCACATATATAAAACGGAGGTATAGCTCAGATGGCAGAGCAGAGTATAAACGTTTTCTGATAATAATTTTTGATAATATGGATAATAAAGTAGAATTAATAGGTTGATAGATTAAATAATGATATGGAAATCATATCAGGTATTTACATCATCACAAGTCCTTCTAATAAAATTTATATAGGGCTATCTGCAAATATTCATAAAAGGTGGATGCATTATAGATTTTTAAGTAATACAAGAAATCAACCATATCTACACAATTCATTTAAAAAATATGGGGTATCTAATCATAAATTTGAAGTGTTGGAGAAAGTATCAGAAGAAGATTTATCTGAACGCGAAATTTATTGGATAAATGAGAAAAACAGCACGGATGCAAGTATTGGAATGAATATAGCTTCTGGTGGAAATATACCACCGAAACAGAACAAACCCAAATCCGAAGAACATAAAAAAAAGATTGGGGATGCTAATCGAGGACGTATACATTCAGAATCCACAAAGGAAAAGATAAGACAGAAAAGAAAATTACAGGTTTTTACACCAGAACAAATAGAAAAAAGATCTTCTAAATTGAGAGGGGTTCCCAGCAAACTTAAAGGAACTAAACGCCCAAATATAAGTAAAAAATTGAAAGGTAGGTTAACACCCATATCTATAAAATGTAAATTAATCAACATTATAGACTCTACCGAAATTGAAGCTGGTTCAATACAAGAATTGAGTAGATTGAGTGGGGTCAGTGTAACATCGCTTTTAAACATTCGAAAAGGTAATCCACCAAATAAATATAAACATTTTAAATATGAACAATACTAATAACAATTCCAACACCGTTTCGTTAATTGGATACTATGGGTCAGATAAAATCATCGCATGTTCAGCGTGGACTAGCACAAGCAGAAATTTATCACCTGATAAAGAAGAACGTATTCCCAAGTTGATTAAAGATCTATGGGATAATGGACACGAAACACCTTTTGAAAAAGGCATGGTTCATTTTTTGGTCGATACAGATATTGCTTCACATATTCATTTATTGAAACATAGGATTTCTAGTATGAATGCTGAATCCGCAAGATATAAGGAACTTAAAGAAGATAAGTATTATATCCCGCAAGATTGGGAAAACATAAAAGCTGACGCTCAAGAACTAGACTACTATCTTGGAGATAATTGGAGTGAAATTCTACAGAGATACACAGAAATGGGGAATCAGCTATATCATCAATGTTTAAAAGACCTTGAGCCTACTCTTGGCCGCAAAAGAGCAAAAGAATCTGCCCGATTCTTCAAAACATACAATTCTCAGATCCAAGCAGATATTAGTTTCAATATGAGAAGCTTTGCAAATTTGTTGAAACTAAGATACTCGGATCATGCACAAAAGGAAATCAATGATATTGCCAAGGAAATGCTTGATCTTGTTATGGGTATTAAAGGTAAACCATTTAAACATACGCTAGAAGCGTGGGGATATTAATTATAAAACACTAGAATAAAATAACACTATGAAAACAGATTTCAATTGGGGTGACGATATCATCGATTCCCGCGACATCATTACTCGCCATGAAGAATTACAAGACGAGTATAATTCTTTAGTGGAAGCACTGGAAGAAGCTAAGGGAGATCTTGATGATTTTCTTCGAGAAAATGATACTGATCCAGACAGTAAGGATGAGGATGATGATTCGGTTGCGTTTATTAGACGTAGACTTAATGAACTTCATGAAGTTGTCGAAGAAGCACAAGAAGCTCTAGATCAATTCAATCAGTCCTTTGATAAGGATGAACTTGATCTACTCACTGAAGTAATCTCTCAAGGTGAGGATTCACCTGATTGGTCTTATGGAGAAGGGTTGATCCACGAATCATACTTTACAGAATATGCAGAACAATTAGCCAATGATGTATGTGAATTTCCTAAAGAATTCCAATCAGGTCAATGGCCATTCAATCATATGAAAATTGATTGGGAGTCTGCTGCTCAAGAACTTCAGTCAGATTACTTTGATATTTCTGCGGGTGGCGAAACCTATTGGATAAGGGTATGAGTAAATATACAAACACTATAGTCTCTATAAAAAACAACAAAATGTTAACATTCAATAAAACGGGTGTTGTAAGTGGTTGGGATTCTAAAATTAGAAAATATATTGTAGAATTTGATGAAAGTTGGATTGGATGGTATAGTAAAAAGGATTTGAATTTTATTAAAAATGACATACAAAGAACTACCAATCGAAGACCTTAAGAGTCTGTATTCGGATCGTCCGGGATTTATATTAGCTAGTCAACAACCATCTTCTAAGGAGAGTTGTGAGAAGCTATATAAACAAATTAAGGACGCTAAGATTTGTGAATACGAACCAGATTTCATTAACGTATCTCATGAGGGTCGTCTGTATGCTTTTGTATACCCCGCTGATGTAGCATTTAAGTCTGCTGATTTTTACGCTTTTTCTAAGCAAGCGGAAGGTATGTTCTTTGGTATGTTTCAAGTTGATATTTTAAGCGCATTTTTGAAAGAAAACTAATATGGATGAAGATAGAATGAGTTATGTTGTAGGGTCTATATATGACATGGTGGAAGCATGCAATCTTTCTGATGATATGGAAGAATACGTAGACAAATATAAGGTAGCTGAAATCTTTTACAAAAGCGGATTATTGAGGGATGATGAATACGATTCAATTTGTGATTACTTCAAAGAAAACGATAGAGTCTTTGAAAGCATCGTAAACAAAACAGCAGACTTGGATAAAATGTATCAGGATAGACTTGATGCAATCGAATCTTTTTTATTTGGTGGAACTAGTAATGAAGCCATAAGCGGTATCATACAATGGATTGAATCACCAGACTGTGATAAAGGAGATTTAATTCGTCTAAAAGAAGCTATTGAAAAATATGTGTAACATAAATGATTAAACACTAGAATATAATAACTTCATCGATTTAATAAATTAACTAATCTGACAAACTTATGGAATCACCAAAATACATTTACAATCTCATCGCCTTCTCAGACTCTCATATTAAGGCATGGGAAGCTCGTAGAGAGAAAGAAAAGGAGTATACAAATCTGATCAATGGTATGACTCAAGATGAAAAGATGGAGTTTGGTAAACGTTGGTGGATTGAAAATAAACCAGATCCAACTGATACATATTTCGGTAAAGCTTATCGTGGTTCATTCACCGACTTAGATCTATTGATCAAATGTGTGGAGGATCAAAATGATTGTTATGGTATCTGTGAATGTTACTATACATATCTTCTGATTGAGAAACACTATCTTAATTGTATTGATGGTATTTGTTGGGGAGACGAGTATCCCGAAGATGGGGAGATTTGGTATAAGATGGATGAAAACTATCAATACAAAAGAATTCCTAAACCAGACTGTTTCAAACAAACCGTTAGTTTTACATGAAATCCAAATTTTATATTCCACCTGATCCTGTGATTTGTATGTATAGTGTGATGAATAAACCACACCTGTTTGCATGTATAATGTATTATTGTGGTCGGAAAGGTTACAAGTATTATATCGAAGAAGATAATTTTGGACGTATGCCTAGAATAAACATTAAAATTATTTTAGATACAAAAAGACAATACACATATTTTAAGAAAAGATTTGGTTAAACACTAAGGTATAATTTAGACATGCTTCTCACCACAAACACAAAATTAAAAAAGTCTCTTGATCTTGGATATCTCACATTTGGTATCCATCTTGCTCCTGAAAAATTATCAGGTTTTAATGTCTGTAAGAATTCCAGTGCTGGTTGTCGTGCTGCGTGTTTGAATACGGCTGGAATGGGTGCTTATTCATCTGTTCAATTAGCCCGTATCAATAAGACAAAATACTTCTTCACTAATAAGAATGGGTTCATGGAACAACTTATTAAGGAAATTTCTTCAGCTATCAAGAAGTCTTTGAAGAAGGGTCTTACTCCTTGTTTTAGATTGAATCTCACGAGTGATCTACCTTGGCATAAGATTAAGCATAACGGCATGACTCTTATGGAGATGTTTGATGATGTTCAATTTTATGATTACACTCCAGATTTTGATCGTATGGTAGAATTCTTGGAGAAGAAGCTTCCTAAAAATTATCATCTAACCTTTTCTAGAAAGGAAGATAATGACCTCAAGTGTCAAGCTATTCTTGGAAGTAAGGGAAATGTTGCTATCGTTTTTAATGGTGAACAACCTAAGAAATTTAATGGTAAGCGCATTGTAAGTGGTGATGATCATGATCTTAGGTTTCTTGATCCGAAGGGTTGCATCGTTGCCTTGAAAGGTAAGCGTCATGCTAAGATTGATAAGACTGGGTTTGCTTTGACTGTGTAAACACTAAAGTAAGATACACTCATGGCAATTAACTTCTCCCGTTTAGAAGATATTACTAGGGCGATGAAGCCTTTGTATCAATCGGGTAAGAGTTTCCATACAACTTTCGTATATCATGGATCTAAATTGATTACCATTGGTAATAATTCATATGATAAGCAAAACTTATACTATAAGTTTGGTCAATACAAATCCAATAGAACACAAGGAAATTATAAGGCTGGATTGCATTCAGAAATTTCATCCTTGATTCGACTTGGATTGGAGGATTGTTTCCATCTAACCTTTGTGAATGTGAGACTCAATAATCTAGGAGAAACCGCTATATCAAAACCATGCTCGAATTGCCTAAGAAATTTAAGGGCCGTTGGGTATAAGAATTTGTGGTATTATGATGGAGAAAAATACATAAAGGAAAAATACTAACATGAATATTCATAGATACTTTGAGATGTATGATACTGTAGGTTTTCTACATGATGTTTTCTATGAGGTAGAATCAGGTAAGATCATACCCAAAGGTTTGGCTACATATAGTGTGATCGATGGTAAAGTTGTAGATCCTATCATCAAACCAAGTGATCCTCTTAATGAAATAACCTTTACAGCTATCGTTAGTATTATGATAGCGGATGGTGTGATGGATATGGAATCTAATTATCTATTAAACACTAACGAATAATGAGAGTATGAAACCACCCGATTGGTATATCAAATTAGTTGATAAAACAAGACCAGCTTTACAGGCATTTAGATTAGATGGAGATCATGTTTATGATATGCCATCATGTTTTTTATATATGAGTGATGGGGATGATTGGTACGATTGGGATGATGGTGTGTGTAATATCCCAGTCTATAATGTATCATGGACCTGTCATGTGTTGGTTGCACAAGACGAAGATTGTAAACTATTTCCAATCTGGAAAGGTGAAATGACACCCAAAAGAGAAAGCATGTTGAGAGAATTCCAACTACGGTTTTCTGAAAGTGGAGATTTTTAATATGAAAAAACTAATCAATCTATTCTATAAACTAACCACAAAGGATTTCGATCAGAAGATTCAATCTGCTCGTAAAACTACTAATATGATCATCTCTTCAACCAATGGATCTATCTCTCATTTCTATAATGAGCAAGGTCAAAAGATTCGTGGTTGGGAAGGTAAAACATATAAGTTTACTAATCAACATCCACTAATTACAAAGTATCAATAAAACACTAAGATATACTAACGATATGACAACGACAACTAATCCCCTAAGTGCTGAAGCTATTCGCAACAAAATCCTTTCTTGTAAGGGTCAATTTGTAAAAGCATCATGGAAAAGCAATCCTACACCTGCTGCTTCTTTTAAGAAAGAAGGTGTTATCCTTGAGAAACACACAGTTGCCGTGGTGCAAGCTGGTGTAAATTATGCTAATCTTTCTGCTGTGAAGGAAGGAATTGCATCTGGTGAACGTGGTGAAGTTGGTGAACTACCATGGGGGTCGTGGTATGTGGACAAATTGACAAAGAAATCATGGTTTCCTCATGTCATCGAACATAAGGATAATCTTTATCTTCGTCTTTATCCATCCCAAGCTAATAATCATATTCCAAAGTCTGTGTATTATGTAAACGGTGAGATTGTTGATAAGGCTAAGTTTGCTGAGTATCTTCCCCCATCAGAAGCTAAGAAACTTCTTAGTCCTACTGATGAAGATCGTCCTCTATGCTTCACCATCAAGGCTGATAATATCCTTGATATACCGGAAGACGTTGAAGGATGAAACACTAACATAAACTCACACCATGATCGAGTTCAAAGTTGAGACTATCCTAGAAGATGATTGTAGTTGGGAAAACCTTCTAGTAAAAACACCTGATAAAGATTGGCATGATGCTGAACTTACTTATGGTGTGGGAACTGAATCAGAAGTTCGAAACATCCTTCGTAATATCTCGTATTGTGAAAGTGTTCGTAAATCATTCAACGGATTTCTGAAATCTATTAATGAGAAATTTGGTCAATTCGAAAGGGTTGAGAATTCTTTTATGTCTTATGACACTCCCTATGGTCTATCTTTGGATGGTGTGATTGTAATCGCATCAGAAAACTTCTTAAAGTTCGAAGTTGGTTACGAAACGTATGAATCTTATGGTTATTGGGAACCACCATCTTCTGATTTTAAAGAATATTCCAAACACAATGGATTTATCCCTGCTCTTAGGGATGCTCTTGGTCTTTATATGATGGATTGGTTTACTAAGAAACAAGAGTCTGATATGGAACAAGCTTATAAGGATAATCCTGAAGAATATATTGATTAAACACTAGAATAAAATAACAATATGAGTAATAATACTACAACATCATCTGGAGGCATTGGATTTGTAGGTCTTTTGACTGTGCTTTTCATTGGCCTAAAACTTACGGGATATATTGCATGGTCATGGTGGTGGGTTCTATCCCCCATTTGGATTAGCTTTGCTTTGGTTCTGTTGATCATTGCGATTGCTCTAATCATTGCTTTCACGGTAGGAAAATAAACGATTAAACACTAAACTAAAATAACGGTATGGAAACTGAAACAGAAAAGAAGTCGGTCGCTAAACAAGTCGTAGTGAATGTTAGCGAAGAACAAAAGGCAACACTTCAAAAGTTGAAGGAAGATTATAACCTTACTGATAAAGGTGTAATCACTCTTCTCCTAGAAGTAGCATTCAACAATCAAGTAGGGCTTATGCCTGATGATAATGGTGATCCACAAGAAGTGGATACCTTTGCCATCGTGGTAGATGGTCTTAATCTTGCTAAGAAGGTTAAGGTTGAGAAGGTGGTTCTTACAGAAGAAGAAAAGGCTGCTGCTAAGGAAGCTAAGAAGCAAGAGCGTCTTCGTAAGAAGTTGGCTGAACTTACTGCACAACTTAAGGCAGAAGTATCAGGAAGTTCTGATGATTCAGATGTCGAGACTGTGGTGGAAATCGGCGTCTAAAGGTGGGATGGAGGGGTTTAGTAGGTTCTATCCCTACTAAACCCCTCGGGGTTGTATAATTATGAATTCAATAATAAATATTTTAGGTGGATTTCGAATCATTATTGGATTACTATTTTTGGCTTTTGGGTGTTTCTTGGATTTTAGTCTGGGAGGCTTTGGTACATGCCTAAGATTCATTAGTGGTCTTGGTGGTGCTTATTTAATCCTTGGACATACTAGAAACGGTCTAGGATATGTCTTAGGTATGATTGTTGGTCTTATTGGATACTCATGGGCTATCAGGTCTGGTAGTCTATCTGTATTTGATATGTTTTATGTGGAAGGATTCGCTAAATTCGCCACTCGAATCGTGTGCGCTTTTATGTTTATTCTTGGATTGAAAGACGTTAAAGAAAACTGATGAAACACTAACTCACAATCCTAATATGGCTGCTACTTATTGCACTATTACAGAATTGGAAATGGATGCTCTTCTAAAGCATGATAAAGGCTGGAGCAAAACCATTAAGGGTAATGAATATGTATACGCTTATCAAACTAAAAAGAATCCAAATATCAGTCTATTTGTTTACTCTTCAATTTCTCCTAATGGTGTATCGAAGAAGTGCGGTACTGATGCTGTCAGGATATGTGCGGTTAATACAGTAACAAACAAAGGTATCCTTAAAACAAAAAGAATCAATAGAGTTCCCGGTTGGGATGTTAGGCTCAAGGAAAGAGTTATGGATATGTTGAACCAAATCTTTTGATATGAACTTCAGAACAATATCTGATTTCCCTCAATGGGTTCATGATTATAATCATTATCAATCACGTAAAGGTTGGCCTAAAGAATATCAACCTATCGCTGATGAGATCTATAAGAAAGCAGATGAAATAGCTGAAAGGATTAAATCATCCAAACCATCATCTCCATACTCTCTAGGAGAGATCAATAATAAGATGGGAGCTAGAGAGGACTATTACGAATCATATCCAGTCTTCGCTTGTTGTGAAGGTTATAGACCAGATGATTGGGATTATGTATATGATTCCCAAATTGGATATGAATTTTCTAGGGGTGGATTGAGAGAAGCTAAGATCGGAAATTGGTATTTTCTTCTTGGATTCGATTTTGATTGATGAAACACTAAAGTAAACTACTGACATGAAGCAATACATCGTAACAATGAAATTTAATGTCTTTATCAATGCTGAAGATGAAGATGATCTCAATGATAAGATCATGGATATGGAATGTGTATTCAATGAAGAGGATGGATCAGTTTACGACAATGAATTGATTGATATTGACACTGAAGAATATGTAGGATAACTAAAAATCAATGGCCGTATGATGAAAAGGTAAACATCGCAGACTTTCTAATAGGGTATAAGTGAAATATATTATACCTTGTCGAAAATCTGCCGCCGAAAGGCTTCCCGGTTCGAGTCCGGGTGCGGTCAGAAACAGGAAATCACACTACTTCCACGTAGTCTGTTTTGGATGACTCTAATTTAGAGTTAACTAAATGTGTGATAATATCAAGATATTTTTGTGAAGTAGAAGGCTTAACGTATTTGTGTTGAGAAGTATCGATAATACATAATTCGATACCTTTCTCTAAACAAGCCTGAAATTTTCTATTATCATTGTTTTGGATTTGATTTAGCTTATCTTCACCATATATTGGTTCATAATGGAATATTCCATTAAGTTCAAAGGCTAATTTTAGGGATGGTATATAAATATCAAGCTCAGAATTAATGGTGGTTTTGTTCGAATATAGAATTTCTAGTTCTAGATATAACACAGTTAATTGTTCTTCTAACCATTTTTCTAACTTACTTCTGCGATTACCCTTTGTTTTGTGAGTGTTGTTATATGTAGCAGAGCAAGATCTAGAACAAAAATTTTTAGGGGTTCTCGTAACCTCGCTATAATGTTTCATAAAAAAACAACCACAACTTTCACACGAAACTTCTATTCTTGGGCTTTTTCCTTGTCCCAATAATCTGCATTCCAGCGAACAATAATTATTCCTATTATGGATTTTCTTTTTACTCCTCCGATTCTTCCATTGGTCATATGAAACTTCGAATTCTTCATTACACCTATCACAATTAAGCATCTTCATAATACTATTTAGTCTAAAAGTGTATTTTCGAGTCCGGGTGCGGCTATCTCATACAATAATGATTCATATCAATAGAAAAATCATTCCTGAGCAATTTTCGGTTGCTATCTCTGGTGGAGTTGATAGTTTAGCATGCTCTCATCTTCTTTTAACATTAGGTTATAATTTCAAAGCTATCCACTTCAATCATAATCAAAGAGAACAGAATCTAAAGATGGTTGATGTTTGTCGAAAGTTTTGTGATGACTACAAAATTCATTTGACAATTGGTGAATGTCGCGTAAAATACACTAAGAACATTGAAGATAATTTGAGACAAGAGAGATTAAGTTTCTTCGATGAGATTGGTGAATCAATTATAGTCTGTCATCATCTAGGTGATTGTGTTGAACAGTATATTATGAATTGTCTAAAAGGTTGTCCAGAATATAAACCGATTCAACAAATTAGTGAGTTTGATAATTTTACTTTGCTGCGACCTTTTATTAAAAACAGTAAATCTAATTTAGAGGATTGGGTTGATAAAAGAGGATTATCTGGATATGTAGTAGTTGATGAAACCAATTCAGATAGTAAATATGAAAGAAACTGGATTAGAAATGAAATCCTTCCTAAAATCGAAGAACGAAGAGGGTTGGAGAAAGTCGTATTAAAGAAATTTTATTTGTAATATATCCTCCTATAACTCAACGGTCAGAGTAGCGGTTTCATAAACCGTTAGTTACCAGTTCGAATCTGGTTAGGAGGACCATTTTATTGTGAGTGTTGTCATCAAAGGTTTAGTATTCCATGAATCCTTTGTCAATTCATACAAAGGTTTGGATACAATTCAAACTAGACGAAAACTGAAAAGATATTACACAAAGTCAGACCAAGATGCTATCATTAGATATCTGAAAGAGAATGGTCACATAAAACACTAAAGTATAATAAGACTATGTTGAAACAACAAAACATGACTCAACAAGAGATTGTTGAATGGATCTTATCTGGAAGAGATAATGATATTGATATTGATAAGAGCGTATCTGAAGGATGTCGATATTCTAGAGAACAACTAGAAGCAGTCAATGATTATATTGATTATATCGTTGGAGAACTAACAGATCCAAATTTAGCATATAATACTGAAACTGGATTTTTTGATTATGTTGGTCCTGAGTTGCCACCATAAATAGTAATAGATTTTAATGGGAGTGTATCGGAACGGAATTCTACTCCGTAGTACCGTAATGGATCGATGCAGGTTCGAATCCTGTCTCTCTCACATTTTAAACATCCACGTTATTTAATCAATAACTAGTAGGGGTTGATATAAGCCTATGATGAAGTCGGGTGATTCTGATAAAGCAATGTGGGTAAATCCTCGTGATAATGGTAACGTTATCTGATGAGTCGCGGATGCTAATAAGCATTTGAAGTGACTCAACGAATTTCGATTCGGTCAGAACATTCCTTTCCTATAAATAATATGAATCAAAAACTATACGCATTCTGGTCTTATGATAAATTCCCATATTGTTTATGGGGTGAAGTTGAGAAGTTTAAAGGTAATAAAGTATATATTGAATCTTATCAAGGTTGGTTTGAACCTTTCAAAATCATCGAAGGGGAAGCAGGGGTGAAGTTGATTGAATCATTGGTAAATATCGGAGGTAATAAAACTGTAGAAACCAAAGAATTGAATTCAAAATACGATAATCAATTGAAAGCTATTCTACCCGAAGTCTTTAAACACTAAACCATAATAGTCTCATGGAAAAAATTTCTTTAACTAAACATTCTCCAGTATCTATCATCTTAGCAAATGCTTTTGCAGAGGTTTCTGTGGGTAGTGGATTTGATAAGATTTATAAAAACGTTTATGATGATGGACATGAAGGAATTGATTGTGAATTGAAAATTGGTGGACATGTCATTCCTATTGCTTATTTCTTCAATAATTTATGTGATAGTTATAACAAAGACGTTGAGAAAAAAGCCGCTTTGATGTTGAGAGAATTGATTCACGGTAAACCGATATTGGAAAAGTTGGAAGATATGAGAGAAAGAGTTTCTAATATGCTTTCAGAAATTAGTCACGACATAGAACAATACGCCACAGACGAATTGGGTGTGAAGTTTGACTCTGATGGTTATCGTCATTATTAAACACTAAACCATAATACTGATATGAGCAAGATGATCAAACTTCCTGATGGTGATTATGTAAGGGCATCCGATATTCTTAAAGTATCTAAACCTTACTATGATGAAACAGAAGAATAATGGATGTCTTCTATTGCCTATATCAATAGGCTATATCCTGATACTGTTTCCTTTCATGTTTTCAAGATGAATAAAACATTTTGTAGAACAGAAGAAAAGGCTGATGAACATCTCGAAAAATTTATTAATTATATTAACAGACATTGATTATGGAATACATCAAATTAGTAGATGATATTCTACGGAAAGCTTATGATGTTATCGATTTTAATTATCTACCGGATGATCAGATCGATATGTTTAAGGATTATCTGAAGAAGAGAATAGATAATCTGATTGCAGAGATTGAAGAAAATGACGAGTAAAGATTTATCTCCGGGAGACTGGATCTCAGTTGATTGGATACCATATAAACTTTATGTTGTAGAAAACAACGATGAGACATTGAAGGTTAAATCTCCTGCTTGGTCTAATGGAGACTCTATGATGTTTAGACACTGGAGATTTAATTATAGAAATGGTAAATGTTGGAGTCTATTAGGAAAGTCGAAAGAGAATCCTTTCTATAATAATATAACTAAACTTACAGGATTTGTTCATCCTGTTGTAATGATCAAACACTAGAATAAACTAAGGGTATGAGAAAGATTACTGAAGATGCTGTTAATGCATTTATGTTCAACCATTCATTTGATAGGTCCAATACTTCAGTGGAATTTGGTCCAGATCAAATGGAAATGTTTCTTCATGGTAATCTGATTGCTATAAAGAATCATAAAACTTTAGTCATCGAGGTATCTCTATCTGGCTGGAATACTAGAGTCACCCGTGAAAGACTTAATGGAATTCCCGGTGTAAGTATTTCTACAAGTAAGGGTCAGGCTTATCTTAATGGTAATCCTATTGATAATAACAAATTTTACACAATTTAACTATGCTACTTATAATTACTGCATTCTTTATCGGATGGACCTGTGTAGGTGTATTATTTGATGACTCCTCTTACACAATAGATAAAATTTTCTCTGTTATAACCATAATCTTGTGGTTTTTGGTTAATCACACGTATAAATTTCCATGAAAAAGGTTATCTATAAGGATGATGTTTACTTTTACGAGATAACTAAAATGGTTAGCTGGGAGAGTAGCCTTCACATCTATAAAGAAAGAGTGGGTTTCTGGTCTTTCTTTAACAAATATAAAAGAATCATATATTTTGAATATACTGATTCTTTTTATGAAACAGACGAATTCGTAATAAAAAGGGCATTTGAATTATATGAAGAGAAAAATAAAGTTCTTCTAATCGATTGTTCTCCTGAAGTTGAAGACCTATTCAATCGTTGAAACACTAGAGTAAACTAAGGACATGAAAAACAACTGGACTCCTGTTATTGAAGATATCATTAAGTGCCTACTTAATAAAGGATTGACTCTACATTCTGTAGATAATGGCGATGGTGGAGTATTTGTGGATAATACTGAAGAAGCTGTGGGTGAAATCGAAGCTACTGATGAATCTCATCTTTATGTTAAGAATCCTGATGGTAAAACACTCTGGGTCCATATTGTTCTCGGAAATCAACCAGAAGAAACTATCTGTGATTATACAGTAGATCCTCTTATTGATGAAGCTTTTGGAGACTTTACTAAGATCTGGGAAGGTCGTGATGTTCCTAAAAAATAAGTTATATGAGAAATTTAGCACTCTTTAATGCGATCAAGGTTCGTATGATTAACATCCACGAATCCTTTGAACTTGCTGAACTTAAAACAGAAGAGTATTGGAATAAGTTCAATGAACTCGATAAGTATGATCAAATGATGATCGACTATTGTTATTCCATGGATGGTATTGAGACAGCAATGAGTAATATCGATTATGTTTGGAGCAACACTACAAAACAACTTCAGTAGATCTTATCAAGATTTCGATCTATCAGATGATACCTTTCAATATTCGAGATCAGATTGGAGAAATTATGTTCCTCAAGAGATTCAAAAGAATTGGAAAGTATTAAATTCTGATGAGAGATTTTTGGTGGCTTTAACTGCTGAAGTTGCTTGCGATCTTGATGAATGAAACACTACGATAGTATTAGGACATGCAAACGGTCAATCAATACACTCCGATGAAGTCCGGTGATCAATTCCTTTATAAAAAAGATACACCCGTATGCTGTCTTTACACCCTTCAAAAATTACCAGATTTTCCTCTTTGGGTTCTTATCTCTGAACATAATCAACCTTGGATGGCTCCTATGGATACTTCTTTCGGTGCATTTGGTCATTGGGAATCTGCATTTGTGAAAGTTGAACAATGAAATAAATCAATATGCGTAAGAAAATAACTATCGAAGTATCTATGTATTGTGGAGATGTTTCTGAAAGTGTGGTGGAAGAAGCTATAGATAAAATCTTGAATAGAATTGATCGACAAAGTATAGGTATTATGTGGGATGGATATTCTTCCGAACTTCATGATTACCTTTCATCTGATCCATATAGAGGACATAAAGCTGAATTAATTATCTCATGTGAAAGGAATTGAATCTTATGAATAAAGACAAACATATTGGTAAGTATCAGATTATGGTTTGGTCTTGGAAAACTGGTGAACCCGTGCTTCATAAGAAACATTTTATTAAGGATATTGATAAAGCTAATAAGAAGCGTTTGAAATATCAATTAGCAGGATTTGATGTTCTTATGTGGCAAGTTGGAAAGTATTAAACACTAAACCACAATAGTAACATGATCAAAAGCATTCTAGTATGGCCAAGAGAAATTCGATTAGGTTGGAGTGAATCATCTGAAAATAAATCAGAAGATACTCACCATTCTGAGTATGCGGCTAAATGTGTCTATCAAAGTTTAATCCATGAAGGTTTTGGATGTGATCGAAAGGATTTTCCTGTCGAAGCTAGGGTTGAAGTTGATGGGGTTGTTAAGTTTAGATATACAGAAGAAGACGGTTATTTGATTGATGAAATTAAACTCATCGAGCGTTATCCTCGCGGATGGCATCCTGATCGGTGTTATTGAACACTAAACCATAATACTCTCATGCTTCGAGACTATCAAATTGATCCTAATGATTCTGGTTTCTTTGTAGAAGATTGGAAACTTCGTGATTTCGATCATTCCACCGAGAATGGTATTATGTCTCTTGATCATCCTAAAGATTATCCTGATTACAAATACTTTGTAAGAGTTGGTGGAGGATGGAGAGGATTTAATAAGAAAGTTAATGCTAGGAGATATTACAAACAAGACTAATATGAAACATTGGGAATTTGATTGTAATATGGAAGTGAATGGAATCATGCGCCAAGTTTGGACTTGTCCATCTGATTTATTCAAAGATGAAACCTTCTATGCAATAACTTTTGATATTGGAAAAGAACTTCCACCATCAAAAGGATCAGGTTATTGGACACATTATAAAGCATTCAAAGAACAATTTCCTCAATACGAAAGATGAAACTTTATACATTACTTGCTGGTAAATCCAAGAAAAAGATGGTCAGGTTGGAAACGAATGCAAAGCATAAGTGTGAAAACTATATGAATGCTTTGAAAAAATCTAATCTTAAACAATATAAATGGTTTGAAATCAGGGAAGCATTACCCGATGAAGAACTAAAGGTTCATAAATCTCAGAATGCTTGGACCGGATACAATGAAGGTGGTCCGAAGATTACCAAAGGTAAAACAAGAACACAATAATATGGGCGCACACTCAACACTAAGATTTACAAGAGAAAATGCTCTTGAATATATCAAGACAAAGTTGGAAGAACCTCATTTGTCTAATAATAAGATCGAACTTATTATGGATGTTTTCTTAGATGAACAACTTTATAATTGTGTCATTTCGGATTTTCCTGATGATACTGATCGCTACTTGTATCGTTGAAACACTATCCTAAACTGAGGACGTTATGATAAACATCACACAAGCCGAAGCACTTAAACTTATTCAAGATTGTTCTGCCTGCGTTATCGATGATAATGTTCTGGTTTATCCATCATGGGAAGATTCTAATGATGAAGATTGGTGGTTGGAATTTGATTGGGAAGACGATAATAATTCATTCAGTCTGGTCTTTATGAAGGATTGTGGAGATATCGCATTCGATGGAACCAATCTCTATGTTAAGGATGAAGATGGGGATGAGCAAATGATTACTCTTCTTGTCCCTATGAAGTGAATAAGTCTAAGAATCTGGCTGTATCCACCCCCGAATATGATGGTGTAGCGTTACTATCAAATTTTCTGATAATTTTAAGTGTGGCAGACACACTGGTAAGTGAGTAATAGGATAAGCGTAAAATAGCACTGTCCCGAGCGCATCGTCACAACCGGCATTATTATAGGTTCGAGTCCTATCACTTGATTTCAAAATAATAAATCACCACAATGGAAAATACATACACAGAACAAGAAGTAAAATTTCTAGTTGATAAAGCTCTCAATATGGGGATGAGTATTCGACAAAATCAACTTCAGGGTTATGGTGGAAAATCTGGTAAAGATCAACTGGATGAATGGTTTCAAGTCATCATGAATCGTAAGAAGTCTAAGTTGGATATTACAGTATGAAACACTAGATTAAGATTAGGTCATGCACAACTCACCAGATACTTATCATGTTGAATTGGTTTGGGATTATTACACCGACACTGAAGAAAGATCTAACGATAAACGATTCTATCTAATTGCTAAGAATAATGAAAAAACTCAATGGATTAAGACTTTTAATAGAACCATCACAGCAAACAATCTAGCTTTGCGCGGTATTCCTTACGATGATTGTGAAAAAATCATTGAAAATGTGAAGAATCTACCGATGAAGAAGAGAAAAATTGTCACTGATGTAATTTGGTCCGTAGTTGACTGATGAAACACTAGCCTAGAATACTAACATGTTTACACACTATCTAGTAATTATCACTGAAAATAATAAGGTATCTGAACTACATTATCTTGATTCTATTTCGGATCAAGAGGATAAATTTGGTGAAGTGTTGGAAGAATATGGAATCATTCCTCTTGATCTTCATTATGAGAATAGAATTTTTGAAGGGGAAGGTTTCACTGTTCAGATGTTTGACACTGAAGGTTAATTGATGAAACACTAGCCTAGAATAGGGACGTAACGAGAAACCACCACTTATGCAACTATCTCAACAACAACTTGATGTCGAATCTTGGGTTCGTAATCCTAACCCTAATAAGAGAAACCTTATCATTCCAGCCCGTGCTGGTTCCGGTAAAACTTTTCTTGTGACGCATTGCGCACAATTCATGAAAGGTGATGTTATCATGTTGGCTTTTGGTGCTAAAGCTGCATGGCAACTTAAAGAGAAACTTTCTCGTATGGGCGTTCCTAATGCTATTTCTGGAACATTTCATGCAACGGGTAAGGGTATGCTCTATAAAGCTAAAGGTTGGCATAATGTTCCAAAGAATGGTAAAGTTTATTGGATCACTGAAAAGTATTGCCAACGTCAAGATCTTCAATATACTCGCAACTTTATTACTAAACTTGTAGGTTTCGCTAAACAAAATGCGTTTGGTGTTAAGGGTCAAACTTCTATCGATGATACTCAAGCATGGATGGAAATCATCACTCATCATGATATCGATACAGACTTTGATGCTGATCTTGGTGAAGTTATTGAAATTGCCAAGCAAGTTCTTAGGGACTCCAATCTTGATTTTCGTTCAATTGATTTTGATGATATGCAGTATCTTCCCCTGATCTATGATATCAAGGGTCAACAATATGATTGGGTTGTCGTTGATGAAGCTCAAGATACAAATGTTTGTCGTAAACTTCTTGCTGCTAAACTTGTCAAACCAGATGGTCGTTGTATCTTTATTGGTGATGAAGGACAAGCAATTATGGGATTCACTGGTGCTGAGAATGATTCAATGAATCTCATTCGTGAGCGTTTTGAATGTGAAGAGCTTCCACTTTCCATCTGCTACCGCTGTGGAAAGAATATCATTAAGACTGCTCAAGAGTTCTTTCCTGATATCATGGCCTATGAAGGAAACTGTGAGGGTTCTGTCACTTCTATGAAGTATCAAGAGTTTGTCGATCAAGCTATGAATATCAAGCTTGATCGTAATGTTGGGATTCTTTGCCGAAACAATGCTCCTAATGTTGCCCTTGCTTTCGCTCTTATTCGTCAAGGTATCGGTTGCCGTATCGAAGGAAAAGATATTGGTAAGGATCTTATCAAACTGGTGAATAAGTGGAAAAAGGTTAAGACTCTCTCCGACTTCATCATCAAACTTAATGAATTCTTCAATAAGGAGTTCGAGAAAGCTTCTTATGCTAAGATGCAACAATTGGAAGATAAGTTGGATACCATGATCATTCTGATTGAACGTGTCCAATCTCTCGGAAAGGATGATCTTTATTCTCTGGAGAAACTTATCGCTGATATGTTCACTGATTCTAAGGATGGGAATCTTCCGAATATCGTGACCTTCAGTTCTATTCATAAGGCTAAGGGTCTTGAATGGAAAACTGTTTACTGGTTGGGTGATGCGCAATTTTCTCCATCCAAATACGCAGTTCTTCCATGGATGCAACAGCAAGAAAAACATCTTCGTTATGTTGCAGCGACTCGTGCGATGGAAAGTCTTATTCATCTTACAGATGCTCCATCACGCCGCAATCGGGAAGAATAATCAAAACAATGAGCTAGGGTATCTCATTAAACTACCCTGAGTTGGGATAGATGAAACACTAAAGTAGAATACTGACATGCAAGTTCGAAATTATTATAGTCGTTCTCATATTCACTCTGGGAAAAAAGATTACGATGATTGTTTCGATGTTGGTAGTAATGCTACCAAAAAGCGCACGATGCGTAGGGAAAAGAAAAAGTATCGTAGGATGATTGATAAATTCTCTCAAGAATAATGAAAAATAGAGTTAAGTATTCATGAAACACTAGCCTAAGATATAAACATGATCACCCCACAAGACTTCAAATCAGAATGTGAAAAGTATGGATGGAATATCAATATCAAGAATGATAGGGTGATATCTATTCATAAGTCATTTACTCCAAACGATATGGATAAGTTAGTGGAGTGTGATGGGGAATACTATCACTTGCTTTCAATGGTTCCTTTGAAGGGTGGAAGTATCTGGGGAACTGATTGTGGCGGAATTGGTGCAATCGCAGCCCTAAATTCTGGTTTATTTATTATGAATAAATCTGGTAATTCAGGAAAGAGATTCCTCAGTGCTCTCAAGAAAATCCTCTGATGAAACACTAAAGCAGAATACTGACATGAAGTTCATCAATCTTACACCTCACACGATCAATATCATCTCAAAAGATTTCAAGATGTCGATTGATCCTGATAAGTCTTATCCGGTTCCAAGAGTTAATATGCAAAGACACGAACTTTGCAGTATCATGAATATTCCTATCTATAAGAATACAGTGGGAGATGTCATGGATCTACCGGATCAAGTCGATGATACTTATTATATCGTATCAACCTTGGTAAAGATGGCAGCACCAGCAAGAAAAGATCTATTGTCTCCCGGTAATCTTATCAGAGATGATAAGGGTAATGTTATCGGATGCGATGGATTCGATGCAAATCTTTAATAATCAAACACTAACCTAGAATCAGAGCATGTCCAGCAACAATAACAAATCAGACTTCCGCGCCCCACAAAAGATGCTTCGTACATCATGGGTTCAAATGGTATATTCTAAGCCTAAGAAAGGTGCCATTTCTATCAAGCGTTCCCTTAGCTCAAGATCAACTCCTATCTTTAAGACTAATGGAGTGACTACTTCCCTCTCACAAAACTTCTCATACTAATCAACATATGAAAAATATAAAGAAAGGTGATAAGATTCGTTGTATCAACCCCAACTTCGCATTGGTTGCTGATAAAATTTATACATTTGATCGTTATGATGATGAAGACGATGAACTTCTTTTTGTAGAAGGAACCGATGAATCATTCTTCACTGTTAGATTTGAAGTTGTTGATAAGCCCGAAACTATGAAAGAATTAGTAAATAAGGCTTATGACATTCTTCAATCTGGTAAGATTGTTACTATGTTTATTGATACATACACTCCAGAAAGTATCGAAATCTTTACCAAACCTACTAATAGATCATCCGCTTTAGTCACTGATGATATTAAAAGGAATGGCTTTTCTGTAGCCCTCAGAATGACCAATGATTTAGTCATCCCAGTAAACCAACTAACTATTGTATCAAACATTGTTAAGGATGTGGGAGATTATGAAGCTATTGTGGAGAAAGATTTCATTAAAGTAGGATGCCAATTCATCCCTTGGTCCAAGGTAGAAGAAATTGTAGAATTACATAAGAAATTGTCATAAAACTATGAATATCATCACAATGAAAGAAAAAACAACAACACCAGCAGGCTTGAAAATCGGATACAAAGTAAAACTACTCCCTAAGCATTATGGATCATTCGATTATGATGTAAGTGAAACATATACAATCAATGAAATCGGTAGTAATGGAAGAGACATCCATATTGTCGATTCTAAGGGTAATGATCGTTCTTGGTGGGATGATGATAAGTTTGAACTGGTAAGTTCTGAACCAGACTATATGAAACAATTCAAAGCAGCCACCAAACTTATTGGTAAAAAGGTATCCTATGTTAATGGTTCATTTGCCCATATAAAGGTTAAGAATGTTGTTTTGGTATCCAAGGAATCAACAAGCAATAAATCTGATTTAGTTCATGATTATCTTAAAACCCATGAGTTCTGTGTAGTTTGTACTGATAGTGGTGTATGTGTACCATTCGAGAGTGTCACCCCACTCGGAGAATATAAGGAACTGAAGATCTCCGATGAGTATACAGCCAAGGTTTATGAGGATAAGGTTGTGGTAGGATGCCAAACTATTCCTCTGGATACGGTAAAAGAACTCATTAAGTTGGCTGAGAATATCTAAATCCAACGAAACAAAGAAATTCAAAGAATACAAGAATATATGAAAGAAGTGATCAATACAAGTCGGGATACAGTAAATGTATCAGAAGTGAATTCGTATAAATTTTATGGGTTTGTTCAGAATCATACAAATTCAAAAGGATTTATTTCAAGAGTGAGTTATGGTGGTGGAAATTATCAAATGAAAGCCATTACAGAATTGACTGAAGGAAATTCATGGCCTTCACATTCACGAAGTAATCTTCAAGGTACAATCGAAAATCTTTTGAATAAAAACTTCACAGTATATCAATTCGATACTTCTAAAGAATTGTTTACTTGGTTGGCTGAATAAAGTTTGCATCATGGTGGTGTAAAACCCTCTCTGAGTATATTAACAAATGCCGTTTGTTTTTCATCATGACTCAGAGAGGGTTTCTTTTTCTTATAGAACACTAGAATAGAATAAACGTATATGAAGACTGTAATTTTTGAGGAGCAAAGTAAGTCCGTTGTAGATATTAAAGAGGTGAATTCCATGAAGTATTATGGATTCATTTCATCTGATAACTATCCGGGATATATTGCATCTGATGATATGGGTAAACTATCATTCAAACCCAAATTCTTTTTCTCTATGACTGAGGGTAATAACTGGTATTCTGAAGGAACTGAGACTCTTCAAGAATGTATGAAGATGCTCAATGATGAAGGTAATGTTAAGATTTACGAGTTTGAAACCTATCAGGAACTCTTGGCATGGGGTTCTAAGCAATAAACACTAACCTAGAATAACACTATGAAAATTACTAATATTACTCCTCCATCTGAGCGTATTTTTACCCTTGAACTTACTGAGAATGAACTGAAGTATCTCGGTTTGATTGTAGGTAATACTAGTTCTGTTACTATAGAAAATCTTATCGAGGAAAAATCATGGAAGATATGTAATCTTCCGGGTATCAAATCTGATGAGGAATTCGCCTGTAAGTTCTACAATATGATCGTAGATACCTTTGAATCATAACTATTATTACTTTGATCTGACAATTAAATCAATCTAATAAAAAAGTTGATTTGACAGATTGATCAAAGTGTGGTAGAAAACTTGCACTGGAATATATCAATAGAACACTAGCGTAGACTAAGGACATGCGACTGAAAGAATGGTTGAGGATAAGATTGGATAGAGAATTGTATATCGATGAATGGCATCGAGAAGAGTTATACAATCTCTATAGGAGTTTGTCATGATAACTTTATCAATTTAATAACTTTATTGATCTGACAAACTTGCCATGATCTAATAAAACATTTACTGTGGTGGTAAACAGTCCCCCTCCCGATGAATATGTGGTGATGGAACGGGAGGGGGACACACTTTCTTATATATAAAAATACGATCACCAGACTAAATAATATTGTCTTAAAAGATCCTCTTACTATAAGCGGGGATAAGGTTCACTGAACTGCCTCCATGATAATGATTCCTGATAAGATAGAGAAGGGAGACTGCTATAACATTCCCAAGCAGAAAGTTACTGTAACAAACTAGATAAATGAAATGATACTAATAAAGGTTCGATGCCTTTTCAACAATCTCGGGTCTTTCAACCATACTGATAAAAAAACATATCCTAAAGAACGCAAGCGGAAAATTATCATGATTTCTTCCGCTAAAATTGTTTATAAAACACTAGGGTAGAATTAGTTTACCATGAAACCCATCAACTATACAGATAAGATCTCTGGTAGGTACTATGATACTTTGACTCCAGTAAATAAGACTGTGAGAGTATTGAATAAGACCAGAATTGCTAAGATTAAGAAGTGGATTCACTTTTGGAGTCTTATGATTGGTTTTTCGGACTTCAAGAAACGATAAAACACTAGGATAGAATAGAGGGGATGAAATATCTTTCCGCCATAATTCTCCTGATTTGTTTCGCCGTATATTTAGAAAACGCCCCCGATTCCCATCCTATACATAAGGGAATGAAAAAAGCGGGTGAGTGGGTCGTTGAAACACTAGAGCAGAATGAAGGGGCATGATCATCATGATTCCCACCGACTCCACCGAAAAGAACGATGCCCTATTGGATGCCTACCTCGAAAGCAAAGAGCATTAAACACTAGGACAGAATGAAAGCACGAAATGGTTCATCCTACCAGAAAGGATGCGGGAAGCTCTCGAAAGAAGCAAGTCGAATAAAACACTAAGATAGAATATAGACGTTATGCAAACCACCACTACTACCCCTATCGCCGCCCCAACCGCAACTGCTAAGAAGCCCGTTCAATTCACGTTCGGAATCACAGAAAACCTCAAAAATGAGGCCACTGAACTCCGCAAGGGCTTCACCCGCCCCGCTGCCGTTGCCAAGGCCCCTCCCATCCCTATGTCTGAAAAAGAGTGCTTTGAGGTGCTTTACAAGGTCGCAACGGATCGCCGCTTCAAAACCGTGCCAGTGATGGAATCGGTCGAAGTCGATGGGGAAGCTGTTGAGGTGCAAGCCTTGGATGAGGACGGCAACCCTGTTTTCGAAACCAAGGATTTGATCGGGGAGGCATGGGAAGCGATTAAGGTTCGCGACTATTCTGAAACCGTTAGCAAGACGCCGACCATCGATGGGTTGGTTGCTCAAATTCGTAAGTATGGCGCGGCCCTTGGATTGTCTGAAGATGCGATTGCCGCAATGGTGGCGACTGCAACCGCCCCCGCAACCGCAGCGGAATAACCCTCCAAGCCCTTCCCGCCCCTTGTCCCTAACCCGGACAAGGGGCGGCACTTTCGAGAGCTTGGAAGCGATTCTAAGAGCTTTCGAAAGTGCTTCAGAGGATGAAACACTAGAGCAGAATGATGATGCCGCTGGGTGGCGATAGTTCACCCGTTCCTTTTTACTCCACTTGCTAGTCATTGCCAAGGAGAGTGACGAAGCCACCCAGCGGATGAAACACTAAGATAGGATGTAAGTAGCTTAAATGCCTTTTCCGCTCGGTGCGGGTAGCCCTTGAAGAGGGCTAGGAAAAACATAATCAACCGCCAGCGATTGCAAGCGTGAGGTGGAGATGGGGAATAGCTACCCCCGGACAGATTATGAGGGTTCGATTCCCCGCGAGGCCACCCCTTTCCGTTTGAAACACTAGAATAGAATTCAATCATGTCCACCACATTAACGCCTGATACCGCCGCCTATGTCATCACCAAACGCTCCGCGTATCTCAAACGCCAGTGCCTACTAGGGCATGGTGACAGTGAAGAGGAGGCTTTCCATGATGCCTTCGGCCCTAAGCCTTGGAGCCCGCAACAAAGGAGGTCCGCCGCTGCCTGCAACGTGCGCAAGGTTGACCAGTTCGAACTCAACGAACTCCTCTGGAGTTGAAACACTAGGAAGGGGCATCGGTTGTAATGATCGATGCCCCTGCATACTCTAGTGATGAAACACTAGAGTATGCTTGCGTTAGGAATTGGATAGGTATGCTAGTGTTTTATGGATGGGGAGGGGGCCATAGAAAAATATATTTTTTAATAAATTTTCTCAATTTTCCTGTATAGAAAAATATATTTTTTAATAAATTTTCTCAATTTTCCTGTATAGCTTAAAAAATTTTTTTGTATTTTTTTTTTCATTTTATATAGGATTTTTTTATTATCCATGATATCGCCACAGCAACGCATTACATTTATTCCAATTCAGTGTTTTTTGAAGGTGGGGTGTTTTTAAATTCGGTCATATAGCTATCATCTGTGAATTGATGTCGTTTGTTTTCTACGCTATATACGGTTAGATCAATTTTGTAATTGGGATTTTTATCGAGTGGAGTATCGACCCATGCATCATCATGCCATATAATTCTATTATTTGGGTAGATATAAAAATTACCATTATCCATTTTAAATAAGTGTCCACACTTATGTTCTGGAGTTTCGCTAAAATTCGTATCAATCATTGCTTTATTTTCCCACCCCCAATCGAGAGTCATCATATATTCTCCCCATTTTTTCTCATTACTTGGGGTGATAAGTTTCGCTCTTAGGTTTTTCATTCTTGCTCTCACGTTTACATCTATATATGGGCTGAAACAATCCCAATACATTGCTTCCTCTAAGTTGACAGGTTCACATTCTTTCCAACAAAAAGCGGTAATTGGTCTTCTAGTCCAGTTCACACCATTTGTTAAAAATGCTTCGAATAGGGGAACTCTTTTTTCCATAGAGGCAACACTATGCACATCACACAGCGAGTATTCACCATGGCCGCTTTCATGATTAAAAAGATATTGATTGCGAATCAGGCAGGTGATTGTTGGAACGTTGTGATTTAAATAAGGCATGAGTATATTATACCATCGATTTTGCTTAAGTCAAGCATAAATACTATTATGCATTTATCCTTGTGTGAATTATCCGACATTTATTCGACTTTATTAGAAGAAGGCGTGGAAGAAAAAATACCAAAGCTCTTATCCTTGGTTCCTTTATCAAACAATATAGGTGGTTTTAAGATTGAAAACGATGACAATAAAGCCGACTTTATTCGGTGGGTTTCCGAGATGTTTGATCCATCCCCTAATGGAATGTACCTGAATTGGATTCTTAAGATGTTTAAGAACGGTATTTTGAGAGGGGAAGAAGATTCGGATAAAGTAAACAACACTCTAAAACTATTCACCACTCTTAAAATAAAACCTCAATTTCCAGCAGAGTATAGGGACATAAATCGTTTTAAATCTTATGGAGACTTAGCTGAAGTGGTTGATAAGTTTTCGGGTATTAAGACCAAGGGTGAGATGGTAAGGGAGAAGGAGAAAGGTATTACTCTAATGGAGGAGTATGATGAATATAAATTGTATGTAGTTACCGAATCTGAAGCTGGTGCTAAACATTTTCGTAATACGAAGTGGTGTGTCAAAGATCCTCGATACTTTGATAATTATGGTGCTCCGTATTATTATTTCACAGAAAATGATGAACCATATACTTTACTTCATTTGGACTCTAATCAATGCATGGATGTTCAAGACCGCGATACATCTCTGAATCAGAATCAGATTGACATGATGGAGACTGAAAAGATGACCAAATATGTAGTGGCTAATGATAATTCTGAGGACGCTTTAGTTAGTTATAATGAACGGGTCGGTGAGGGATACGATGGAATTATCGCTGAGTATGTTGAAAAACAATTGAATGATTTAGTTTCTCAATACGATTTTAAACATTATCATTTGAATACAGATGATATATCTGATGAGTATTATAATGCTATTGGATTTATCACTTATAATTTTGAAGGACTGGAAGATTATTTTGATGATAGAGATTTTATAGAGATAGTAAAAAATGCTCTGAATGATATTAATATATATCCAGATTATTTGTATTCCGATAATTTTTCAGAAGATGGGGTAAATGTTACTATCGAGTATGATAGCCAATCAGATTATCGATCTAAAACCAGAATGGATAAACTAAGGTCTTTTTTAGATGACTTGAGGAATTACGATGATAGTTATGAAAGTGATATAGAAAAATTCGAAGAGCGTTTAAATGAAAATCTATTAGAGAAAGGCTATATCTCATCTTCATGGAAAACCTTTAAAAATAAAGTTTTGGATAATATTGTTTCAGATAAATACCGAAACACCTTCGAAAAGACAGAGAGAAAAAGATCAAATTTTTTCGTGTTGACATTCGACAATCCAGTGAAAACATATCCAGAAGACAGAAATATGAGAATTAAACAAGCAGCCTTGGAAGAGAAATTTTTCTCACCCATTAGAAAAAACGTTAATCATATATATGTGGAAGAAGAACGAGGGAAAATAGTTATTTCATATATTCCTTCATTTGATGAAGATATGTCTCTTGATAATTATTTGAGAGATTTTAAAATATTCAAATCTTTAAATATTCATTTTGACGATTATCAAAATCAAATAAACAATTTCTATAATTACTTACATTCTGGTGCTGTTCAAACTGGTCGAGAAGAAATTCCAGTTCTCACATTACGCTCTAGAAAATCTCCCCCAGAACAAGGATACTTCCAATTTAAAGAAAGCAAAATAAAAACCTTTTCTCAATTATTGAGTAGAATTAAATAACTGATATGATCACCTTCAAAAAATATTTTACACTCTTACAAGAACAAAATTATGAAGTTAATACACCAAGTATAAAATCTTTATCAAAAATCCCAAAATCTCCACCGTATGGTTTTTGGATGGATAGGCATGGAAATCTTGAAACTGTATGGAAATGGGCAGAACATGAGAATGCAGCTAGGCGATTAGTTAGGCATGGTAAAATATTATCTGAGTATGATGAAGATAATATGAGTAAAATTCTACTACAAAAAGGTTGGGCTAGGATTGTTGTAGAACCTACAAATCAAATACATTGTGAAACGATTAATAATGATATGTCAACTGGGCAAAGAAAAACGTTAAAGTATTTGAAGGAATTGTATCCTGAATTGCCTAGTATGTATACTTCCCGAAATTGGATGATGGACGAGGATGAAAATCCATATATGTATAGTTCGGATGACGAGGACGAAGAATTCACTAAATCACCATTTGCTGTATTCGTGGTTTATCAGTTTCCCGATGGGAAGATAGCCGCGACTACCAGACCATCGGATAGAAAATCTGATGATGATGGTAACGGAAAATATGGTTTACCGGGAGGTAAGGTTGATCCGGGTGAAGATCCTATGGAAGCTGCTATTAGAGAATCTATGGAAGAAGGCTGGATCGTAGAAAATTTAGAACTAAAACATTCTGATATAGTTCAAGGAAAATTAGTATGGTGGTATAAAGCAAATTACGCAAAACCTCTTAAGGAATATAAGGAAAAATATAGAGGTATTATTCCATGTAAAGTAGATATGAATAAATTACAAGGATTTGGTAATGATATTGCTATTCCAAAATCTATTAAATAACCGATATGATCCCATTCAAAAAATTCTTCTTCGAATCAGTCAATAATAATCTAGATGACTTTTCAGAGAAATGGAATAAGGCTATCTCATCTTCTGAAGAACTCCGAGTAGCCTTGAATCTGATGAACAAGATTGTTGATCTGTTTCCTTCTGGAGAGATTTATATTGTTGGTGGTGTTCCTCGTGACCTTATTATGGGTAACGAGATCGATGATGTTGATATGGCAACTAATATCCCCTTCGAGGATTTGTCTCAACATTTTGAGTTGCGTAATATATCAAAGAATGATTCTCAACCAGTTTATACTATCCTATATAACAACTATGCTTATGACTTAGCTAAATTTAGGGAAGATTCTCAAACTGAAATGGGAAGACAGAGTAATGTTTCTGTAGAGGTTGATAGTTTTGAAACGGATACCAAACGTAGGGATATTACTATCAATAGTTTTGGTCTTGATCATCGTGGTAGGATTGTAGATTATCAGGGTGGTTTACAGGATCTTCAGAATAAATTAATTCGTGCAGTTGGTAATCCTAGAGAGAGGTTTAAGGAGGATGCTACCCGTTTGCTTCGTGTCTTCAGATTCGCAGCTAAGATGGACTTTGATATTGAGCCAGAGACTCTACAAGCTGCTAAAGAATTGAAGCACTTGTTACAAGATTCTTCTCTGATTTCTATGGAGAGTATTTCTCAAGAAATGTTTAAAGCAGCCAAATCAGGAAGAACTCTATCAAACTTTTTAAGTAAGCTTACTGAAGCTGGAATATTACAAGATATTCTTCCAGAGTTTCATGCGATGGATGGAATGATGCATAATCCGAAATATCATCCAGAAGGGGAGAGTAAAGTTCTTGGTCACATTCACGAATGCTTAAAAGTTTCACCTTATAGTGATCCTGTGATTAACTTAGCTGTTCTTTTCCACGACTTTGGAAAAGCTACAACTAGAGGTGAAAAGAATGGACATTCTACATATTATGGTCATGAAGCTGCTGGTGTTCCTATTGTTGAGGGAATCTTCAAAAGAATGAGATTCGCTAAACTAGGACCGAATGATAAAAAGAACATTCTTGATGCTGTAGCTAAACATATGATGGTTCATAATCTAGATACACTCAATATAAAGACTCTCAGAAAATTGATTCATGATCCTTCATGGGAGACTGTTAAGGCTGTGGCATATTGTGATGAAGCTTCTCGTGGTCCCGGTCTATTTGATAAACAAGAGTTTATGGATAAGATTGAGAGAGCAGAAGCTAAACTAAACACAGTTCCGGGAGGTGCTGATGCTCTGAAAAAACAAATAGCTCAGTATGCTAATGGTAATAAAATGATGCAATGGTTTCCACAATTCAAAACAAACCCCAAACAGATCGGTATGTATTTACCCAAATTACAAGATTGGGTGGCTGAGATGTTATTAAGTGGTAGAGAAATCTCAGAGCAGGATGTTCTCAAGAAGGCTAAACAAATGATTCCTTCCAATCATCTCATTAACCCTATTAGTTTTTTTACTCGATCACTAACATAAGGTGTGAAATCTTTAGGAGATCTGAATCCCGCTCTTAAATCCAGAGTTTCCTTAGACACTTTCATTCTTTTCAATTTAGAATAAAGAGAACCTGTATTGTGTTCGAGATCCATGAATTTGTCGAAGGTATGCATTAACGCTAGGGTATTATCCCTTCTAATCGCATTATCTAACTCCTTGGTGACTTGGGTTATAACACTCCATTTCTTACCCCCATACAAATCAGCATATTCTTCCCAAAATGGTGCAGATAAAATATGTATGGTTTCTCCATAATCAAATACATTAAACCATACATCTCCAGATCCATCATTATAAGCTTTAGCTAATTTCGGAAGAAGTGCATTACTCTTGAACCATTTAACAACTTCAGTAGATGGTATCAAATATTCATCGAATATGTTTTCTGCTTCATCTGCAATTGCGTCTTTGGTTTCGTCCAGAAGAACATTAGAAATTACTGCCAGAGCTTCCTCAAAATATCTATTGATTCTCTCCCGAACTTTATGTGGTCTTATATTAGTTTCGGCTTGATCGTATGCTGTTTTACCACCCCCAAGTTCCCACCACAAAGCATATAAAGCGTATAGATCCATAATGGCTTTATCTCCAGATGATGGATATACATACTGAGATTCGATTAATAATTTTCTTCTTTTATTTATTGGTGATAATTCTCCCCTAGAAAACTTTTCATAAAATTCTTGAAATTTTGTCATATAGTTATTTATATTTTTGAGATGTGTCAAAAAGACTTAACTACAATATATCCTAGTTTTTTATAAAGTCAATCAACCAAAATACTTCTTAATCTCAAAATCTGTAAGTGATAGACCCAGACTATCATACATCTCCTTACAAGAATCACAGACCTCGATCTGTTGCAATTCTAACATATTATTCTCCCCATATTCGGAGATATATATTATATGATTTTTAGGGGTGTCACATCTACATTCAGTCTTCATCTGGGTATAGATATTTCCAAATTACCATCATTATATGATCACCGAACCAGCATATGCAGGAGGAGTAGAAGGCTAATACCAAGGAACATAAAACTGAACCTGTCAACAATAGCCCATAAAAGAGTCCTATCCAAAATCCTAAACATTGTGCGCATTCGATTAATTCTTTAAAAAAATTGTTTTTCTTTATAATGTTGCGTGGATAATTTAGGATTGTGCTATATTTGATTATCAAACACAGTCCAATCATGGACCCACTAATTAAAATTAAATCAGCCAAGCAAAAGTTTTTCTCCGTTTAATGTTTTAACACCATCTGATAAGAGTAGAGCTTCCTCTTTTTTGACAATTATTTTATTACCATAATCGTCTGTAATTTCTACCTTACCATCACCAATATCAGTCACAATTGGGCAGTTTCGTTTATTACAACACAATTTAACACTTTTTTCACTTAATCTAATTATATTCATATTTTAATTATTTAAAAATTTCCATTTAAATCCACCACACGTTTTTCTAATAACGCTCCCATTACAACATTGCGAAATACTCGAATGATATATCCCCAACGACTTACTGGCGTCTGTTATAGAATCCCATTCTTTCAAAATTTCTCCATTCGTTGACAATTGTTGAACACCTTTTATAGGACCAATTCTTCTCCCCAATACATCAACAGCGTGTCTAATGTTTTGTTTATATGTCACCCACTCTAAATTAGATAATCTATTATCGTCTTTAATTCCGTTTTTGTGATTGATTATAAGAGAATTATCGTTGGTTGGTTCGAAACTTTCCAACACTATTCTATGAACACTTTTGGTGCATGATGTATTATTTTTAGATAGTTTAATTCGATGATATTTTTTTAAAGTGGGGGAAGATGACATGATATTAGAATATCCACCCTTTTTATAATTGAGGGATTTTATTCTTCCGAGATTAGAAACCATATAAAGACCCTCATATCCAGAGACATCAATCCAGCATTCCTCTATGGAAAAATCTTGATCTGAGACTCGGATAATTTCATTACTCATAAGTATTACTATTTAATCGTTTGGATTAATTTATTCAATAGATCCGCATTTTTATTATATACAGATCCTACTTTAATAACTTTACATACATCACCGTATTTTTTGGTATTATCTAGGTATAGATCAGATAAACAATCCCAATCATCAAGTAACCATCGGCCACATCCATATTTTATTTCGTATTGATTAGTTACAATACTTTCATGATGATAATATAATTTTACTATATCACCTTCATAAATCTCTTCCCCATTTAGGTCATGTAAGCCAGTATATCTTAATATTTTATAAGAATCCTCCGCTGCCTTTACCAATTCCCCATTCATAAAATCCTCAAAGAAGAGTTCACCACTTGGGTTTATATACCATTCACACCCATCTAGGAATCTATCAAGGGTATTTAACCATATTTTAAATTTCATTTATCAAATCCTTTCTCCATTTTTTTAAGTTTGGTGTAATACTCTGGATCTTCCTCTAGATGCTGTTTAGCAATCGTTTCCGCTACTTCTTTATTATCCGTATGCTCCATCTCAACGTCCACACCCATCTTTAATTGCTGTGGATTATACTCGATATCAGAATTAACTCCTTTAAAAAATTTTTCAAATGTTTTCATAATTGTTTATATATCGGTCAATAGATCAAATAAAACTTGATCTATCGGACATTATTTAATCTTTGTTTTACCAACTACCTCGATTTTAACTGATGTAATACCAGATTTAATAAAGTCTAATTTTTTAGCCACTCCAATCGTTACATCGATAATACGACCACGGATAAATGGTCCTCTATTGGTGATTTTAACAATTTCGCTTTTATTATTTCTAGTATTCGTTACCTTCACTAAAGTTCCGAACGGTAAAGTTCTGTGCGCTGCTGTCATAGAGCTATCCACCAATCGAACACCACTCGCTGTATGCGTTCCACCGTTGCACTTGACAGAGTAGAATGATGCCTTCCCCTGCTCAACCTGAGCCCCAATTAAGGTGGAGCACATCAAAATCAGTGTGAGTATTGTCTTTTTCATAAGTCGATTACTATTTAAGCATGGTTTAGTGTTTAATCAAGTCATTTTGAATAAATAATCATATACAGTCATGCCTCCACAAAGTAAACACGATACAACTGTCAACTGGGTCCTTAAAATAGGGGGATTTATTATGTCTATAGCGATTATGGTTTCATCTTGGTTCTTAAACCAAGCAATGGAGCGAATAACTAATATAGAAAAATCTATAAAGGAATTGGAATTATCTGCTGCTATCGTATCTGGTAGTAAATTCACTGCCTCCGATTGGTCAACAGCCAAAACCGTTCTAGATGCTGACAGAAATGCTATAGATAGGCGTATTGTTCGCTTAGAAGAAAATTCTGTAGTTATTAAAGATTCTTTAGCTGAGATCAAACAAATACTTAAAGAAACAAGATGAAAAAAATTCTAATATTATTATCAGCATTAGTGGTCATTGGATGTAATCCCAAAGAATTACCTAATCCTATTATACCCCCACCTCCTAAACAAACAGAGAGTGTAATTCCTACAGTTAAGCAAGCTAAGGTTGATGTTGATGAAACTATTATTAATAATGTTAAGATAGGTGATAAATTAGGGGAAAATAAACAAACGGTATCAGATCAGAAATTATCTATAATTGAAGCATTGACCCAAGCTGAGAAAATGAAAGAAAAGGCTTTAGCCAAGGTTGCAATTTCTGAATTAGAGGTTTTGAATCTTATTTCTGAATTGAAAAAAGTCGAAGCTAGGAATATGTTTTTAGAAAAACAAAACGATGAATTATCTAAACTATCCAAGGATCAAGAAAAAATTCTAAAGATAATCAAGGATACTTTAGATAAAACAGAGAAATTAGCTTATAATAAAGAGGAGGAAGCTTATACTTTAAGGGAACAAAATGTATATCTATCAAAAAATTTAACAGATAAAAGTCAAGAGTCAGAGTCTCTAAAAAAACAATTAACGAAAGAAAAAGAAGTTAGTGCATCAGCTAAAGTTTACAAAAATTGGGTCATAGGTCTAGTATCCGCATTTATTGCTTGGTTGGTGATCAAAAACATTTTAATGATTTATTTTCCCTTAACCAAATTTAGAATATGAAAAGAGATCCCCTAGATAAAACAGAATTTATGAAGTCAGTTCGTCAAATATGGAGTGCCATCTTTATTGGTTGCGCATTTACTGTATTATTTGTAAACTTATACATGGGTGCTCAATTCGACCCAACTCCGTATATGCAGTTTTTCTTAGCAATTGGATCACTCTTTATTCTAGGAGCATCTGGTGATTCTTGGGTTAAGGCTTATAGTGTGAAATCTATTAGAGAAACAGAAGTTCAAGAAGAGACTAAAAGACTCACATCAGTTACAATAGACGAAACAATAGTAAATAAAGATATCGTATTGGAGTATGTAAATAAATATTCAAATGATCCAAGTTATGCTCCTTTATCTTGGGTAGAGAAAACAGAACAACCAGAATTCAGATGAAAGAAAAATTAGCACAAAAGATATTAAAAGACTCTGGTTTCTACACCGAAACTATTGATGGTGATTTTGGTAAAAAAAGTAAAGAAGCTGCTTTCAAATATTACAATTTTCCAACTACTTGGAATGGTGAAAAATTAGTTACTGGTGTAATTCAAGTAGCTGCTGTGAGATCTAATATAAACATTGGAAATATTGATGGTCTTTGGGGTAACATGACTCAATCAGCTTATGAACAATTGCTTAAAAAAGATAGCCTACATGTTAAGAAACCTGATGTATCTCAATCTGTAGATGTAAAAAAACATTATAATGATTGGCCTAAGCAAGATTATAATAGTATGGTGAAGTTTTATGGTGCTGTCGGGACAAACCAAACAACTTTACAATTACCATATGAAATGCTTTTAGCTTGGGATTTAGATTCTAAGGTTTCTAAAATCACTTGTCATGAAAAGGTTCATGATTCTCTACAAAGAATATTCAAAAATACTTTAGATCACTATGGTATTGATGCAATAAAAGAACTAAGACTTAATCGATTCGGTGGTGTGTTGAATGTGAGAAAAATGCGCGGTGGATCTTCATGGAGTAAGCATTGTTTACCGAAAGGTTCTCCGGTGTGGACACCAAAAGGTATTGTTCCTATCGAAAATATATCCATCGGTGATTATGTTTATTCATTCGAATCTGGAAATTTGGTCACAAAAAAGGTTAAAAATTTCTTCGAGAATGGGAAAAAACCGCTAGTAAAAGTCGTGGTTTGTGGTGGAGATATTGACTGTTCGCCGGAACATAAAATTTTAGTTTTGAAAAAGAAGACATTAGAACCGACAGAATATATACAACACAAAAACAAAAACGGTCAAATAAGAGCCAAATATTGGACAGAGATGGTGGAAGCTAAAGATATAATTAAGGGGGATAAAATAGTTTTCCTTAAAAAATCAATAGTTGATGGAGATATTAACTGGGATTCTTGGTATGAAATTCTAGGCATGTTTATAGGTGATGGGTGTATTCATCATCGAAAAGGATCGCCATCATACATGTCTATACAGATTCCAAAAAGTGATAGAATCAGAAAACACGCGGAAAAATTATTTGATAATTATTTTGGTTCTGAGAACATTAAAAAGAATGAAAAACAGTTCATTATAAACAAAAGAGATATATGGGAAAGGTTTTTACCATATAATAAAAAATCTTTCGATAAAGATATTCCCACCGAAGTTTGGTCATCAACTATCGATCAGCAACGATCATTTATTAGAGGTTATTTATACACGGATGGGTGTATAATAAAATCGAGTAGGGCGGTTAAACATTCTTTCAAATGTGCCTCGTATAATTTAATGCTAAATCTTCGACTTTTGCTATCTCTCCATGGATTCAGAAATTCGAAATTGGATAAGAGGAACGGTGGGGAGACTGAAATATGTGGAGTTAAGTGTAATAGGCGAGACGGGTGGATGTTTACTTCGGTCGATACTAATAATATATTTACATGTGTTGAGGACATAATGTATTTCGATAGGGTGAAAGATTCTAAACATAATAAGGGAACATCTCACTGTATGGGATATGAGGAATTATTTCCAGATTTTATCTACAAAAGTGTCAAAGATGTGAAATATCTCGAAAAAGGACTTGTGGACGTTTTTGATATCGAAGTCGAAGATACCCATAATTTTATTGTGGATGGTATGGTTGTATCAAACTCCTGGGGTGCTGCTGTGGATATTGATCCAGATAGAAATCAATTGAAATGGGGTAAAGATAAAGCATTTTTAGCTAGACCTGAATACGAACCATTTTGGAAGATTGTCGAAGCAGAGGGTTGGACTAGCTTAGGTAAAGCTAGGAATATAGACTTTATGCATTTTCAAGCCGCTAACCTTTAATAATCAATCACTTATGAAGATTTTATCGATCATTTCATCTCTCTTGATATTATCTTGTGCTCCCCTTCCCCAGAGAGTATCTACAGAATTTAAAACCGGAGAAGATGGACAATATCAAGGAACTGATGTAGCTTTGAGTTGGGATCTTTAGTTACTTCCCAGTGCTACCGTATCCACCAGTTCCTCTAACCGAATCTGATAAATTGTCTACAACTTCAAAATCCACATCTTCTCTGGAGCGAATTTGCATTTGTAAAATTCTATCACCGACTTCGTAAGGTGGTAATGAAGGAATTACATGATAAAAAACAGCACCGATTTCTCCACGATAACCTTCATCAATAGTTCCGATTGAGTTGGATAGAATCAATCCAGTCTTATGTATTGAACTTCTGGGTCTGAAGTCGGCTTGTGTATTCTCTGGAATCTCCAGAGCAAATCCTAGACCGTATTGAATACGTCCATCTCCTAGATCTTTCTTAGATGTTGCGACTACATCATAACAAGCGTCATTCTCCAAAGCTCTCTTTGGAACTTGCGCATATTCATTTAATAGTTTAATTTTCACTTTTAACATAATCCTAAAATTTCTTTATCTTCCTGAGTTAGTTTATCTAAAACTAGTTTTCGTTTATCGTCAATAGACATATTATTCATAAGCTCTATCGTTTCGATATCTTCTTCCATTTTTTGCTTTTTTAGAAAATTATATTGTTCTATGATTTCCTTTTTTAATATTTGTTGGAATTCGTCGGAAGCATAACTCATACAACCTTCATATATGTCTATCAAAGTATAACATAGATCACCAGTCTCACATCCTTCCCATGACGCTAGTTCATATAGTTCTTTTATAATTTCTTGTGTAATATTCATTTGGATAATTCCTTTTCTTTCTTTTTGATTTTTTCTTTCAAAGCTTCTATCTCACGTTCCTTTTTCCAGATATTATATAAATTTAAAATTTCCTCATATTTCTTTAATTTATACGAATATGTATTAAATCTATTCTCGAAAGCCTTTAATTCTTTTTCGTATTCTGGATTCACATCACTCCAAGAAACTAATCATCCTTCTAAATATCCAGAATAGTGTGTAACTGCACTCAAATCATAATCTTCACCAATCAAATCCGCTAACCTTTTTAATTGGTAAAATGAGATTGATTTTTCGTCATAAGAATCATCCCCACGATAATCCTCCAACCCACCGTATTCATTTTCTAGAGTTTTGTCCTTTATCACCGAATTTAATAAACATTTCAGATGACATTGTATAATACTCTTCCATATTAAATCTTCACGAATGTTCCTTCATCCAAAGCTTTTCTAATATACCTCATAAACATGATAGCTTTATCAGAAGCTTTGAATGTAGCGTCTCCACAATCTTCTAATGGAACTGGGAATGTGTATAAACCAGCATCCTCTATAGACACATCATTCATAATTACAATCTGATAATATAAAATACCTTTTCTGTATTCTCTAAATTTTACACTATTATCTTTGATAATATCTTTAATTGTCAAATTCATATATCTGAAGCTTTTCTTGTTTTCTTGTAAAGTTGTGATTGTTGATCAGCATCCTTAGCTGTAAGAATTCTTCGTTCTCCATCACCAGTGACTTTCCATCCATCATCCCAAGATCCATCATCCTTTTTAATTTTAATATAATTTCCAATAACAGCAAACCTTTCTGGAATCCATGCCATGTGGTGGATATTCTCATTTTTTAAAAGTGAGCATTGTATGTAGTTTGTTTTCTTTTTCATAATTTATCAATCTTCTTTTTCAAATTTATCCATATCTTCCCAATCAAAGATTTCTCCACACTCTTCACATCTCCAATAATAATCAGCATACCCACAAGCACAATCGGGTTCGTAGCAGGAGTAATCCCAAAATAGAATTTCTCCCCCACAATTCACTTCTTCATTTTTATGTATGTTAAGTGGATACCACATGTCAGTATTATATTCTAGTGTTTAATGCAGAGGATAAAGGAATCGAACCTTTATAGCCCGAGTCAAAGTCGGGAGCATTGCCATTATGCTAATCCTCAATTGTTTTTTCTAAAATTACATGATTAGTTTTTAACTTCAATTCAAAATCATCTATAGCCTTTTCACAACATTTACAAGAATGAAAATTTGAGGTGAGATAGTGATCCCATGGCTTCTTCCAAAATAAGAGCCATCGTTGTTGAATTATGTAATAATAATCCACACCGTTATGTTTCTGCACTATTCTAAATTTCATAATATGTCCTTTATCGTATATAGGTTCTCCAATGAATAAAAGTATTATACACGCTGTTATGATGAAGTCAATCATTAATGCCGCTCAGTGTTGGTATCGCGCCAACCTTTCAGGATTACTTCAATCCACTGAACAATTTTTATATGTTTCTATATTGTGACAATTCGGACACAAATATTCTAAATTATCCATGTTATTATTTTTACAGTTACACCACATTTTACTACACCCCCAATACCCTTCTTTCATCCACACTAAGTTTAGCTAATGCAGAAGCTTTGATCTTTTCTCTCGCTGCTTTGGCTTCTTCACTACTAACATCCAATTCTACAGGCGTTGGAGACTCAAGTAAATAAACAACACCATCAACAATTATAACATTTTTAGCTATTACTGATCCTATACCATCCCACCACCCTATTCCAATAGCTTCTTTATCTGCCCCACTTCTAGATGTGAATATTCCTCTACAACTTCCGAGACGACCATAGTCATCTACTGTCTCATAAGCAGCATAAACTTCTTTAATTTCTACATTCATATTATTTTATGTAATCATCATATTCGCATAATAGCTGATCTAGTGCTTGTTCACTATGAACCAATCTCAAATTACAACCATGGTGATATTTCAACCAAATAGCCAAATTTTTATTTGAATCTTCTAAAGAACAATCATGATTTTCTATCATTAAAGCTTTACACATATGTTTATGTTCGTCACAAACTACTCTATAAAAAGTTTTCATAAATGATCTCCCTGTGAGACTTGCGCTCACCTATCTGGGTTACAAAGCCAGAGCATCGCTATCTATGCTTAGAGAGAATTGGTGCGCCAATAGGAACTCGAATCCTAAAGAATAGAGTGGAAGTCTATTATGTTACCAATTACATCATTGGCGCAGTTTGTCTCAATCAGTTTGATCAGAACCTTTTAGCTAGAGACTGAGCCGTTTCGGATTGCCCTTCACATTGGCGCAACAGTAACGGATTTAATGAAGTAATCATACCGTATAGCCTACCACCCGACCAGTAGGAAGTGAAATTATTCAATTATTATTTCTAAAATAGTCTGCGTATAAATCAGCACCATCCATAATCAAAGATTGAGCATCTGATTCATCCCAGTTTTCGTCTTGAGCCATGTCATACATGGATTTTAAGATGCTGATGATTTGTTTCATTAGTTGTTGATCAATTTCCATAAATACATTCTAATAGTTGTGGTTTTTTCGCGTGTCTTTTTATTATCATTCGATCCCTGAGATTATCCTCAACCAACAAAAATAAAAAGGCATAGGCTATTCCGAAATTACCATCAGCTTGATCTAAGAGATCTTTGAAATCATCAGGGTCTTCTTTTCTACGTCTCTCCATTTCAGTGAAGATTAATCCCATAGCTTCGATGTGTTGGGTCAGTTCAGATGACATACGATAATCATACCTTAGTGTTTTATAAAGTCAAGTTATTTAATATCACATGAAAATTAATTCAAAGTTTCCATGTTCATAAATTTTAATATACGAACATTTTACTTCACAGAAAGATCCACTGTTTACATAAACACAGGCACCACAATCAACGATTTCAGCATGGTGTGTGTGACCTGCCATTAAGACATCATATTTTTTACCACGCTTTTCTACAAACTTAGTTCTAACAATATCCTTAGCTTGAATCCAAGATTTGCTTAATTTTTTTGTCAGTCTGGAAATTCGATGTGATTTATCGATTCTCTGTAACCAGTAATATATCCCAGTAAAGAACCATGTAATAAATGGTTTATGTTTGATCCAATGATCATATTTATCACCATGTTCCAAAAAGAATTTAGAATTGTTGAGTTCAAATTCGTAGTATTCGACAAATTCCATACCCATAATAGCACTCATAAATTCTCCATTCGAATCATGGTTGCCATGGATAAAGATGATATTATGTGTTTTACTTAATTTTCTAAGTTTACTTAGAATATCCCAGTCTTTTTTATTAAATCTTTTAAATGAATAATTATCGAATAAATCACCATTTATAATAAGTCTTTTAAAGTCTAAAGAAAGAACCTTCAACACTTTTTCTCTATTACACACAGGACTACCTAGATGAATATCACTGATTACTACGGTATCGCAAGTCATATACTTATTTATGGTCCGCGCATCTGGACTTGAACCAGAACAGTCCGATTCACAGTCGGAGGCTTCTACATTAAAGCTATACTCGGATAAATTGGTGAGTGTGACAGGACTCGAACCTGTAGCTTACTCCTTAAAAGGGAGTTATTCTACCATTGAATTACACACCCGTCTAGGTGGAGGGATTCGAACCCCCGATAGACAGACTCTTTCTGCCCACAACCGATTCCAAGTCGGCCCGATTACCAAGCTATCGCAACACCTAGTTATTATCCGATCATATCGCCTCGGATCACAGCCAATTCAACAGTTTTTTCATACTTCGTCGTCGTTAGAATTATACATCAACCTCGCTCCCAAGGTAGGTTCTGCCCCTACAACCTTTCGATTAACAGTCGAACGCACTGCTGTTGTGCTACATGGGATTTGTGCGCGTTTTATTTTTGGTTCTCTTTGGACTTATCACGCTTTTGTTATCCAAATCAGTTGGGTGCTATCCAACATCGGTGTGAAGGGTGGAATTCGAATCCACATTGTTTACCCGTAGGGATTGGTTTTACAGACCAATGCAACACCACCATCGTTGCCGCCCGCACATTAGTCTTCAAACTCAAACACATCATCCACTTTAATTTTTCTATCATTCAATTTAACAGAACCTTGTTCCAGATCTCTTTTAATTTGTGATTTTGATTTCTCTGTGTTGAATGTATTCTTCCATATCCACTGAATAAAGTCAATAGCTTTGATGTATTTCATGGTGCGGCTGAAGGTAATCGAAACCTTCATGATTCGCATTACGAGCAAATCATAATCCCATCGTTAACACGCATATGTAGGAATAGACAAAATCGAATTGTCGTTCTCGCCGTATGAAAGCGTTGTCTTACCATTAGACGATATTCCAGTTTGAATTGTGAGCACACGGAGGAGTTGAACCTCTAGCTAATCTTATCGTCACAACCTGTGATACACTTAGCTCTATTTCATTTTCGCGCATTAGCCTATGTACCCATTATGTTGCGGGTGAGGAAATCGAATCCTCCTCTCCGGGATATGAACCCGGAATGGTCAACCAGACCACCTACCTGCGATTTAAATTTTTATTCTTTTTTTCGGATCTATACCAAAACCTAAACATCTTTTTCTAACTGCGTTATCAGATGCCCCTTGCTTAGGAGGTCCATACTTTATTCTAGTGTTTAATCAATAAAGTTCCTCCGTCAACAATCGGCGCGATTGTCTTTCCCTTCAAACATCGGTTGGTAATTGGAGTGCATTTAGTTGTAAAGTTATTTAGTTTTTTGGTTATTATTTTTCAAGTTATTTTTTAATAATTCGAAAATTTCTTCTCTCGCTGTTTCATTTTATTAATTTTTTGAGTTTACCAAGAACCATTACAGCAGTTCTATCGGTGATCTTAGATGAATCCAAATCCTTTGATAGATGATCAATTATATCAAATACTCTTTGTTTGTCAATAGCTCCAGATTCTTCTTGCTCATAAGGATTCTGTCCACTAGATTGAGATTGGTTGAATAAACTACCCTGCTCTATACCGATCTTAGAACTAGCACTAGATAGGGTGTTCTTAGCGTCCTGTGGTGCCTGTGCGCCCCCTTTAATAGGTGGGCGATTCATTGCTAATCCACCCCAAGATTCCTCTAGAATGTTCTCATACGCATCAAATAAACCTTTGTCCATAATCTTATTTAAGTATTCTAATGGATGAGTATATATTGAAGAATTCTTCAAACGATTCAGCTAAATTTCCACTTACGTCACTAGCCGTAATGGAATTGATATCATCATCTATCTTTATCAATTCTTTCTGCAAATCAACTATTTTAGAAACCCACTCTGCACCATTTTCTGATTCCAAATAATTCTGTCTATATGTTTGAATAATTTCAGCTATCTTTTTCTTCAATTCCACTTTTTCAAAAAGTTCTTGATCTTTCCCATCAGCTAACATATACTTGATATTGACATTTTGCACAGTATTGATTCTAAAAATTCTACCCTCACTTTGTTCTATCGATTCTGGGGTCCAATCAAAATCATTGATTAACATATTAGCAAAAGTATTCGGAAATGAAATACCAGTCCCACCCATTTTCATACTCATTATCAGAACCTTCGAATCCTTATGTTCCATATTTTTCTTAACATTAATTATTTGATCTTTTGGTGTTCCGCTCAAATATGTGTAAACTTTCCATTTTGGATTTATATTTTGCAATTTTTCCGATAATTGTGTATATAATGACTTCCCTGACTGAGCAAAATTTGTAAATATTAGAACTTTAGATTTTGCATAGTTGTGTGTTGAATCGTTTTGGTTTTCTGTTATAATTTTGATTGTTTCATTCACGGTATCCTGCACCTTGAGTTGAGCAATACTCTCTCTAAATGCTATAAGTTTAGATATTTCCAAATCTTCGTCTTTGTACGATTTTAATTTGTGGTCTACCATGATTTTTAAAAGGTCTTTATTTATAGGATTTGATTTTTTTTCGATATTGGCATCAGGCATTTTTTCTCCTTTGGCCGCTCTCATATCCTTTTTACTATGTCTGATATAAACACCCGTTAAGGATAACCACCGATGTAAATTTTCGGCTGCTTCCAACTGTTGCTCTATGGTTCCGTTCACATACGCCTTTGTCGCGCCACCATAATTTTGTCCGTAATCATTGTCTAAATCATCCTCGTCGTTATAAACCTTTTTAGATGGTTTTCGTCTTATATCTTTAAGAACCATACCACAAAATTCTTTTTTGAATTTTCCAATCGATATATTACCCAATGGATGACCCAATAATCTTAGTTGATTTCTAACATTTATAGGTTCGTTAGATGATAATGTTGCTGTAGCTCCCCACCTTATGGGTATATTTTTGGATATCTTTTCTATGTTTGCCGATGTTATAACTACTTTACTTCCTCGTTTTTCGTGTTTGACTCTGTGCAATTCGTCTAGAATAAGAACTTTAAATTTTGTAAATAATAATTTATCTATGACATTTTCTAAATTATTTCCACTTGAAAAATTGGGATATCTAAGAATCGTCCATCGTTTTGGGTTCATTGGATCTGTCGATATTTCTGATCTCGCCTCTTCTCCCAAAACATCTATTATTTCTTGCACTATTTGTTTTTGAACAGCTTTCAAAGTGACGATCAATACATTTTCTTTCTTTTCTCTGGTCAATAAATCAGCAGCATATATAAATTGTATAGTTTTCCCGGCTCCTGTTTCGGAGCCTAGAATAGCATACTTTCTAGATGTTAAAAATTTAACACCTTCTTTTTGTAAATCGTATAGTTCAAATTTACTATTGGGATAATTCTCATTTAATTTATTATCTATAATATTTTTAAATTGGGGATTCAATTCTCCTTCAGCCTTTTCTGAATCATCTATTACACCAATCTTAATCTTTTCCTTTATTATTTTTTCTAATTCCTTTATATCAAATTCAAATCTTTCCATTATATCTTTAAACATCATTAACTGCTTATAATCCGCTGATACTTCGTATCGATATAATGTAGAATTCCAAGAATAATCATAAAATATATACTGTATTAAATTTTTCAAAAATTCCTTCGATTCAATTGGTTGATTTCTTACATACGATAATCCAATTTTATCGGACTCTAAATTCGTAAATATTAATCCTTTTTCGGATTCATTTTTTATCGGTTCTTCAACATCGGAATATAATGAATCTAATTCAGATGTGTTTAAACCGTATTTATCAAATAAAGATTTGAGTATTTTATACTCACTTGGGCTGCTGGATATTAAATGATTTTTGGTATTGAAATCGAAAGCCATCAATTTTGGTGTATATCCCCTAGACTTAGCATCTTGATACACACCATAAGATTTTGATTGTGGTAATTCTATTTGATGCTTTTTACCATATGGGGTGTTTATAGTTTTTACAAATTTGATTGATAATTCTGATGATTTAGTTTCTTTGTTATTTGTTATAGGATTTTCTTCACTCGATGTTGTATTTCCAATCTCTTCGACTGTTACATTAGGAAAAACTAAAGCATTTATCAACTTAGCCAATTCTAATTTCACATAGAATTGTTTATCTCCTAAAGATTCTTTGTTTTTACTGAAAAATTTAAATCTTGGGTAATCGTAATTACCGTAATTATCTGATTCCTTCGGTGTATTATTTTGAGAAAAGTATATATTTTGGGCTTGTTTTATTTGTTTAGATAAATTAGATCTTGGTGATATATCATCTGGATAAGTAACTAAAACCTTTCCGTATGATGTCTTGGTATGATCAATTATGATTTTCCTAGTTTCAGACTCAACCTCCTTCACTCTATCCTTCAACAAATCTTTCACAGATATCTCCAGTTGGTCATAATTTCTAACTTGTGTGTTTTTATAATTTCTGAGTATTCTCATCATTCTGTACAATATTTGTACAGTTACGGCATCGTCTTCTTGATCAAAATAAGGTAAAATATATGTTCTCGAATTGATTTTATCTGTCTGATTCATACCGATATCGTTCTTTTCTGTCACATCATCGGTATAATATAGATTCGTGAATATATCCTTGACTCTTTTAACTATATTACCAGAAACGATATCAGATGCATTGTTTTCGGTTAACAACATTAGTATCTTTTTAACTATCATAATCTTATTTAGTCCTTTATTTATCATATCGGATATATTTCTACGCTCTTGATTTGAGCCATTTTGGAGACTAAATAATCGAACGAAACGAGTTGACTTTGAGAGGAAGATGGTTTAGAATCAAGCAAAGTTTACACGAACATTTATATAAAATTATGAGCATTAAAGCACTATCAGATTATACATTTTATTCTCGTTATGCGAGATACAACAAAGACAAAAAAAGAAGAGAAACATGGGAAGAAGCAGTGGGTAGGGTCTTTGAAATGCATAGGAAAAAATATGCGAAACAAATAGAAGAACATCCAGAATTGGAAGAATTACTACAATTCGCACAATCCATGCAAAACAAAAAGAGGGTGTTGGCGGCACAGAGAACTCTACAATTTGCTGGCGATCCTATTGTTAAACATGAATTGAAAGTTTATAATTGTCTATTTACACACATTGATAGAAGTAGAGTATTTCAAGAAATTATGTATTCTCTCCTATGTGGTTGCGGAGTCGGGTTTTCGGTTCAAAAGCAACATGTATCACAATTACCTAAATTTAATTACCGTAGAGAAGGTGCTGTAAAGACAAAATATATTATTGAAGATTCTATCGAAGGTTGGGCTGATGCTGTAGGAGTATTGATCGAATCTTATTTAGAAACTCCAAATAGTGAATATAGTGGTGCTTGGATAGATTTCGATTTTTCAAAAATTAGAGAAGAGGGGGCGTTGATTGCTGGACAATTTAAAGCTCCGGGTCCAGAAGGATTAAAAGCATCTTTGATTAAAGTAGAACGAGTATTAAAGGAGAGATTACACAATTCGGGAACAGGAGAATTTGTAGGAAAACTTCGCCCCATTGATGCTTATGATATCATCATGCATATCTCTGATGCTGTTTTATCAGGAGGTGTTCGACGTTCTGCTACTCTTTGCTTATTTTCACACGATGATGACGAAATGCTAAACGCCAAGATTGGTGATTGGTTTATTACTAATCCTCAACGTGGACGTTCCAATAACAGTGCTGCACTTTTAAAGGGTCATGTAACTCGCGCAGAATTTGCTAAACTAATGAAATCTACAAAAGAATTCGGAGAACCCGGATTTATTTGGATGGATGATTTAGATATTGGTTACAACCCATGTGTTGAAATTGGTATGTATCCTAAAACTAGAGATGGTCGTAGTGGATTTCAAGGATGTAATCTAACTGAGATTAATGGTAAATGGTGTGATAGTAAAGAAAACTTTTTAAAGGCTTGTGAAGCATCAGCGATTATAGGAACTCTCCAAGCTGGTTATACTAATTTCAAGTATCTTTCTAAAGAATCGCAAGAAATTTTCGAAGAAGAAGCATTACTCGGATGCTCCATTACTGGTATGATGGACAATCCAGATATTCTTTTTAATGAAGAAATACAACAAGCTGGGGTTAAGTTCATTCTAGAAACAAATGAGAAGGTCGCTAAACTACTCGGTATTAAACCTTGCGCTAGATCTGGGTGCATTAAACCTGCGGGTAGCACTAGTTGTGTTCTTGGAACTGCGTCTGGTATTCATCCACATCACGCTAAAAGATATATTCGTAGAGTCCAAGCAAACAAGACAGAATTTTCTTTACAAGAAACCGAAAAAAGAAATCCTGCTGCTGTCGAGGAATCTGTATGGTCTTCTAACAAAACAGATAAAGTTATTTCATTTTTATGCGAAGTTCCTCCGGGAGCTATTGTAAAAAACCAACTAAAAGCTGTGGATCTTTTAGAAAAGGTTAAGTTGACTCAGCAAAATTGGGTAGATTATGGAACAGTTGTCGAGCGTTGTGTCAATCCTAAAACTAGACATAATGTATCTAATACCATTACAGTAAAATCAGATGAATGGGATGATGTTGAGAATTTCATATTTGATAATCAGCAATGGTTTGCTGGTATTTCGTTGTTATCCTCTTCGGGTGATCTGGACTATGCTCAAGCACCATTCGCTACGGTATTAACTCCATTAGAACTTGTTAAGGAGTATGGTGATGCGTCTGTATTTGCATCAGGATTAATTGTAGATGGTCTTGCCGCTTTTAATAATAATTTATGGAGAGCTTGTGACACTGTATTGGGATATGGTGAGAATTTAACACTTAGCCCCGGAGAACCAATTTATCCATCTACTAGAAATTATTCAGATTTAGCTTCGTATTTCATTAGAAAAGAAGCATATGAGAAATATAACAATAAAATTGATTGGATTCGTAGAGTTAAACAATTCGGTGATAGATATTTTGACGGTGACATCAAACGAGCAACATATTGCATGAAGCATGTATCATTATGGAAAACGTGGTGTGATCTTAAACGTGAATATGTAGAATTAGATTGGACTCAGGTTGTTGAGGATCACGAAACACATATTAATGCTGATACAATGGGAGCACAAGCCTGTAGTGGTGGCTCATGTGAGCTTGTATGATCACAAAATGTATATGTTATAATATAACATTCAGGGATATATTGATTGATAATATGTCTCTGAATAACATATGCAATAAATGTAGGATGTGTAATCCTTATATACAAGAAGCTATAAAAACCGGAATCACCGAATTCCCTATTGACTATTTTAAAAATTATGATAAATCTAAAAGAGATGAGATGGAAAGCTAAGAGACATCGTATGTCGGATGAAGAGGAAGAAGAAAAGGATTCGAAGACAATTACTGGATTTCCCTTATTTATAAATTCGCAGGAAGCTCAACAACCATCTTGTGGTATAAGAGTCGTAGAAAATAAACTATTTTTCTATGGTGAAATAGATGAACAATCTTGCCTAGAATTAAACCGTGTCTTGGTGGAATTGGATACAAAATTACAAAACCTAAAAAACACTCTAGGTGATGAGTATCTACCAGTCATTCATTTACATATCAATACACCGGGAGGTGAGATTTATGCAGCATTCTCTACAGTTGACACAATTCTAAATCTAAAATCAGATGTATATACTTATGCTGATGGTTTAGTAGCATCCGCTGGAACTCTAATATCATCGGTGGGCAAAAAAAGATATTGTGGAAGACACGCACATATGCTAATTCATCAATTATCAAGTGAAATTTATGGAACCTTTGCAGAGCTGCAAGCAGGTATGGATTCAGCAACAATGCTAATGAGGCTCCTAAAAGACTTCTATAAGAAGAATACAAAAATTCCCATGAAGAAATTGGATGAGTTGATGACTAAAGATATCTATCTTACTTCAGAAGAATGCGTTTCTTACGGTATTGTGGATTCTATTAAATAGTTTACACTAACTTTTGAGCTAACTTTCTCTCGTGTATTTGAGGTAAAGATTGAACCGTTGTTCCATGAGAATTCATACCCTCTTTATGAGCGAATTCTCTCACCATTTCATTACTGGTAGTTAACCTCATAGGTATACCGTGATGATGGTGACTGTGGGGATAATTCAAAATAAGATCGTCGTCAGCTAAGGCATATGATGGATACCATTGACCACCTATCAATGTCTCACTGATTACTAATCTTCTATTAGCATCTGTAGCGAATTTACCCAATACAGTTGTGTCTTGGGTCTGATGAACCTCTAAAGGTGCTGTTATATGCTGACAATACAATTCTCCTTCTACATATTGACCACCACCAACGATCAAATTTTTATTAATTCCTAATGATGACTCAACATATACCTGACGGTTTGTTCTCAACACAATCGTTTTTAAGGATTGTAATTCCAATCCATTCTCAGAAGATATCTGAACTCCATGAGAAGCGTTTATATTTATTTTTTTGAATCCTGCCTTTAAAGTAGCACCACCCAATTCCATAGGTCCAGTAGTTTTTAAATTGATACCACCAGAGCCAACCGTTCTAGCGATTCTATTCCCTACTACTTTATCGTCATTCCCACATGGAAAATTAGAACTGTTATCTATCTCCTCTACATGAGGAACATAATCGTGATTTTTATAAGCACCAATTGTAGATATTAACATCTCTAGTGGTTGACTCCTACCCTTTTCATCTATTCTTATAGATGGATAATCGTTTATGGTCGCTCCGATTTGTTCATATCTATGACGTTTAATAAAATTAATATCATCTCCACCATTACCCATTTTAGATTCTATTGGAGTTAATTTATCTTGAATATCTAAAATATCCTTATCAAGACTAATAGAATTCAATGTCCATGTTCCACCTTCAGTCGATGAAGATACAGAACCACCAAACTCGACAACACCGGGAGCATTTGATCCAGATATACCAGCGGATTTTTCTATAAGTTTAGAATCTAACTTTCTATTTGTAGCTGGTTTGGTTTTTTTATAATCTAAGACTCTGGAGAATTCAACCACTTCATCCTTATCACTTTTCCTTATAGGAATACCCTTATATCCAGTGAATGTGTTAGAAACCGATAGAATATCATTACCAAGGGTTGGATTTTTTGATTTTTCTCCATTTAGATTTGTAGTTGTTCCATTAGGAATACTATATCCACCTCTGGTGGTTTTAAATTCGGAATTCTTTAGTGCTATTTCTCTATAAGTATTTTTCCAATCTTCAAATGCTTGAATTTGAGACTCATTAGTAAATCCTTTTAAAGTATAAGAATTTTCTCCAACTCTATTTGTCGAAACCTTATTGGTATAAACTGTTTTATCACCACCAGAAGTTTCAAAAATATCATTTACTACATTAGTCTGTTTATTATTTGTAGCTAATTCCGAGTTTACGACATTGGTAAAATTTATATTAGATCCAGATCTATGAGATAATTTTATCTTCTCTTGTTCAGTGGTGTTATCGATATCTAAAGATCCACCACGTTGATTCAAGATTGTTTTGTTCCTATATATAAGAGACATATTAGTATTTAAGATATCAACTGTCAAAGTCTATGGATTTCTTGACTCCTAGGATATTCATATTATCTGTATCATCGATAAGAGATAATTCTCTATAATCATGATATTTACCGAAATAAACAGGATAATTAGAATCTCCTTCGTAATGAAATACCCAAACCTTTGACCCAACTTCTGGGATTCCAAACAATCCTTTGCCTTTGTTAACATGTTTAGAGGGTGCATACGAAAACGAATATGGATTACATTTACCAGATAAATTTGAAATTGGGTTCGAGAAAGCATCACCTAATCGGGTTCCAAAATTTTCATACAGAAAAGCTGGAGAAAATGAACCACTGGATAAAGTTGGTATTTCTGTAGTAGAAAATCCTTCCCCATAATTACAATCCGATATAACACATAGTTTACCGTCTTTATAAAATCTGAAATTATTAGATTCTCCAACTATAGGTGAGCATTGTTCAGCCCATGGTATAGCTTGAGCTATCTTTTCAAAAATATCAACATCTGTCCAATCACCATTAGTCTCTTTATCATTCCATAATGTTTTTAAATTTTCACCAACACCTTTAACATGGATTTGATCATATTGCTCAAACCAAGAATCAAATGGTTGATTAGATAACTCGGGTATATAAACTTTGACACGATTCAACCCTAGAGGATCGTTTGTTTTTACTACAATTCCCCTATATGGTTTAATATCAACCCTTTTATACTCTTGACCACTACCACTACCTCTCACAAACACGGGTTTGGTGTTTCTATTGTTGAAGATTTATTAATGCGTCTTTTTAGTCTAGCTTGTCTCATTTTTCTTTAATTTCTTCTGATAATAGTATTTAATAAGAAAAACCTTTCAGAATTCCTCCCGAAAGGTTTTTAGCTATGATAACAAACATCTATATCCTTATTTATAAGGAATGGTATTTTTTGGGAATCTTTTAGGAACGTAATCATCTTTATCCTTTTTTTTGAAGAATGGGAGGTACTGTAAATAGTAATTAAAAATGTTTGTATTTTTAAAATAATAAATCTGATACCACGATTCCTTGTGTGGGGAATCGGTATAATTATCATCATATTTCAATCGTTCGATTTGTTGAATAATGGCTCTATTTTTTCTAGCGAATTTTTTCAAATCCGATAGATTTTTAAAATAAAGACCGTATACATAATCTTCTACTTTCAAATGTTGTTTAAGTTTTCTATAATTTCTACAAAGCAACATAGACGTATCGATCTTGTGTCGAATTGGCAATGATAAATTCTTTTTAAATTCATCCAGTTTTTTTAGGCCCGCCACATTTTGTGTAAATAAATTGATCACATTCTGTTTATGTGACTCGGGAATTTTTTGTAATTCTGCTTCGAATTTTTCAATTTCTTCTTTATACATATCACTCATATTTAATTTTATGACGTTCATTGTCAACAAAAAAACCTTTCAGAATTTCACCTGAAAGGTTTTAGCTATGATAACAAACAACGAGAATTAATAACCCAATAGACGCTTACGACGAGAATCTTGTGTAGATACTTCATGAGTGGCTGATAGAGCAGATGTTGGAACAGTTGTGGTTGTAGATAACCAAGGAAATACTGTGTAATCACCGGGAGTCGTTTTAACCACAGCGAAATTTGATGTTGTTAAATTAGCTGGGATATTAAAGACAGATCCAGCAACATTGACTGTGACCGATGGATAAGCTGTAAGATTGAATGTTGGTAGAGAACTGGTTGCAATAGTGAGAGTAACTGGATTAAATGCAATACCAACGTCATCAGTCGATAGAGAAACAATACCCACATTTCTGGATGCAAATACTACACCAGCACCAGAAAGAAAAGATACGCCAGTAGCTGATAATGATGTTCCCACTAATGGTGGGAATCCTGTTTTAGCGGCAGATAAAAGATTTGTCTGAAAAATATAATTAGCCATATTATTATTTAGTCAAATTGGGAATATTTCACAATATATTAAATAGTTAAAAATTTCTGCTTAGGTGGAGTTCGGTTTCATCTCCATTATTTTGTTCATGTGATATATCAAATCCTTCTATTTTGGGAATTAAATATTTTTTATATAAAGAGGTTCGATTATTCCCCTTAGATGATATAGTTAATACTCTAACATCATAATTATCACCATCATAATCTATGAAAGAATTTGTTATATCTATAATTGTTGCAAAGATTCTAAATGCATTCCCGGTTCCAGTCTTTTCAATATCCAATTGATATTCACCATTTTCTCTTTGACCTTTGATCATTCCAAAAGCTATTTCCCAGTATGTATCATTATATCTATTTTGCCTAGCATACCACATATACGGTGTTCCATTTTCAGTCTTAAAATGAATCATTTGAACAGGGTCTAATACATCTTTGGGATATTCTTCTCCATCATCATCCCAATCATCGATCACTTGCGATGTTTTAAATGTATTCTTCCATGGGTATGGGTTATCCAAACTTTCAAATATAGTAAATAACTGATCAAACTTCATATTAAATATTTAGTAATTATTCAATTCGTATAATTTACTACCACAATCCCAAATCTTAAAATATTTTTCATTTTTCATTGGATATATGGGGGAGGTTAAAATTTAGTCCACTCATAAAGTTTTGACCCACAATCCCAAATCTTAAAATATTTTTCTCTTTTCATTATTTCTTCTTCTGTCAGAGACTCATCGTAAGAAGGCATATCAACTAGCTTATGCTTTTGAAATTTGACTCTGTGTTCTCTAGTTTTGAACGTTTTAGTATACCAATAGTTTGGTGTAGTATTTTTAACAAAAGTGAAGCCTATTTTATTATACATATCACCATTACTCCATCTTCGATCAGCATATGAATAGATTTTAGTGGGGTTTATATTTTTTATAAAATGAGCTAATAATTTACTCGCACCACCAACTACATTAAAATTAAAGATCGTACAATATCTACCAAGTTCCCATTCCCCCTCTACGGGTTTGTGTCCAGTTGAAGTTCTTCCTTTATTAAATGTCATTACTGCAACGAGCCTATTTTTATATGTTAAACCGTATTTATAAGAGGAACCTATAGCACCTTGAATGTGATATTTTTCCAAAAATTTACTACATATATTCGAATCCAATTCAATTATTTTACATTTTCTGGCGTGTATTTTTCTCTTGTTTTGTCCAACTGAATTTTTAATTTTATTTAAAACTATTCGTTTCTTTACTGGATTATACATTTCATCATCAAATATTGTAAATAATTTTATTCCATTCTCTTCGCATTCGTTTAGTTTATTAACATGATTTGGTTTTGCGTAACTAGGACCAGCGGTAGAGTGCCAATATAACCCACATAGTTCTATTCCAAACATTTTATCTGGAACAAATAGATCTATTTCTTTACCAGATGGTAGCTTTCTGTATCGATATTTGTAATCCACCTCTAATGATTCTAGCAATTCTTTACAAACAACTTCATGTTTAGATCCTGTAGGTTCGCAATAATTACATATAGGAGAACTTCCATTATCACATGAGGATATAAAACTAGATTTACATTTATTACATGACCAAGGATATTGTTTATATCCTCTCACTCCACCGAATTCTTCTAATGAGAAAAGAGGTTTACAGTGGGTAAATTTTTTAATAAGATTGGTATATGATCTTTTTAGATGCGCCTCTTTTGTTTTAAGGATTTGTTCAGGAGAATTCTTTTTCCCTCTAACACTCTCTTTATATTCATCAGTCTGTGTGTAGTTTGATACACCATATTTTTCAATATTAGAATCTTTTATTTTTCTCTTACCCTCTTCACTAGCAAGATAATTACTTGTTCCATATTTTTCTAAGTTTGATTGCTTTCTGACTTCCACCACCTCAGAGAAATTATCAAATCTACATTTATTACTACAATACTTCATAAACTCCTTCGTGGTAGTATTAAATTTTGTATCAAATCCACAGACACATTTAGGTGTTTCATAAATATCATTCAGATAACAATACAGCATTAATGTGTGTGATTTTTGTAGTTTAGTGTCTATTCTTTTTTTGATATGATCCAGAGCTTCCTTACCGATGATTAATTCAGTAAGCTTTGGTTTAAAAAATCTTAGAGATCCTTTGTATTGTTCCTTGGATACTTTTAGAAGTTTGTCTTTGATGTCGATATCTGTCATAAGAGTATTTAACCATATGCTCCTAAAATGTCAACAAATATCGTTCCAGACACGAAGAAACCAGAGGATCTTCGGTTCCTCTGGTTTCAATTTGATTCGTATTGTTACTAGGCTGTAACTAGTTGATTTGTAATGACTTACAAATACACGCTAGTACTTCCGGGTGTAAACGCAACGCCTAGTCCCTTGACTACAATAATATGGTAATAAAGATTTGCACCGAAGATGTTGTTAACGATACCGTAACGGGTCATTAGACCAACGCGAGGTGTGAAGTTAACAGGATCGATAGCTCTTTGAACCATGATTGGAATATATGGACAATAGATTATTCCCGTATCATAATACTCAGAACCTTTATAACCCATCAAGCAATACTCGACTGCATCAGTGCGAGTTGGACGATATCCATTGTCTCCGTATAGAGTTGAGTTCTGTGTCTCGGTACGAGTGTCACGATAAACGGTGAAACGAGATCCAACAGTACCAACTTTAGCGATACCAACACCAGCAGTAGAAACTGTGCCATTGATTTCGTATACCTTGAAGTCAGGAAGCATTTCGAGGATACTGCAAACGCGAGGAGTAGCGATAACAAAGTTAGCGGCACCTCTACGGTTACGAGCAGCCATACGACCAGCTTCGATTACAAGACGTTGATAGAATGTAAGATTACGTTCAGCAGTCCAACGACCATCAGCACTTACTGGACTCCAGATGGAGATACCAGCACCATAACCAGCGTTAAACGCGGCTTGGATCATACGCATAACAACTTCACGGTCGATTTCGGCTTGAATTTCATAAGACATAGCATTAGTAAGCTCGCCATCGATGTCGATGCCTTGCATATTTTTGATATCTTGTTCAAGTTCGATAGACCAACGGGTAGCAAGTCTGCGAGTTCCAGCTTCGACTGAGGTTTTTTCAAACTTCATTTCGATTTGTGGAATACGACCAGTGTTCTCGTAGTTTTCGAGTAGTTGTGCGACACCTGTATCTTGTAGACTGAAGCCCCATTCTGCGTGACCACTTAAGGCAGCAGAGCTAACACCAGTAAAACGAGTATCAAGAAGTTGATAGCCAAGTTCCGAGGACGGGACAGTGGATAGAGACGGACTTGTAGGACCGTTTCCACCATATCCAAGACCTGGGTTTGTGCCACGAGTTCCAACACTTGTTTGACCAACGTGATCGGTTTCATTTAGGAAGTTTGATTGATATGCATAACGCAGAGCGAAAGCTAGACCAACCGGACCACCCATAGGTTGAACACCGCAAATCTCGTTGGAGATAAGTTCAGGGAAAGTACGACGAATCATAGGAATGAGAATCTTAGGAAGGCGGGAGTCTCCAGTAGCATATCCGTCAGCTTTGACAAGACCTTGTGTTGCATTGGCCCCAGCAGTAGCTCCGAAAATACCAGCAGAAGAGTTTCCAGCTTCTTCGATACACCATCTTTCTTGGTTTTCTAATAGCATCGCAGTTGTCTTATAGACATGCTCGTTTTGAATGGCTGGGATAGAATTACTTTCGTAATCTAGAACCTTAGCCCATTTTCTAACAAGCCCTTGAATTTTGCTTTCATTACCAGTTTGTGGAATTTCTTTCATATAATTTTATTTCTTTCTATATTTGTTCAGGTCATTGTGACCTCATAAGCGTTGTGAGATTTTTAGACTTAGGATACTTTTTTGGTCCCCCAAGTTTTGGAAAGCTCTGAGATATACATGTCACCATGGCTATCATCATTATTATTTAGTGATTCTTCTACAATTTTTTGTCTAGGAACCACATCGGGCTTGACAGACCGATTATTGATTGCTTCTTCTTTAAGAGTTACAAGTTTTTCTTTCTCTTGTTTCTCAAATAGACGAAGCGTATAATCAAAGTTTTCATTAATAAACTTAACAGATTTACCATCTAGAGCTTTACGGATAAAGTTCTTTTTGGTTTCTGGTAGTTTAGCAGTTTTCTCTTCTAGAAGAGACTTAACCTGAACCTTTTCATAAGATTCGGTTAACTTATTAAGTTTACCTTTGAGTGAGTTGTTTTCTTCTTCTAACTTATCGATTCTATTTTTACCATCTAGAACAGCACCTTTAATAGAATTATTGACCATAGCAACATCAACACCCAGAACTGCTCTCATGTTCTCAAGAACATTATAAGCGGATTTGTTTTTAACAGCTTGGGCAATATCTTGAGCATCGACTGCTTCAGCGATGTATGCGTCAATGAATTGTCCAACAGTTTCAACGATTTGTTTTTTGAAATTTTTAGCACCTTTATCTAAGTCCTTATTGATCTTACGCTCATAAAGTTTAACTACCTTAACGAGTTTAGATGCATTGTTCTTATCAACGGCTTCAACCAGACGCTTCATTTTCTTAGTGCGATCTTTATCAAGCACAGTGATAAGTGATTTTAGTTTATCAGCATATTGATCATCCTGTTCGATCAATGCAGCTTCTACTGCAAGTTCAACTTTGGAATCAAAAGCTTCTTGAATGGCATTCAAAGATTCTTCGGTTAGAATCTTTTGAACATCTTCTGAAAACAGATTTTTAAGGCTCATAGATATATTTAGTCTTTTGTATTAAAATAATGGTGTATTTAACTCAGCTTTAATTTTTTTAGCTAGTTTTTGTTCTACTATCCTTTTAAGATAGTCATCAGCTTTAGAATAATTTTTAGAAAGAACGGAATTAACAAATCTATGTATAGTTGCGTTTTCCTCATAGGACTCCTTTACACAGTTAGGGACTTTTCTATCACCTTTCTTTTTCATTCCTTTTTTCACGTAACCCTTCCAACAGGATTTAGATTCTTCATCTTCATCATTCTTGTTTTTTCTATTATAAGAACCTTTACCTTTTTTGGGTGTTTCTACTTTAGTCGCTGGAGCGAATTTTTTACGATCCTTCACGTTGGGTCCTTTGAATGTGACCTTTCCTGATTTCTTCATTTGTTTAGAAAGTGATTGTTCGTCTTCTTCTCCTTTTCGAATAGTATCTCTGGAAGGCTTTTTGGATTTATTTTGTTTTTTGATATTGCTACCAATTTCTTTATCGTCATACAAATTTCCTAAATTAGCTGGTTTGCGTTTTCCTCTTACTGGGACACCCTCTTCCTTGGCTTTACCAAACTCCTTTTTCTCTTGTTGAGATTTAGGATGTCTAAGCCACTTGGGTTGTTCTTTTTTCTTAGAATTGCTCATAATAGTATTTAATTAAGAGAGTTGATAAATTTTATAACTTGTTCACGTAGATAAGAATCAGCATCTTTTCTTGGAATTTTTGAGATACCCTTATCAAATCGAGAATAAAATTCTTCATATTTTCCATTATCGCCGATAACAAACTCACGAGATTCCAAAATTCCGTTAACAAATGCTGTTGGGAAACTTGGGTCGGCTACCATATCCCAAGCAACAATATGTAAATTCCTGACGATATTATGATCGGTTGACTCTTCTAAGGTTCCCAAAGATCTAGTAGAAACTCCAAGCGATACACCTTGATTAATCAAACCTTTAACCAAATTACCAATTGGTAAACCTTCTCCTGATAAAATTTTAGATTTACCATACCAAGTCCCATTGTCTTCATATAACTTAGTTACCATATGACAGGCACGTTCTGGATTTACCTCACTGGTGCTACTGTGATTCAATTCACCCATCGATCTATTGGTATTAACCATTTCATTAATGTATCTCGAAATATCTCTATCTAATTCTTCTTTAGGATATACACGTTTGTTTTTATTTTTCGCAACACCTGTGTATGGTCCTTGAATATATAGAGTGCTCCCTGTTCCAAGTTTGTTTTGTTCTTCTACAATTTCCATACCATCGAAGATGTTTTGGTCTGGATACATCAATTTTAATCGTAACATACTATTATTTACACATTTAAATTAAGAAATCTAATTTTACAGGGTAAAATCCATCCTTTTTAGTATAAGCCAACAATAAAAACTCCATATCATTCTTTTCACAGAACTTTATAGCGTATTTCCACTTAGCGTTGTTTGTTACCCAAGTTGATTGTTCAACCAATAAAGCTGATTTTTTCTTCTTGGATCGGGGATCTGGTTTAACAGTTTCTCTTTCAGACTTAAGTTCTATCAGATATTTTTTAATCTTGTCACCTTCTCTGATTTCAACATAATTATCTGTAAAATATGTTCGATCTTTCCTTTTAACAGGATCGTAGTATTTTACAGTTACACCCTCACTACTCCATCTTAGAACATTATCATTCGAATCTAACCATCTCATGAATTCTAATTCAATACCAGATCTATACATCGGAACATCTTGACCGATTAATTTACTCTCATTTTTTGGATGAAAATATCCTTGTTTGAATTTACAATTTCTTGGAGATGGATTTATCATTCGTTAATTAAGGGTTCTCCTCTGGTAAAACAATATGTTCTTCTTCAGGATATACAATTTTAAATAACCCATCCTCACCCAAAACAACGGGTTTTCTCATACCTATTGAAGCAATGGAATCAACTCCTCTTTGATTGAGAATAAAATTAATCCCATTGGCTGTCTCTGCATGTTTTTGGAATATATTATTCATTTCGACAGGACCTTTCTGGTTCATCATCTCGATCAATAGATTGTCTTCAGTTTCCCAAAATATATCCATTGCTTTATTGAGATTAAATGCAGCAGATTTGATATTGTTGATAAGAAGTTCTAATTGATCATTGATTTCAATAAGACGTTTTTCTGTTTCGGTTTTATCAGGTAATATAGTTATCATGATTAGTTATTGCATCTTGTTATGGATAAAAAGCTCCCGATATCCAATGTAGTATTAGCAGCGGCAACAGCATTTGTTTGGGCGATTTGAACTGATATCGTTCCCGCTGACGTAACTACCAGTTTACCCTTTCTCCAAGTTACTTGTGATCTATTCGATGGTGCTGATTCAACTAATACATTTCTTGATACTAAAGCATTCACAACAGAACCTGCCGTTGTAGCATTATCCAAGATTCTATAAGTGGTTCCTGTGGCTGTCGCGGTGCCAGTAAAGTTAATACGATCTTTAACACCAGAGGTTGCGTAAGAGGCGTTGCCGTTGTGGATTAAAATACAATCAATGTAATAAGTGCCTACAGGAAGATCAAATGTTAGATCAGGGACGTTTTTATACGTTGTTGTATTAACATCTGAATCGAATTGTGCGGATAATGCTCCAATATAAGATGTTGCATAAGCTGTGTCTCCTAATTGTTTTGTCAGAACATCATTAGGTGATAATGCGCTTAACAGTCCTTGACCATTAGCGGTTATCTTACCTGTAGCTGTAGTAGTTCCAAGCAAAGTGGTGTTACCCGATACATTAAATGTCCCATTAACGTCTAGTCTAGTTGATGGGGATGAAGTTCCTATGCCTACGTTACCCTGTATAATAGCTCCATTTGTAGGTGCTGTAAGAAGAGTGTAGCTTGTTCCGACAACCATGTTCCCATTTACTACAAATTTCGAAGTTATATTGCCAACATAAGGTCCCACAGCTAGCCCACCGCCACCCCTGCCGACATACAGTGTTTGAGAACTATTTAAATTAATGTTAGGAATAGAAAAATGAGTTCCATAGAAAAGTGTGCTTCCAAATGGTCCATCCAAAGTTAGCAAAACTGATTCCTCAGTTTTATCGTCTCTTATGTAAAGCCCGCCTCGGTTATTAAACTGTGAGTAGGTTGTTGCATCAAAATTGAATTCAGCAAGATTCGCAGTTTGGGACGCTGCACCCTGAACAATTAAACCCTTAGTTGCGGCAGAAATGGATAACACATCAAGCCTAGCAGTAGGTGATATAGTGCCTATACCAACTCTATTATTAACACTATCAACAAATAATGTGTTAGAATCTACTGTAAGATTATTAGTTACAGATAAACCACCTGTGACAGTTCCACCAGACAATGGTAGATAATCCATCGGTGGATTAATCCAAGAAGCACTATTAGATTGAACTGTGGTGTAAGTATTTTGCCAATTTCCTGATAATGTGGATACATCTGAACCCCCACCTCCAACAGTAATACCCAAATAATTAGATGCTGATATTGTTCCTACTACGGTCAAGTCTCCATTCATCATCCCACCATCAGCAAATTGTTGAGCGACTGAACCACCACCAGAATAAACAGCGATATATTTTCTTAAATCTGTTTTATAATTTTCGAATTTATTATGGATGATAGAATCATATTCCTTTTTGAGTTTATCTAGATTGACTTTTTCTGGATCTTTTTTCTTAGATTCTAAAATATATTCGACTGGTTTTTCTTTAGGAATTTTTTTGATTTCCTCCAACAAATCCATTTTAGATTTATTGACCAAATCAATAATATATTTTCTAGATTCCTCTGTTACATCGAATGTTTTTTCTTGAATGTTTACGATTCGTTCATCAAAATATTTTTCGATATCAGATAATTGACTCTCAATTTTTTCATTGATTTCCTTATCAATTTTTTCAACTAAAGTTTTGACATTGCCAGCACGGCTGAGTGCTTTGTTTACCCCTTTATTTATATTATCATTGAGTTCAATATTAGCCTTTTGAATAACTGATAATTCTTTAGAAACACTTTCCACTAAAGTTTTTTCAGCTTTGCTTCCCAATTTTCCTTCCAAATTTGATTCTATAGAAGAAACTTTCTCGACTATTTGTAAGGCAATTTCATTTAAATCCTTTTCCAATTTCGGATAAACGCTTTCGTTGTATAGCCTTTTGATGAGAGATTTGATTTTTGTGTCAAAAATCAATGAAGCATTTTTGAAGTCCTTTTTTAATTCAAGCTTCAAATCTTCCTTAATATCAGAAGCTCTATTATCAAACCCGTCTTTTAGTTCATAATAATTGTTGCTATATTCCTTTAATATCTCACCCTTCAGTTTATCAGAAATATTAGTAAATTCACTGACCAAACTCTCTCTAGCTTTCTCTAAGACATTTTTAAGAAGCTTATTGTTTTTCTTGGATTCGGATGAAAGTTCATTAGCTTCCAAGATCTTGGCTCTTTTTATAGCCTTTCTAGCTTCCTCTTTAGCTCTCTCTATTTGCTCCAAAATTTCCTGTTTAGATTCAGATAGTGTATCTTCATCTATATTATCAGTTTCCAAAACAAAATCTTCGTGGTCTATAGGTAATTCAATATTTGACTCGTTGAACAGAATCTCGGATTGTCCTTTGATGAGGACAAATGGATATAATACTTCCTCTCCTTCAACAATGATAGGAATTTGAACCACTGGATGTCCCTTATAATCAGAGATTTTTTCTAGTGGATATTTCTGTTCATTTAGTTCAACCTCAAAAACACCAAAGAAAATTTCTTCAAAATTTTCAACCTGTATGATGTTTAGTGGAGAATTTGTTGAAGTATGGTTAACTTCTTCGCCAAATAATTTCATTCGAGATTATTTAGTCAAATGGAATATTTTGTCAATTATCCAACAAACATCATCGGAGGTGCGCTAGTGTGACCACCCTCAATGAGAAATTCTTCCAATGCTTGTTTTTCAGAAACACCTTCTTGTAAAACAGATTCACCATTTAAAGTCCCACCACCCAATAAAGTCACCCCTGTTATGTGTGTTAGTATACGACCCCACATAATTTTAGACAATGCTGTGGCATAATCGAGAACCCATTTTTCTTTTACAATATCTTTCAGTGGGCGTTCAACATAACATTCCAAGACTCCATAAAATCTATTTGATTTTGGTTGTGGCATAAGTCTCAAGTATTGTGTTCTTGGATCGAAATGTATATCTCTTTTTATAGCTAAGAGTTTTTCTCTAGTATCTTGCCAGTCTTTTACAGTATGCCATGATAATAAATCAAATCCGAAATTACCCATAGCGTAAGAATAGTATGTTTGTTGTGCCATTGTTTGTTCCATAGAAAACAATGTATTGACACCACTAGAGCTTCCTTCCACGAAATCAATTACATCAATGACTTTTCGATAATCCATAACATCGTAATCAAACATGTTGTTATATTTTACAACATTTTCAACTTCTTCACATTGAACCGTGAAAGGTTTTTTTGGTGATACAATGAATAATGAACTTAAAGATGAATTAAATGCTGTCAATTGTGAATATGTAGATTCCTCCATTACCTGCATTGCTGGTAAACCATCAGATGGGATAGAAGAACTTAAGGTAGAACTTGACACGAAATATGAACTGGGTATGGCTGATGTGAGAATGTATAAATTTTCTCTTAAGGTAACATTATAATCTGGATTGGATTTTTTGACCTCATTTAATTTTTCTGATAAAGTAAATCCTGTATTAGCGACTGTGAAAAGATGGTCCAATCTAAGACCTTTATTTTTATCATATAGATTGCTATCAAATATCAAATACTCCTTTGTATACCCAGCATATTGTGTATAAAATTCACAAGCCATGCTAATAGAATCGTATAATTGGTCAGGGTGAAGTTCAACATTGATCATTGGATGACCCAACATTCTCAAAATTCTAGCACCCAAAGCTTGAAAACACTCTATCTTAGACGATAGATTTGTGCTCATAAAGGCTGATATTGGTTGAACATTACACAATTCTGACATAAAACTATTTAATCAATTAAATATTTTCATGGCTCTGACTGATAATAATGGAACACAATATTATGCGATTTCTTGTGGAATTCCCTCAACTACAACAAATCTCAGTTCTAATAATTCAACCGGGTATTATCGAAATTCTGCAAATGAATTTATTTTATGGGGTCAATCAACACAATATGCGTCTGTAACATCCAATAATGGATCTCAAAATTATTTTTATAAGTGTAATACACCATCCACAACAATTAATTTGACAGCTAATAATTATACTGGGTATTATTATAGTTCAGCGTTTAACTGTGTGAGTTTCTGTGATTAAGCTTGTGGTTCTTCACCAACTATAGGTAATTCTGGTGGATTTCCCGCATTTGGGGGTGGTTCTTCACCACCACCGATATCCATTCCTCCACCCATATCTGGTGGCATTCCACCTCCACCCATAGGTGGTGCTCCTCCACCCATATTACCACCTTCGGCTGGAGCACCAGCTTGGGCTTGTTGTAATAGTTGATTCTTGAAGTCTGGACCCATCGTTAACAACATATTCAATTCCCATTCCAGAGCCATTTGCAAACGAAGAAATTCGTTATTAGCTAAGATTTCTTTATCAGTAAATCCAAGAGCCTTTTTCATAGCGAAAGCAGTGGCTATTTTTCCACTAGAAATCATATTACTGAAAGAGTTGATCTTTAATTCCATCTTTTGGTTATTTCTAAGTTCATAGAAATTAGATGGAGGATTGAAAATAACATTTATATTTTGCTCAGTTAAATCATACTCCTTAAACATTTTACGTAGTTTAAGATGCGTGATGAATCCTCTTTTTAGACCAGAGGCGAATTTTTGCTGTTGGCGCATGATCATCCTTGCAAATTTCAATTCTTCACGTAGAATGTCTGCACCATCTCGAAACGAGTCGTCTGGATCTAAACGAGAGGTTGGTGTTTTCAAAGAACGATAAAGTTTCTTGATGAAGAAATACAACCCTTCCATTTGATCATCACCTGATTGTCCACCGATTTCTTGAACAGTTGTAGGTTCTGTCCCTTGTCTTTTAGCAAACCAATAAGAATCTAGGGTTGATTGAGGACTATATTTCTTAACAATATCTCCCTGATCGGCATCAAATGTTTTGGTGGACCAATATTGAGCTTGTAGTTTTCTAAGATACGCTTCAGCTTGTGGAACAGGTAATCTACCAACGTCTACGTTAAAAACAAATCGTAAAGGAGCATGGACCATTCTATGGATGACAATAGCATCCTCCATCATGGATAACTGACGATATGCTCGTCTAGCGTTTTCAATAAATGGAACAATAAACTCCTTAGTGTCATTATATGAAGAGTTATTGATATAAACTACTTGATTTTCCTCATAAGGAATTGGTTCATATTTTTCTACTTTTCTAGGATCATTTTTATCGAAAATAGGCTTTTGGTAAAGAAATCCTTTAACCAACATATTCTGTATATTTCCATAAACTGGATCGATCAAATCAGAAGGGATATTGATAACCCCAAGCACACCTTCATTCACATAATCCTCATGAATAATCTGTTCAAAATATAATTCCCCTTCAATTAAAAATTGTCTAAAATATTGCCAACCATTATTATGGAGATCATAATGCTCCATATATTTTTCAAATTCTTTCATAATCTCTTCCTTTTTATCGGATTCAATTTCTGAATTTTTGAATTTTAATTTTACAATGTCATCGTTTTCATCAGGATTTATCGTCTCATCGCAAATTTCATCCAAAGCATCGGCAATTTCTGAGAACGCAGCCATGGTTCGATAATCGCGCATACGTCCCGGTTTATCCTCAGACGCCGTAGCATACATGATATTCGAGAAACTCTTATCTTGCTCAATAGCAGAGAAAGCTGTATTATTATAATCATTGCTTAGAGTTACAGAATTTTTCGCAATCGCCTCTGGACGGCGCATCCCGACATGTTGGAAATACTTATATTTTGGATTTTTAGACTCATCAGAATCTAAAACATTATAATTATATGGTAATCGATTCTTCAAATATGAAGTCATCGATCTATCATATGTCGATGATTTTCCATCTCTAGAAATATTTGTGCGATTATTTGGATTGTTCATCAAACCTGCCATATGAGTATTTAATGTCAATCAATTAAATAACAACGATTTCGTAATTATTAGAAATCCATCCAGCACTATTAGACGTAACTAATGTAAATAATCCACTACTCAAAAATTCTGATGTGAGAGAGATTGAAGCTATGTTGTCATTTACCACTTCAATTAAACTATCCGGTAATTTGTAAGCAGATATTGTCGGATGTTTGAATGTAGTTATTTTTTTGTATTCTAACCCACTAATAACATTATTGGAACTCAAAAACCATTCGTTATCGAAATTAAACCTTTTACCGTATAAAGTTATGATATTGTCATTCAGTGAATTTATCGTTATCGATGATCTATAAGACTTACCGTTTATGAATTCGTTTGTGATTTCTGGATAAGCTGAGATAGATATGACATCTACTGGATAGGAAGACAACCCATTGAGTGTGAAGTCTGAACCAGTTCCAAGAGTATAAAAACTATTATTAACAACATAAATCGGAGCAACTGTTGTCTCCAATGCTGGGAAAATCCATCCCTTTATAGTAAAGGATGTATTAGCAATAATCCTATGCTTTTCTGCTTTATCAACTTCAATAGGTTCTTCGTAATCAAAAGAACCAGACCAAGATACTTCTGATCTCAATTCATCATCAAAATCCATCCCAAATTCTTCTGGAACTTTCCAAGAGATTATAAAATATGGATTACAATAGGGTATAATATTCGATACGATTTGATCTATATCCTCTTTGTAATGAGCTATTACTGAAACGTCTATATCACAAGATACAGGTATTGGCATAGGAATCTTTGCAACATTTTTAGAATTAACATGATGACGATACATATGTTGATCCTTATGCTGAACTCTGTCTGGATCGCGCTTTAGATTCTTTCTATTGATCGAAATCGCAGGTAAAGTTATATTCTTAGCTGGATTTACTATATCGAAAAGGGCTCTTTGTTTAGAACCATTGATATATCTAACATTTATTTTTTCTTTCGGAATACCGTTTTTATCATATCTATATAAAAACATTCCATCAAATGCCGCTACAAATTGCGACATCATGTTATAAGCCTCTCGAAAATAAGAATAGTTATGCACTAATCATATTTAGTTACTGAAATCTATCTATGAAAAACTTCGGCAACTTCTTCTTATTTCTATGAACAGCGTCAAAAATACTTCCATCTAAAATATACGTCACACATTCATCATCCAAAGATCGAACCCCACGACCACAAGCTTGGATTAATGTTTTCAACATAGCATTGGAATACCAATCTCTATCAATCTTCATTAACTTTTCAACTCGGATATCTTTGGTAGGTAGCCAAGGTGCTTTCAAAAGAATTTGAAATTTTCCAAGATCACCCTTCAAATCAACCCCATAAGTCATGCTAGGACTCACTAGGACAGTGGGTTCCTTACTTCGCTCATGAATGTCCAGAAGTTCCTCATTACGCACTCCACCTTCTCTACATAGCAAACGAGAAGACTTTACGTTGTTTCTAATATAGTCGGTTATAAACTGAGTGTGGGTATGAATAATTCCCTTTTCGTCCTTATGCTCTTCCAACAATTCCGAAACCTGTTTAGCGATTTTTGGAAGCATTTGATCCATATTTTTGAAATTTAATTTCTGCGAAGCTAAGATATAAATTGGTGCTTTCTCGGAATCAAAAGCAGAATCAACCTCAATATATTCGTAATCTGTTATCCCTAAATTTTTACAGAAATTATGTGGATCAATGATTGTAGCAGACATAATAACAACACGATCAGCGTGGTCAAACAAAAAGCTAGAAAGTTTATCAACCTTTAAAGGTATGAATCTAATTTTTTTGTCAACTCTTTCAATTAGATATTCTGAATCGTAATAAGTCCCAATGAGAATTTCTAAACTAGATTGTAGATTCAATAATTTAGAATATTCACCCTTCTTTTTATTGAATTCCATTGGATCATTCTTACCTTCTTTAAAGTATTCCTTATATGATTCCACATTAGTTGAAACATTTCTAAGAAGTTCAGATAACCAATTGACAACTTTAGCAGGCTTTTCTTCTACTGGAAATGAAGAAACAGAGGTGTTAGTCTTCATAAGAAAAGGGATATCTACTTCGCATGTGAATTGCGAGACGAGTTGTTCCTCCAACTCCGATCCCTCATCACAAACCAAAATTTCTCTCTTCTTCAAGTGCTCTGGTAAAGAGAAGAACATACTGTAATTTAATGCTGCAAATCTACTCTTCAACATCTTATTCCTCTGATTGTAATACGGACATTTGTTAGCTTTCCAACAATCGTTTTTCATTCCCTTAACGTAGATACAAGGAGCAACATCTACTGTCATTTCATCATCCACTTTACACTGATAGTTGCTTTGACCTTTTAATACTCCTGTTTCTGAGAAAGTATTTTTATATTGATCTTGAAGAGATTTAGTGATTGTTAATGCATAGCAACCAAAGGTTTCATCACCCATAACACTCAACCCATCCTCCCCAAATATAGAATAATTATCTACATTTTCTTTAAATTTCTCCGATGGCTCATTGGTAGAATTCGATAAAGTTAGAGGAAGGTGGCCTTTCCCCGATCCGGTGGGAGCATTCACAATAACATATTTTTTACCATCCGAAAAAGCCTTCTCTATCTTTTTTAGAATGGTTGTCTGGGATTTGTTTGGAGAATATCCCTCTGGAAAATTTAAAATTAAGTTGGTCATCTACTGAAATTATACTCACAAAGATACCAAAAGTCAAGCAGATAAAGTGATTACATGGAGATAATTGTCGTGCAGTCTGGAAGCTTCTGATTTATTCATAAGTTTCATCTTCCAGTATAATTCTTCTGTTCTTGGGCAAAATGCTGACAATGAATAATCAAACAAATAACCTTTGGGATTTTTAACAACTCTAAACGGATAAGGCAAATCATACTCTATAGTTTTTTCTTCATTCTCCAATTTAAATCGTATGAAAAATTGTTTTGTATTAAAAACCTTAACCTTACCTTTTTTAATCGATTTCCCGTCTATTTGAAAATCTACATTTTTTAACACGATATCTTTAAGATCATTCTCCAGTTTAATCATGATGTTACTTACAACAATTTAAAAATTAATCAAGTGATAGAGTCTATCCATTGTGATTTTTGCCCAAAGGACATTGGCGCAAATACCTTATCATAATATTTCCAAAAAGTTTCATCTCCGGGTATTGTCTGTCTTAGATAGCATGTGTCCATACTCACATTGCGATATTTGCATTGTATTATATCCCAAACCACTACGATGTTGTGTTTTACTTCGTCCAACCTCCTGCTTGTCTTTGGTTCTTCAAAAGAAAGAGATCGTTTTCCTCTTTCAGATACTTGGATGTTTCTACATAATGTGCATAGCATTCTCCTAACCTCCGGTCTTCCCGGTGCTCTCTCGGGTCTTCTACGCACAAAAACAATCTCACAGACATTATTAGTGAGTATATTTTTTAACTCACCTCTTTGAATTTGTCTATCAGATTGTTTAATTTGAGATTGATAATTCTCTTCTTCTTTGTAACCATCGATCTCTTGCCAACTTTTTAAGAATCGACCCCAAGCATCACGAAGATTTCCTTTAGAGTCCTGCCAAATTCTTTCATATCTGTCTTTGGTAGAACGCTTCGCCATTCAATTATTTAGTTGCCATGATGGATACAAACGGAGAATCAGAATTATAATCCATAATAATATGTGGGTAAGTATCCGCTAAATATTTCTCCATTAATTTTTTAAAAAGACTTACTCTTGAAGGATCTTTCCCATTTGCCTTTATACAAATAGCCTTTAGATTTATATGATTCTGGGAATCACCCCAAAGGCTATCCAACATAGCACCCTTCAATCCAGAAAATAACCCCTTTGCAGCTAAACCAACTTCTCCTGTGGTATGTTGACGACCTCTTTCATCTTTGAAAGATATATAACACATTCTGTCGGTAGGTTTTAGATCTGAAAAATGTTTATTATATAAGCGAAACGCTTCGGTGGGTGAATCATTTTTATTATTTGCTAAAGTATTGTTGATTATGGTATCGTTTGTTTTCTTAGGATTTAAGAAACTGAAAAAAACATAAAACGATTGACCATTGTTCAATACAACCTCATACACATCCTCGGTCCCATTCGCGGATTCACCAGAGGATATTTTTTTCAAACTTTCCCATAACAAAACTGAATCTGATCCCATTCCAGATTCGAATAAATAATCCCAATCGAAATTACCACGACTTATATCTTCGTATAATTCACCCAGAGTTGTCTTGTCGTAGTCTTTCATAATCACTTAGCTTTACAAATACCAAACAATCTTTGCTCATTAAGGAATAGACCGTTCTTCATAGTCCCATGACCCTCTACTTCTAGATTAGTAATTGGGATTCCCATATTGTTCGGGAAAACTACAATGTCACCAACATTAACCCAACGAACTTGAGGACCAGTCAAAACAACCTTACCCTTTCTCCAAGCATTGTGAATTTGATTGACTGGAATGGCAATACCCTTTCTTAGAATGTAATCACCAGCAGCTTCGTCCATAACAATATCAGCATATTCAACTAAAATAATATCATCGAGAAGTTGAGAGAAGATGTAATCATCTAATCCAAAATCACTCGGTAAAGATCGATCAGAGAGATCAATATGTGATTTTTGAACAGGTGCGTGGTCAATTGAAATTGGATCTCGTTCGATGTGAATTGCTCTTTGCATAGGACTTTATTTATTTTGTCTTTTCACATTGTCAACTTCGTCGTGTGGAACGAAAATGCGTTTATGACAATATTTACACAACATTGATTCATGTGTGTATTTCCTATCATCAAAACTCCCCCAATTATAGTAACATATTTGAAAATAGTGACCACTTTCCTCACATTCATCTTGTAATTTTTTCTCTAATGTGTGATATTTTTCAATATGAGGGTGCAATATTTTAGATCTTTCCTCCGATTCTAGTGTCCTCAATTCGATTCTCTTAGCTTTAATTTCTTCCTTGTTCATAATATTCCAATTCTCTCTTAGACATGAATTCTGGTATATGCTGAATTTCTGACTTTTCTTCTTCCTTATATTTTCTCTTGATATATTCTGATTTTCTCCTCTTCAATTTTGGAATGATAGAATCGAAGAATTTGAATTGTTCGTCCTTTTCCTTGAATAGATTGGAGTATACATTCAAAGTATCATTAATATAATCACAATACTTACCAGAATCGTAGAATGAAAAGGTTTTCGTAGTTATATGTGGATTAAATTCCTGAATCAGATCAGCATCCAATTCGGTTTTATTCTTTTCGTGTAGTAGATAATTTACAGCGTCGAACATATTATAATAAATGTGATATATCTATTTTTCCATCGGAAATATGCTTTATTGTAATCTCTTCTTCCCCAAAGTCAAACATTTTCTTCAATTTCATACATTTATCATATTCTTCGTCATCTGGGATGATCGAATATTTTCTATAAAGTAAATTCATTTTTTCCAACTGTTTATAAGCAATTTCTCCTGTTTTAGCCTCGTGTTCATCCGGTGTAAAACAACATGAATGATAATTAACTCCACCGAAATGATATATAAAATCTTTATTTTTTGAATCTCTTTCAACCTTCAACTTAGTGATACTATCATGTAATTCAATATCTTGATATATTCTGATATCATTTTTGTAACCACCAACCCGGAACCACTCACTCTTCTTAAAAGACATCGCGTTGTGTGGACAAGAATTCGATTTTTTAAAAACATCACCGTAAATTATATAAGATTCTAAATTTCTATATCCGTTAATATCTTCTTTATCATACTGATTCATATGATTAGATATTCTATCTGGAGTAAATATATCATCATCATCTAAAGGAAATATTATATCAGCATCTTTGGCTAAGATTGCTATATTTCTTTTATCGGATATCGTCATCCTCTTGTTACAATTTATGACTGTAACATCCGATCTATCACAACAGATTTGAATATGTTTGTCATCATTAACTACGACCAAATGTTTATCATCGTAAGTTTGATTCGTGAAAGATGATAGCATTCTGTTTAGGTAAGGAACCCTACCTATGGTTGGACATATTACCAATGCTTTCATTTTACAAATTCTAGAAATTTTTGACAATTGAATATTTTATCAAATAAAAAATTATCAGTATGTGCATCCCAATTATCATCTATATCAGTCCAACAATTTTTAGAATATATATCAATCGATAATATCAATTCTTCAAACATTTTAATATCATAATGTGATTCACCTATCAAATTATTAAAATTAACTATTTTGATTGTTTTATTGTATTTTTTATTTATAAAATTAGAAAAATTTATTATTTTGTTTTCATGTTTCTGTGTATTATATTTATCGGATCTTCTATAATAGTAGAACATCACAACATCATTAGAATCTTCTAACCAAGATTTGGTTCTGTTCAATTTTCTACACAAACTATCTAAATTATTTATATTATCTAAATGAAAAAATGACATAACATTCCAAGAATATATATTATCTCGATCTATTGAATACTTTTTGTTAATCCATTTACTATAAATTATATTATGTTTAGGATAATAATTATACGATTCGTTTATTAAAAAATTCCGATCTAAAATATAACTGAAATCATTTTCTATTATATATTTCACACCATCCAAATTAATCAATACGTTATCGAATAATCCGTGTGGTCCATTTATTATACCACATCTTCTCAACTGTTTATCTAAAAGACACGTTTCACCTATTATTATTTTATTTTTCATTGTGTGCTTCTATTATATCCAATATGGTAACAAACTGTGGGATTCAACAACACAGCTTTATAATTAAAATTTTTAACATATAAGGAACACTCCAATTCATCAACATGTTTCTTTATTCCGCTTGGAAACATTTTCAAATAATCACTTTTTCGACGCAATCCCGGATTCCAAGAATATCCACACCAGCAATCTCTAAAATTTGGATCGACGTATCTATAAGAGAAATCTTCTAATATCTCATTTTCACCAATTGTTTTGTGTGGGTTATCGTGTTCATGACGCAACCAAACTTGGTGTATATCTGGATTGTTTTCTAATATTTTGATAGAATTTAAAATATACGGGCTTTTATTATCGAAATACCAATCATCTTCCAAATGAAAAATATATTCATTTTTAGCATTGGAGAATAAAATATCTAAAGATTTTTTTTGTCCTATATTTTTTGAGTTGCAAATCACTTCAAAATCTTTACCATACTCTCTAAATACTGAATTATTCGACTCTGGATCATCGCAAATAATCGTAAAATCATCAATAGCATATGAATTAGTATCAAGAAAAGAATCTATGGTGGATTTTAATAAATCTAAACGGCCACAAGTGGTTAGTGTTACTGATATAGGTTTCATATAATTTTTTTTATTTTTTTAGATATATTTTCAAATTCTTCATACTGTTGTTTCTCAGAAAAGGTGTAATGTATCCCAGAACCAGTGTCAATATTGAATTTACTCAATCTTTTTAGATATTCCTGATGCTTGTTGTATCTATAATCAAATGATATATTTTTATAGTGTAGTAATTTTAAATCATCATATATCGTTATATCAACCCCCCCACCATAATTTAAAATAGGATTCGCTTGATGACAACCCAATGAGTAGTTAATTTGTTTTATTTCATTAGGATTAAAAATACATATTTTATCGTAGTTGATTGAGCGAATCCCCATATTGATTTCATTTAATATATCTTTCTGTGGAAATTTTTCTGACCACATATCATATCCCAATGGCCTATAGAGATATTCATCGGTATTTTTTAAAAAATCTATAATATTAGGATGATATAAAAATTCGTCGGCATCAACTATTATAGTATAATCGGCTGATGAGTTTTTCCAACAATTATTTTTAATATCTAAATATACAGAATCGTCTAGTTTGGAGTTAGTGTCATATGGTATGATATTAATTTTACATCTATCGAAATTATTCAATATTTCTAATGTTTTATCTGTTGACATGTTATCGTAAACATTGATAATATCACAAAAATTTGAATAATGATCGAGAAAAAAAGGTAGAATTTTTTCCTCATTGTAAGTTATAGTGTATAATTCAATATTCATAATATTAATTGTGTATGTATAAAGTTTGAGGTATTTTAACTATTTTACTATTTCTCTCGGGTATTTTCCTCTTCAACTCTTCGACCAACGACCAATCTGCTGCGAAGTTTCGCCATTTAAACCCGACATTTTTTAATAAAGATGTCTTTGTCGCAAAATTGCCAATGTCGATAAAATTAACTTCTAATTTAGATTCAATATAACCATTGTATGGTATGTTATCTCGTAAATGATTTAGAACAAAATCACAAAATACCATATCAACATTTTCAAAAATTTTTGTTGCTTTGTCAAATTCTTCAATAAACGTTGGGACGTAATAATTATCGAATCCGGTCATTATAGTGTATTCGCAATCGCTTTGATATATTCCATATTCCCTCGGAGTATGTCCCCAATCATTATATCGTTTTTTTAAAGTGTGAAAGGAGATGTTATCGTGTTCGTATCTATCGACAAATTTATATAAATTTGAATCAAACCCATCGGATACTATCGTGATATTCCAATTATTAGAAGTCTGAGATAAAAAGCAGTTTATAATGACATCCAACATAGTATTACAATTGTAAGTTGGTATAACAATGTTAAACTTATTAACAATCTTATGATTTCTTATACAAGATCCTAAATTATCCATAATTAAAATTTGAAGTAAATGGTTGTGAATGGGTTCGAAAGTATGTGTGGTATTATTTCAGAATGATCATCAATTTTATTGATCCATCTATCAAATCTCACATCTTTCATATCATTAAATATATTCGAAAATCTTTGAATATTTTTATCGACCCACCATTCGTAGTGGAAAGATATTAACAATTCAAGATTATATTTTTTTCCATACTCAAATAGAGAATTTAAGATATTTTCTTCTCCACCTTCAATATCAACTTTGACAAACGATACATCCGAAAATGGGAACATATCATCTATTTTTTGCATTGGAATACCCTTCACCTCTCTGTCGGTGACAAATAACGATTCGTTTTTTATTTGACTAGTCGAAGAACCAAGTCCTTCTTTTTGGAAATTTTCATTAAATTGATTGACTCCAAAAATAATATCTGATTCTGATGAATACACTGGACGATTTAAAGGAATAACATTTTCACAATTCGATGATTTTAAATTTTTTAGTAAAGTATCATATGCCACTGGATCAGCATCTATAGATAACACATTTTTAAATTTTTTAGATAACCAAATAGAGGTCGCTCCGATCCAAGCACCCATGTCAATTGCATTTTTTTTTGAATCCTGTACATTTTCAAAAAATTCAAATGTTTCAGGTTCCCATGATTCTGATACAAATCTTTCAATGAACCAATTAAAACATGCAATGTTTTTGTTTGACTCTTTCTCAAAGTTATATTCAACTCCTCTAATATTACAAATTACTTTATCCATTTATTCAAAAATTTTTGTTGTTGATTATGTGTTAATTCTTGATATCTATCATTCAGTAAATCATGTGATCCACTTACCATATGATAAACCTTGCTATTATTCATCAAAGCGTGCTTAATATTAAAAGATTCTAGTGTCATTGCGTAATCATTATCTTGATACCAAAAATCAAATTGTTCGTCAAACAACCCACATTCACCAATAATATCTCTATGTAATAAAATACACCACCCACAAATTTCCTTCGAGACTGTATATCCTTCTACAATATCACCACTAGGATTTTGATGCAAATGCCAATTGGGACATCTAGGAGAAAATGATCTAATGTTGGGATATTTTTCAATGATTTTCTTCGCTTCAGATAACCAATCTTTGGTAAAGAATAAGTCATTATTACAAATAAGAATCCATTCAGAATCAGGATCAGTTTGATCGATCCCTATATTTAGGAATCTATTATACCCAAAAGAATCTTTTGGGTGGATGATTTTACATCCGGGATATAAAAACCCATTTGTCTGAAAATCTAATATTGATTGAGATTCTACTACAATTATGTCTACATCATTACAATGATCTGATACCCTGAGACTATTTATTGTCCGACTCGTCAAGCCGTAATGAGACAAATCGAAAGTATTACTTAATATTATAGCATCAATCATCATGGTTTAATTGTCTTTAAAAATTTTAAAACGTTATCTTCAGTTTGATCAGGAACCCCATCATATCCAAAAGGTGTGACCCCAAATTTTGATTTAAAATAATCATACGATTTATACATATTAGTTCTCCACTCTTCCATCTTTTCTTTCGTCTTAATCGTGGATGATTCTTCAGAACATGCTTGTTCTTCAATATAATCACACGAATTGGCCAGATCAGCCCACCACCAATAAGGTGTTGAATAACCTTTCAAAGCTAATTCATAACTATGCGAAACATGATCAAAAGCATTTTTAAAATTCTCATCAATCAACCCTACATCTTCTAAAGATTTTCGCGTGTAATAACAAAACGCTCCGACACAATGTTGATTCAGAGCAATGGAAACGTTATCGGAGTATTTCACAACTAATCTTGGATGTGGTTCTCCTTTCGAGATTCCATTTTTATTGGCTGGACCATGGTACCCAAACATCATATGTTGAATTCCTGTAGCTTTGGATGCTTTGATGTATGCTTCAAAAATTTGATCATTTTTAATCAGCATATCATCTTCAATTAAGAAGATGTGATCACAATCTTTATTCAATAAATGTTTCAATGCTAAATTTTTGGATTTTGCGACCCCTAAATTTTCCATATTATTTCTAACGTAGAAATTGTATCCCTCTACTTCCAAATCATCTCCATCATTTATAATGATAAACTCACAATCATTTCTATACTTGATAGAATCTAATAATTTATTAAGCATAGATTTCCTGTTACATGTCAGGATTCCTATTCCGATCTTTTCAACCTTTGACATATCACATCCACTCAACATATTATCTTTGTGTTTTGATTTGATTCATTAAGGATTTGATCTGAGCATCTTTACCCATCTCAGCTTGTTGTTCACCCAACATCTGTTCAAGAAGATCAACATTACTTGGATCTAAGATACTATTAGTAGTCTCGATTAGATCTCCTTTATAGTCAATAAATTCTCCAATAAACCAAATTCTATCATCTACACTCTTACCATCTACTTGAATAATGGCTGGGCAATCTTCTTTCGGGAAGAAAATATCAGATTCCAAATTCTCACAATATTGATGATATAAATCACCGAAAATTTGATCAGTATCTTTAATAAATTGTAGATCGGTATCACGCATTCCATCATCTACGATTTTGATTTCTGGATCATAACGTAGCATGAAAATGATATCTAAATTTTTCAAGGATTCTCTAACTAGAGAGATTGAAGCCGCGCACACCTCATCAGATATCAAATTTTTACTATTTGCGTATAGTGTATATACTAGATTATCAAGAGGGCAACGATCGTAAATGACTTTAGATTTCTCTCCATATTTTTCTTGCTCCTTCATCATCCAATCCAAAATCAATAATTGAGTTTCTTCAGATGTATTAGAAGAATGTGATAAATTAGATTCAGTGATCACATCTCTATATGTTTTTGTTGGACTCACGAACATGGGCCATTTATCACGAAATAATTTGACTAATGTTGACTTCCCGGTGTTTGCTGCACCAACCATGGCAATTCTCATATCCATAATTTACCATATTTAACTAAAAAGTCAATCACTTGATTTTATAAAATATGTATTAAATAATGGAGGATGACACCTAAAAAAGCACCTCGCAAGAGGAAAGAGTCGGTTGATGTTACAGAAGAATTCACTAAACAATACAAAAAGAATTTCGACTGTTCTAATATAGTAATCAAAAAACCATTCCCATTCACAGATAATCACACTGCTTTTTATTACCTGACACAAAATGATAAAACTAATATGGTTTTCTTGGATGGACCCGCTGGTTCAATGAAGAGCTACATCTCTGTTTATTCTGCAATGGAAATGCTTAGGGATAGAAAAGTAGATAAAATCATTTATATAAGAACTGTTGTTGAGAGTGCATCAAAATCTTTGGGATATCTTAAAGGTGACGAGAACGAAAAATTCGCAGCTTACACGCTACCTTTAATTGAAAAAATCTCAGAAATCACTGACAAACCAACTGTCAGTGCATTACTTGAACAAGAGTATGTCAAAGCTATGCCTGTAAACTTCGTCAGGGGTCTTACATTCAATAATGCTGTGGTCATCATCGATGAAGCTCAGAACGCTACTAGAAGCGAATTAACAACCATTATGACTCGTTTTGGTAGAGGATCGAAATATATCATTTGTGGAGACGCCAAACAAAGTGATATTAAAGACTCAGGGTTTACTAAAGTCTTCGAATTATTCGATACTGAATTTTCAAGAAAGAATCATATTCATTGTATGAAGTTTGACATACACGATATTTCGAGATCTGCTATACTCAAACATATAACTCAAGTTCTCTCGGTGTAGCATCAAATAAAAAAACCCTCTCAGTAATTTGAGAGGGTTTTTTATGCAAGAAGTTTTTTTATAAACTGTGCTGTTGTGAGCTTATCGTTTTTACACAGATTATAACCAACGTTTACATGTTAAACTCATTCCATTAACATCGGTTGTAGATTCTTCTAGATTAATCAATCCATGACTCTTTACGTGATTTTCATATAGTTCAGCCAACGCTTTCCCGTCTCTGGTGTTCAAAATTCCTTCAAGAAATCCCAAAGATACGTTACATTCGCTGCTATTTAAAACTGGTCTACCTCCAACCATGTTTACCTGATCAGGTTCTTTATAGTGATTCATTTTCTTTATTTATATGGTTTTGAACACATTCTTTGAAAATTTGTATACATTCTTCAGAGAAACCTTTCTGTAAATCAAAAATTTTCATATTATCTTGAAATAAAACAAATGGTGAGTGTGTTGCAATTATAATCTGATACTCCTTTGTTAGGTCAGCTAAAAGCTTATATAATTCTACTTGTTTTGGAAGAGACAAAGCTCTCTCAGGCTCATCCAAAATCAACGTAGGTTTTCCATCTCTGGGTAGAGATCTTATGTAATCGGACTCCGCTCTTTGTGTAGGATGCGCGGAAACATATTGGGTCAAATCTGGTGGATTCTTAGCCATATTTAGAAGTTTATTCAACTTAATCATCCGATATTGTCCAGAAGAAGGCTTATCCATCAGATATTGAAATTGTTCTTGCTCAGTGGTCATTCCATCTTCTGAAAGAGAGATGTTATTAGAGAACCAAGCCCATTCATCGATTTTAATATCTCCATCATTATAAAATGATGCAATTCCATCCCATTCTACGACACAATCAGTTGAGGCTGGACAATAGGCTCTATAAACCCAAGGAAAATGTTCTTTACATTGTGCTCCTAGAGCTAATTCTGAGCTAATTTTAGACCATCCACCCTTTTCAATTCCACAATAAGACTTGATCATCTTCAGAATACATGACTTACCAAATCCATTCGGAGCTAGTAAAACATTCACTTTATCTGCTTCAAAATCAAACTTAATGCCCGGATAAAATCCCGGCATTTGTGTTAGAAATCCATTTAAAATTTTAATTGATTTAACCATATTATCGATTGTTAGTTGACCACGGTGTTCCCTCAAACCATCCAGTTCCACTATAAACTTTATTATTGATAGGTGCTCCTCTTGGTCCTTGTGGGATTGGTTTAATAGGCTGTGGAGTTGATTGTTCCTCGACCTTTTGAATAGCTTCTTCTGGTGTTGGTGCAATGGCTACGGTTTCTCCTGTAGTAGCCATAAACTGTTCTCCAAATTTCTTAACTTGGATCTTGAAATTATCATCTTCTATTGCTTGAATTTCTATATTCACAACAATATTAAAGCATATGATATCAATATGTCAAGGAGTTGATTGTGGATTATTTGCCGAAGTAGACAAAACCCTTTTTCTTTTCTTCTTTTTGGGTTTCCTGCCACCTGTTACTGCGTCTTTTGCGCTCAAATCTCGAACAATATTTCCATCTTTATCAACTAAGAATATTTTTTGAGGATTTGATTCTCCAACTGAAATAAATTCTGGTCGAATTTTGACCAAAACTTTATATAATTGTTTCTCATCTCCCGGTTGCATTTTTACTTTATACACGTTATTATCCACTAAAGAATATCCTTGATTCTTTAATTTGTTTTCAATATATGTAGCTTCAGGAGTAGTTGCTTTAATCAATCGTTTATTTAAATCTTTGATAGAATCCACTACACCTTTAATCGGATTATATAATTCAGGAGCCATTTTTTCAGAGGCAAATTTTCCAATTGCTAATGCCCCTTTTGCAGTTCTACCTGCTAAACTAGCGGTATTTTTAACACCTTGGACAGATTTTTGTGCTAGGTTGCTCCAAAATCCTTCAGCTAAAAGTTCTCTCTGTGTGTATTTTCTAATATCCTTTTTCATAAATCAACCTCCATATTTTTTCCAGCTACATCAACCAGTGATACGTCTAAGAGTGTAATATTAGATAATCTTTTTTGTGTTTAGCCGCTCTCAGTTTTTCTTTAGTTTCATCGGAATGTTTAAATCCTAGAGCGTATCTATTTCCCCTCCTAAACATACTCATCTTAGCCTTAGCTTCTTCAGAATGTTTTGACCCTAATCTAATTTGTCTAAGTTTTTCTTTAGATTCGATGGACATTTTTTTACCTAGATTGAGTTGTCTCATTTTTTCTTTATGTTCCTCAGTGTGAGGTTTTCCACGTTTACCCAATTTCGACTGTCTAATTTTTTCCTTGGTTTCTTCTGAATGTTTTCTACCCATTTGTCCTAAACTTATATTTCTTTTAGTTTCCTCGGAACTTTTAACCCCTGTTCTATCATTAGAAGATTTACATATATTATAACCATTTTTAGGATTTGTAGAATCAAATAATTCTATGTAATACTTCTCCTTTTCTAAAAGGATATCATTATCTTTCAATTTATTGAAATCTTGAATGATTTCTAATATTTCAATATTAAACGAATCCCACCCATGTTTTATTATAGCATTTTCAAAATAATAACGACCATTAGATTTTTTTTCACAACTTTTATGACAACTCAATCTGTAATATAAATTGACAGATTTACCTATATAAATTTTTCCGTTATTGATACACGTCAATTTATATACACCAGCTTCTTTGGGATATTTAATATTATTTTTCATATATCTACTTGTAAATTTTTTCCGGCTACATCCACTAGCGAAACATCGATTAGTGCATTTAGGTTTTGACTTATGAAATTCTTCCCTACTAATATTTTATGAGCATTCTCAGACCTATTACCAATAGAAAATGGAACATCTTTAAAGACCTTGTTTCCAAATTTCACATCAAATAAAACCACAGGACGTTCTTCTTTATTACCTGCACCTAGATTAATCGTAATTGTGTCCTTTAATTCTTTCTCAACGCTTATACCACCTTCAGTAGTGAATCTGACTAGTTTTCCATCACTTTCAATATCCTCACCATGAAGAACATTGAATGCACCATTTCCAGAATCAAGCTTAGATTTTATGGGTCCAATGCCATCCAAAGTAAGAATCTCTTCGAGTCCTACTATGAGTTTTTCCATAAAAAATTGCTTAAAACTGATCATTAAATTTTCACATCTTCAAATCCATCATTAGCAAAATCCGCAACGTCATCCAATTCATTCCAGACATCTGAAATATAATCTTCAGCCTTGATGATTTTAGCAACCATCCAAGTATCTAGTTTATCACTTTCACAATGATTTAGAAGAATATCAGCGCGTTTGATCAATTTACGTAGAGCTTTAACAATGATCTCATTATCTAGATCATCATCCTCGTCTTCAAAAATATCATCATCCTCGAAAATATCATCATCCTCGAAAATATCATCATCTCCCATCTCTGGTTCAACCATTAAAGGTTTTTCCATTGTAATGATAGCTTCTGCATCTTCATCTTCGAATGTATTGTAGTCATTATAATAATCAGCATATTTCTGATCATTCGGAGTTGTATAGCTTTCCCAGATTACATCATTTTCTTCTCTCTTAAATTTCTTACCCATTATATTATTTAGTTGATTTTGTTAAGTTGTTTTCTGAGATCTCCACCAGATGTTGAAGATGATATAATTCCTAGAACACTTGGTAAAATTTCTTCTCTAGAATTCTTATATTTTTTCATTTGCATTTGACTCTGGAGATTGAGTAAAGTATTAGCTTGCTCTGGAGAAGGCTCGAATAAAGCAGCATCAATCATATCAGCAATATACTTATCTTCCCCAGCAGATGACAGAGGCATTATCTCCTCTTGAGGTTGTGGTGCAGCTTGAGCATCTCCAGATGGCTGTTCTTGACTCATATCAGGCATTTCACCCTCTTCTTTGATGATTTTTAGACAGGTATCAATCAACCTTAAAGTTTTTGATTTCATAAATTAATAGTTAACTTGGATTGGTCCAGCTCTTCTAGCTTGTTGTAATGATCGCTCTAGTTCTCTAGTAGAATCTTCGTAAGTTTTAACAGCTTGACCAGCTAATTGTTGACGTTTTTTCATCGCTTGTTTAGCTCTCTGAGCAGATGTTCCAAGCATTCTACCAGCTACACCTTTCAATCCAGATGCAGCAGTATTACCCAACTTTTCAACTTCTTGATCAACCTTGTATGTTCCTACTCCAGCCTCGATACTTTCAGCTTCTTCTTCATTATCCATGCCTGATACTTGTAGGGGTATTTCCTTACTCCCAGTATCTACAAAAATCATACCAGACAACCTATCTAATCTTACGTTAACATCTTTAGATTTTAAAAAATCAATGAGATCCCATTTAGGATCTTCTGTATTTTCTGGATTATATTCTTCTAGGATTGAAAGAAAACGACTCATACATATATTTATGACATCAGGCTCATTTTATTGGCGACATCATAAAAATGCGTTCCCATATCTTTCAATCCAGTTTTTTCTAGATATTTTTTAATATGTTTAAAACTCTTCGGTTTGGTGTCTTTTTGAAAGAATATTTCTAATCTCGGAGTCAATCCAGCATCGTTTGTTTCGACTTTTTCAATAACTTCAGAAAAATCCATAACATCTTCTAAGATTTTGAATCCAAAGATTGATTTTAATTTTCTTAATAGGGAATTTCTGAATTTATCCTTAGTTAGAGAATTGCTATAAAAACATAATCTGTAATTAGATTCTTGACTTATAATATGTTCGCAAACTATTTTTAGGAAAGCATGTGAGTATATTGTTTTATTATAGCTTTTAGAAAAATCGAATGTAACATCAATAAACATTGCTCTTAATATTTTAGCGAAAAATATATTAGTCTCTCTAAAAACTGTATCGATATCAGTAAAAATTATACGTTCGTCATGAAAAATGATTTTTGTATAATTTTCCTCAGTTTTGATCTCGTAATGGTTCATATAAATTTAGGTAAAAGGCTTGACCAATTGGATCATCCATGGGCTGTATTCCCACAATTTCCGAGCAAAGTCCAACATTTGGTGTTTTATAAAATAATGTTTTGTATAGTGCTATTTTCCATTTCCATCGAAATTGTTGAGATGGTTGAGATCCACCAAATCTTTTCCTATAAATTTGTTTATGGAGTCGTTTCCTATATACCCTATTTGTATTTTTCATTGTAAATTCAGAATATCAGGGTTTCTCTCAATGTCAAGTTTATAATTTTCATTTGACATTTTTCAAATATATTGATTATTTGTTATCATCTGAAAATATTAACATGTTTGATTAAATATATTTATGACAGATTGGATCTTTAATGACGTTGAGCTTAAAACCTTGGAAGACTTTCCTATAAATTGTTTTGGTTTTGTTTATAAAATAACAAATATTACAAAAAATAAAACATATGTTGGGAAAAAATTTTTATACCACATTATCAAAAAAAAGATAGGGAGTAAAACAAAAAGAATCAAGAGAGAAAGCGATTGGAAAAAATATTGTGGTTCAAATGAAGAATTAAAGATTGATATATCAACCGGGGATATTATAAAGAGGGAAATATTACATTTATGTAATTTTGAAAAACAATTGACATATTATGAATTAAAATATTTATTCATAAACGAGGTTTTGGAGAAAGATAATTATTATAATAATAATATAAACGGAAAATTTTATAGAAAAGATATATGAATTTAGAAGAAGCCAACATCAAATTGAAACCATTTGGGTGGGGAATACATTCAAATTATGAAAAGTTTTACAAATCATGCCTATTAATGTGTGATAATGGACACATTTATAAAAATGTCCCGTATTCCGTTGTTAATAGAAAAAGAAGTTGTAAATTCTGTAGTGGTGATTGTTTGAACACAGAAACGATGAATAAAAAATTGAATAGTTATGGATTTCAATTGGTTGGGAATTATAATCCAACTTTAAAAAAACACAAACTTAAATGTTTACATTGTGAAACTGAAACATTTAAAAGAATATATGATATTTTTAAAATAGAATCCACAATAGGGTGTAAAATATGTAGAACCAATAAACATAAAGAGAAAATAAATTCTAAACAAGTCAATAAAAATATAAAAAAGCTTAAGAATCTAAACTTTTATAATTTTTCAATTGATGAATCATTCATATCATCAAATTGTCAGAAAGGTCATAAAAACCTATTCCAGTCTGATAAATTTTTGAAAAATATTTTTTGTGAACAATGTGTATCCGATCATTGTTTGACCAATCATATTAATATCGTGAATAAAAATTGTGAAAAATGGAACGTTTCCTGTAGTTCTTGTGGATATAGTTGGGAAACTGCTCCAACCAAATTGCTGAGTTCTAATGGATGCATACTATGCAATTTTACAGATAAAAGTTTGGGCAACAGATGGAGGCCAACAGACGAGCAATATAAATATTTCTTAAAACTTCGCGGGTTTTCTGTAGATTCCACTGAAATTATAAAAAACTCAACAAAAAAAATTAAAATGACCTGTCCAAATGGACATCATATATGTATCACCCCTTCTATAATTTTAAGAAATCCATCATATCAATGTGGAAAATGTATAGGTAAGGCGAAGTTGACATATGGAGATATATGCGAAAGATTGAAAGGAAAAGAAATAACATTATTGGATCATAATCCACCCGGAGTTAAACAAAAAGCAAAGTTTAGATGTGATGTTTGTGAAAACACATGGTTCACTAAAATTGATTGTGTTATAAACAGTAAATCTGGATGTCCATTCTGTTGTACAAAGGGATTCAATCAAAGCAAAGATGGATTTTTCTATATACACAAAATCACTCATTTTAGTGGAAAAGAAGGTCTAAAAATTGGAATAACAAATAATATACATAAGAGAAAATTGGCGCAATGTAGATTATCAAATTCAAAGTTTGATACGGTTTATAATGTTAAGGCTTCTGGGGTTGATATATTGAGATTAGAAAGATTTATAAAGAAAAAATATAAAAACAATTTTAAATTTTTTACTAAGGATGAATTAAGTGATGGTTATACGGAATCTATTGATGTTTCTTTTTATGAAAATATAATAAATGATGTTAATGATGAATTATTTAATATATAATTTCTTTGTACTATCGGGATGATTATTTCTAATTAAGTATATAATCCCCATATAATCACTAATATTCTCAGGTAATCCTATCCAATCTGACATGTAATTACTTAATAAGCTGTCAAATTGAAATTATTTTAAACTTTTTCTATTTTCCCCATTGACTTTTACTTTTTCGTAAATTAGTTATGGGTGTAGTGGGCGGGCTCTGGTACAATTATTAATAAAAATAAATCATAATCTATTAGTATTAATCTTAATCAATGTACAATAATAAAGATTTACAGTTTTGTCGCTCCGCGACTATTATTGTACTTATAGTGTGCCCAAAAATCTAAAAGTCAAGCTTTTCTTTTCGATTTTTTCTTCTTTTTCTTCACCAAACCATTTCTGGATAAAATATCACCTTCGAAAATCGATTTAGGAATGCGTGTATCGCCCGCTGCATAATTGTCCCCATTAGGTTCACCAAGATCATCCACAGAGTCTTGTGGAGTGCCAAACATGCCACCCTCACCAGCACTCATGTCTTCAAGAATCTGATCATAAAGATCGGCAATCTTTTTCTCTTCTAAACTTGACAATCTTAGGCTCATATGTTATTATTTAATGATATGAATTCTAGAGAATTTAAATTTAGATTGTGGAATGAAACATATCGAGAAATGTTTTACAATTCTTTATCGAAAAATAAAGATTATGACGAAAAATTGTATTTGACTCTTTATGGTAAAGTTAGAGGAGATTTTAAACATTGTGGTGATGTGGATTGTTCTGAAAATTATGTGATTCAACAATACACCGGATTAAAGGATAAAAACGAAAAAGAAATTTATGAAGGTGATATTTTAAAGATTTATGGTGTGAAACAACCCACCCCAATTTTTAATACTGGAGAACTTTCTAAAGAATCTCCACACGATATATACGAGGTTATTTGGTTTAGAGTATCCCCCGGATTTGGATTAAAACGAGACAACATGATTTCTTATATGGATTATTCTTACCGTGCTCTTAGTGAAGTCATTGGAAATATTTATGAAAACCCAGAATTATTGAATTTATGAAAGATTACGAAAAAGAATACGAGCGTCTCAAAAAAGACACAGCAGAATGGTGTTCGATTAACTTGACGAACATTGGAGATAAAACTAAACAAGCCATTGGAAGAAAGCAGTGGGTAGTTGCTAGGCTCTTTGATTACAAGAGAGATTTATTGAAACTTAAAAAGGAGAAAGAGAATCTTAAGAAGATAATTACAGAAAAGCTTATAGAAAAATCCCCAGTCAACTTAGATAAGTCAACCATGGCAGCGATTGATAATTCTCCCCAATTAGAGGAGATCAATGAACAGATCAAGGATTGTGAATTTTTAATCACATACCTCGAATACAGCGTAAAGATGTATGCTTACATTGCACAAGATATCAAAAACCTTTTGGATGCTCATCGATTAGAGACATCTGAATAGCGGTTTCGATGGTTATAAATCTATTTTTAATTATAGATTTCATTTTGCCATTCATTAAGGAGTTTGCGTGAGTCTTATCAAAATTAAAATGTTTAGCAAATTGAACACGAGAATCGAATTTCAATACTTTCTTTTCTTTTGTGTCATATACTTCAACAGACTTTGTGAATGTCCCCTTAGATGGTGCCATTGTATATCTGCCGTATTTCAACGTTTTAGCTTTTCCACTTACTAATAAGCAAACATCTGCAATGGCGATTTTTATAAACTTCCCACATTCGGATAATGAATTGAATGATAAATATTTTTCTTCTTTATTATCGAAAATTGTGACTGGGTGCCGTAAACCGGGTTTTGGGTGATTTCTGCTGATGGGTCGATTATCTAGAATGTATTGGGTAGTAGGCTCAAGAACCCATGTTAATTTATAATGCAAATATTTACCAGAAGATATTTTTCCAATATAACTATTAGAACACCCAATATATCTAGCAGCTAATAAGTTGGATTTAAAAGTTTTTATTTCTCCCGTTTTTAAATTTTTTAAAGTTATCATATTTCCATCACCATCTTTAGTTGGACCTCCCTCACCACCACGACTCTCGTTGTAAAGTGTTATTTTATGTTCTTTGATGAGTTTTATCTCCTCATTTAATACGGATTTTTCGTCAGAGTTTCGATAAACTATATCAGAAGACCAATTATCGTTTATGAATTGTCTAACCCGAGGATTACTGGATCTTTTAAAATGTCTTTGTATTCTATTATAAGAATCATTAGCCTTTCCTATATATCTAATCGTTTTATTCTCATCATACAACATATAAACATAAAATGTTTTAATCATGTGTGTATTTAACATAGTAGTAGAATTTTTATAAATTACAGATAGAGGATTTAAAAATTTCATTGACAATTAATGATCGTGTGATACAGTTATATTCAAACAGAAGAATATTGATTATGCCTACAAAGGAAAGAATTAAAAAATCGATACCCGAGTCATTCGATGCTAGGGATTGGGCTGAAGAATTTGTATCAATGGTTAAAAATAAACCAGAAATAGCTACAGATGAAGAAACTATGATAGGGTGGTTTTCGAACTCTATTATGAGAGGATGGGATGAACATGGTTCAAGAACAGCCAAAGAAGAAAAATGGATTTATATTTTAACCAATTGGCAAACAGGACAAACAGTGGCAGTCTATTCCAAGGAACCGACCATGGATCAATGTCATCGAGATTATTCGCACCATCTTGGTAAAGATTTAATTTGGGCGTTTCCACATTGGTTGCCAGAATCAGGTCAAGGTGCTGATTGGAATTGTTCATTAATTAAATGGAAACTCGATTCGGTTAATAGATTTAGGGATGTTGTTGATTTTAAAAGTTTAAAATACGAAAAGATAGATTGATTATGGAATTTAAAACTAAAGAAGAATTTGAAAAGTATACAGGATCAAATCTTAGATGTATTGATGCTGTTTATTCCAAACCAGATAAACATTACATTTACCCAACTTGTGAAATCTTTGATAAGGAATTAGTTCCAGAGTCATCTCATACAAAATTTATCCATGATACATTGAATAATTTCGTTCTAGATGCTGTGGTAGCACAATCTATGGGTGAATCAGTAGAAGATTTAACATCTAACCAGAAATTGGGTATTTTTATCGGAGCAGGTATTCCATTAAAGTATGAACATGGAAAATTTTCAACTTTATACGATGTTGAAATTTCTATGGTAGATGGAAAATATAAGGTATCATATACCATACCAAAATTTAATAATACATATTGTTAATATGATACCTACAGATAATTTTTTTAAAGGTATGGAGGTTGTCATGGTTTATGGAGATTGCGATATACCATACGAAGGTGCATTGGTAGTGGATGTTATATATCCTAATAGTGTATATGTATCTGACATGGATGGAAACAATATCGGAAATAGGGGTTGTGCCGAATTACAACCTAAATGTGGAAGGAAGGGTTGTAATAATGCAGCATATTACTGGTCCGATGCATCTAACGGAAATAAAAGATTCAGATGTCTGAAATGTTCAGATTCTTTTTTATATCCTGATCTTTGGAAACCCATAAAATGGGAGCGTGATGAGATGGATACAATCAGATTCTATTTGAAATGATTACTGTAGATTACAACAAATCATATAGAAAGGGTAAGATCAAATGCGATCTTAATACCTTTAATATGATTCGTGAACATTTCTCACAGAAGGTTGAAGATATAGACTTTGTTAGAAAAAAGGCTAACAATTATAAAATACCAGACACAACATACGCGATTCAGGAATCTGGTATGTTTGATTTTGGATTGTATGATGAGCTTCTATCTTTTCTGAAACAAAATGATATCGAGTATGAGTTAACTAATGAATTTCGTTCTAGATTGGAATGCGATTTCGAAATTCCAGAAATATATGATGGTCTAAATTACAAGCATAGATATTATGGATTAGAGACTTTAGACTCTGCCTTGAAACAAGGCTATGGAACCGTTTTGTGGGCTACAGGAGCAGGTAAGTCTCTATGTCAGGCGTCTCTTATCGAAAACGTGTGGAGATGCTCAGGAAAGAGCTTTAAATGCCTTTTAATTGTTCCCGGATTAAACTTAGTATCACAGTTATTGGAAAACTTTGAAGAGTATGGTGTAAATTTTACATATTCTGGTTGGACTGGTGGAGTAAAGGGAATGAAGCTTCAAAATACGGATGTTGTTATTTGTAATACAGAGAATTTCTGTAAAAAGTTTTCTGAAAATTTGAAGTGGATAAAAAAGGTAGATCTATTATTAGTTGATGAATGTCACAAGATAAATGCTTCTTCAACGGTATCCAAATTAATACAAAAAATAAACACTCCACATAAATTCGGTTTTACTGGAACTCTACCAAAGGATAAAATCGACTACTGGAAGGTTATTGGAACATTCGGACCTATAATTTACGAAAAAAATAGTAAAGAATTGAGAGAAGAAGGTTTTCTTTCAAATGTGGAGATACGAATAGTTAAGATAAATCATCTCGATTCTCGTAATATGAATTATCGTCAAGAGTTGAGATACATTTACACATCTCCTAGGAGACACACTTTAGTTAGAAATCTTGTCAGAAAATTGAATGGTAATGTTTTGATTATCGTGAATCATACCGAACATGGATTGGATACTCTTGATATGATGTCTTCAATATCTGATAAGAAATGTTTTTTTATCAATGGGGAAGTTCCTGTCGAAGAAAGAATGAAGATAATAAATGAGATGGAGGAGAATAGTAATATTGTTACAGTAGCTAACTCGACTTGCTTCTCCACAGGTATTAATATCAAAAATCTTCCATATATTATATTTTTATCTGGTGGTAGAAGTTTCATCAGAATCGTTCAGTCAATTGGTCGAGGACTTAGGTTACACCCATCAAAAAATAAGTTGACTTTATTTGATATCTGTGATAATCTTAAGTATTCGATGGAACATGTCGAGGAAAGAAAGATTTTTTATGATGGAGAAAGTATTGAATGGAAGGAGACAGAACTATGAAGGACGAAAATAAAGAAAATTATTATGTCTCACCGAAAGTTTTCAAGGATCAGATTCAAAAATATTACGAGAGTGATATTATGACAGATGAGCTTGCAATTAACCTCGTTAAAATAGCTGAAGGGCTTAGTTACAAATATAACTTCATCAATTACACATGGAAGGATGAGATGGTTGGTGATGCATTGGTGAAAATGTATGCTGCTTTACAATCTAAAAAATTCCGAATTGATTCAGAGTTTTCTCCATTCGGATACTTCAACCAAATAGCTTGGCACGCTTTTTGTAATAGAATTAAAAAGGAAAAAAGGCAACACGATGGTTTGGAAGAATACAAACAAAGAGTATATGAAGATGCGATGCATGATCCATCTTTTCAAGGCCATATTTATGTTAAACCACATCTAGAATCAGATGAGAACGATGGAGATTACGAATAATTATGTTTAATACTTATAAAATAGATAACTCATATAGAGGACCATCTAAGATAGATGTAACTGAGAAAAGAGCACCAACCGATGAATCTGTTCGACTTTTGAATGAGATGCAACAGAAGGCTTTTGATAATGTTTTATCATGTGTTCAATTAGACAATAACGAGTTGAAGGATATTACTTGGTGGATATATTATGATCCATATACTTTCTCAGAAAAGGCTAGAGTTAGATTTATGTTGAATGGTCGTCTTTTCGATAAAGACATTATTCTACCGTGCCAATACACCAAATCAGAAGAAATACCAAAATTGATAATGAATAAAGTTTTGGAATACATTGCTATAGAGGTTACTGTAAAATTGTTCGAGAATAATACAAATATAAGACAGTTTAAGGAAATTTATAAAAGATAATGTTAAAAAAATCTAAAGTGGCTATATTCTCAGATCTACATCTCGGAATTCATAATAATTCCGAAGATTGGCATAAAATTGCTCTGTGGTGGGCGGATTGGATTGTGAAAGAGTTGACAGAAAAGAAAATTAAAGATATTTTCTTCCTTGGAGACTTTTTCGATAATAGATCAGAAATATCTGTTCAAACTCTCCACTTAGCATCAGAGATTCTTAATAAATTTAAGGATTTTAATATGCTTATGATCATTGGTAATCATGATGCATTCTATAAGAATAGATCTGATATTCATAGTATGGGATTGGCATCTGGTCATCCAAACATAACAATCGTTGATAAGAATTTTGAGTTTGAAGACTACGGTAAGAAATTTGCTTTTGTGCCATGGAATAATGAACTCCCAGATGGAAAATTTGATTATATTTTCGGACATTTTGAAATTGTAAGTTTCAAAATGAACAATTTCAAGGTATGCGATCATGGATTATCTCCAATTGATTTTCTTGGATCGAAAACAGATAGTGTATTTTCAGGACATTTTCATCGTAGAAGTATGGGATCATATAACGAAGGTAGAATCTTATATGTCGGGAATACTTTCCCAATGGACTTTGCTGATGTTGATAACACTAAGGGTTATCATATTCTCGATGTTGAAACCGGAGGATTTGAGTTTTTTGAAAATACAATATCTCCAAAATTTAAAAAATTCAATTTATCTAAAATTAAATCGATAACTGAAGATTATATTAAAAACAATATAGTCAAGATGGTTGTTGATATGGAAGTGGACGATAAAAAACTAGATAAGTTCCGTGTATATCTGAACAAATTCAGACCGTATCGCTTGATTATTGAACACAATGTTGTAAAATCGACAATCGATAGCGTTGAAGAAATCGATGCGATCAATATCCCAGATATGATGGATGAGTTTGTTGTCCAATTAAAACTGGAGGAAGAGCAAGAGGGACGAGTGGATGACATAATTAAGGAACTGTATGAAAGAAATAAGTGAAGAAAATTATATTGGTAAATGTTTTAGAGTTATTTTACCAAATGGTATCCTAACAGCATTTAAATGTAATTACCATAAAGGAGATTTTATAGGGAATGATACGTTTGGTGCTATATGGCACAAAAGATATTGCAAATCTTATGAAGAAATTTACCGAGAAATGAATGAATGAATGAAAGAAATAAGGAAAGGTCAAAATTGGAGAGTAAAAAAATCTGAAACAACTTGGGGAGGTATTCGTATTGTTGATGTGTTGAGTGATGGGAGATTTTTGGTGGATATAGCAACAGAACCTTATACGAGGGATGTAGTGAAAACTAAGGAAGAAATTTTGAATGGTTATAATCTAGATAATTGTAGATATATCTATAGAAAAGATGGAAGCATCGCCGCTATACAAGGATGAAAAATGTAAAATATAAAAATTTAAAAATCAAAAATTTCCTAAGTGTTGGAAATGAATTAATCGAGATTGATTTTCAAAAGGGATTACACCAAATAGATGGTATAAATTCTGATATCCCAGACCGTAAAAACGGTGTCGGTAAAACTGTCGTGACTAATGCTCATTTCTTTGCTTTGTTTGGAGAAACGATCAACAAAATCAAATCAGAATTTGTGATCAATAATGTCACAAAATCGAATGGTTTGGTCGAACTTGAATTTGACGTTGAAACATCTCAAGGAACTAAATCATACACCATTAAAAGACACGTTAAAAAAGCATCTAAGGTGGAACTTTGGGAAGGTGATGAGGATATAACAAAATCCACTATTAAAGAAACTGACAAATATATTTGTGATCTATTATCCACAAATCCAGATATTTATCGTTGCTGTGATGTTATAACAGTTCGAGATACTGTTCCATTTATGCAGATGGAAGCTAAAGATAAACGTGCATTCACAGAAACCATTTTTTCTATTGATGTTTTTGGGGTTATGTTGAAAGATCTAAAGAAAATGATCACAGAAACCAAAAAAGATAAAGATGTTTCATCTGCTAAAGTTTCTGAAATTGAAAGAAGTCTAAAATCTTTAATTGATCAGAAAGAGATTATCAAAAAACAAATCGAAGAACGAGACGAAATTCTACGGAAGAGGAGAGATGATCTAGATGTTAGAATACAATGCGCCACAGATGAAATTCAAAAATATCAATTAGTGGAACTAACTAAGTTCCAGTCCAATTTGAAAAAGTTGGAATCAGCAATCTACGACATAGATTCTAAAATAGGTGAATGTCATATGACTATAACAACCAATGAGCATTTTATTGCTGGTATTAAAGATAAATTGAAGAAAATGTCGGATATTAAATCAGGTGTCAGATGCGAAAAATGTCTTCAGGATATTGATCATACCCATACTGAGCTGATCGAAGTGGAAAAGGAATCTGCGAATATTTTGTTGAAAAATTATGAAGATGCTCTTGTAGAATTACATAAAGAGTTAGTAAAAAATAGAGAAACCAAAAATAAATTGGTTAGCAAACAGACACAAATCCAAAGATCCCTAGAAGAAGCTAAGACAGATATTCTCAAAAAGCAAAATTTGGAGAAAAATTTGGAACAATTATTAGAGTCTAAAAAAGATTTGGATGATGATATGAATATATCTAATTTGTCAATTGCGTCCTTTGATGCGAATATTGACTCTACGAGTGAAAGACTCGATGAGGAAAGTAAAAATCTTACTGAATTACAGCAAAAATTATCAGATTATGATATCTGTAAGTTTATCTTAGGAGAAGAAGGTGTAAAAAGTTTTGTAGTTAAAAAACTACTAGATCTTTTAAACAACACAATCGAAAAATATTTAATCGATCTTGGACTAAGTGTTAGAGTTAAGTTTGATGAGTATTTTGAAGAGATTGTTACTTCTGGAGGTAAACAATTTTCTTATAAAAACGCTTCTGGAGCAGAAAAGAAGTCTCTGGATTTTGCGTGTTGTTTTGCTTTCTCTGATATGAGAAAGAAGATCAATCAAGTCACATCAAATGTTGAGTGGATGGACGAATGTTTGGATTCTGCGGTAGATACAGTTGGTCTTGAGAAAATTATCAATATTATCAAGGACAGAATCGATAAAAATGATACATGTGTTTATTTGATATCTCACCGTAAGGAAGTTAAGGATAAAATTGATGGTGAAATCATCATGCTTGAAAAATCTGGTAATGTCACTAGGAGAATAAATTGACAATATAAAATCGATATTTAAATATAGGTATGTTTCTAAATTCTAGTCCATTTGTAAGCCCATTCCCAGCATCACCTTTTCAGAATACTAATAAAACAGTTGTTCAAGAAGAACAGCCAAAAGAGAATAGGTATTTAAATTTTAATGCTGGTAATGATGGATGCATGGCTTATCGAAGAGGCTTTTTATCCAATCACATCAGATTAGCTGGGATTGGTGATGTGACGGATATGACGAAAATGATTTTAGATAAATCGTTTTATAGAGATATTAAAACAATTACCCTACAGAGGCAAGCTACCGATCATCATAAAGAATTCATGAAATTCTTGAAATCCATTCAACCAGAAATGGGATTCAAGTTAATTTATGAAGTTGATGATGTAGTTTTCAGAGAAGAAATTCCTGATTATAATGCTTCGAAATTTGGATTTGATGATGACAATATTCGCCAAAATTGCATCGATATGATCAATATGGTGGACGAGGTTACAGTTACGTGTAAGTTCATGCGTGATCTATATATAGAAAAGACTGGTAAAAAGGAGATCACTGCGATTCCAAATTTCATGCCTTATTGGTGGATTGGTCATCAGTATGATTATCGAAAAATTTGCGACAATTTCGAAAAATATAAAAGAAAACCAAGAATAGTATATGCTGGATCTGGTGCTCATTTTGATATGAAAAACAAAGTGGGTCAACAGGATGACTTTTCACATGTTCTAAAATTCATTATCGATAATCGACATAAGTATCAGTTTGTCTTTATTGGTGCCTATCCACCTCCTTTACAGCCTTACGTTGTGGCGCGTGAGATTGAGTTCCATCCATGGAAAAGTCTTTTAGAATATCCCACATTCTTAGCTTCTCTAAATGCTCAATTGTTCATCGCTCCCCTACAAGATAATAATTTCAATAAGGCTAAATCTGATATCAAATTTATCGAAGCTGCTCAATTAGGAATTCCTTGTCTGTGTCAGGATTTGGTGACTTATTCGAGTGCTCCAGATTTCTTGAGATTCACAACTGCTGAAGATTTAGAGGATAAAATTCAAAAACTTCTCAAGAATAAAGCAGGATATTATCGTCTGGTTGATGATTTGAGAAAAGTTGGATCAACTAGATTCCTAGAGCTTGAACCGAATGTTGGTAGTTTCATGGATGTTTTGAATACTGAATACGGGTCAAGGGATCGAAAATTTCTGAAAATGTGGAATTGACTTTGGTTTTTCGGATGCTAGAATCTCTTTCATGAGAAAAAGCTCTAAAATTTGGAAAATTGAAAAATTTGGACACGAATTTTACTCGGGACAATGCATCACAATCACTAGGACGAAATCACCGATAGATGTCCAACTGATATACGAATCAGAGTTAGATTGCTTATTGGACATAGTAACCGAACCCGAAAATCGAGGGTTGAAGGTTTATAAACATCAAAGTAAAGAGATATGTGATGTAGATCTTAAAACTAAGAAACAATTTGTCCTACTTAGACAAAAGGATAATGATTATTATTGTTCATATTCTAGATATTATGAATTAGAAAAGGCGAATGATCTAATTTCCGCTGGAACACACGAATTAGCTTTCAAATTTTTAGAGGATAGTGAATACGATTCTTATGAAAGAACTGTTTATCATTGGGTTGAAGCTTTTTTACAATAAAATATGTATAGAAACTGCGTATATTCAAACAGAGATCGAATGATCCACCTTTTTACTTGGGATGCCTATGGAAATAGGGTAAAACAAGAAATACCATACAAGCCATATATCATGCTTGAGGATAAGAGTGGTCCTTTCAGAAGCATCTATGGAACGACCCTCAAAAAGAGGGAGTTCGAAACTCAATACGATAGGGGAAAATTTACCAAAGAATCTGGTGTTAAAAGGATATTTGAAAACATCACACCATATCAGCAATTTTTAATCGATGAATATTATAGAGATTCTGAAAAAGAGGAATTTTCACAATATCCCCTCAAGGTTTGTTATATCGACATCGAAAATCCAGCATCAGATCGTCAGCCAAATGTCGAATTAGCTGATACAGTTATAAATTTGCTGACATGCTATGATACAGAGACTAAGAGATATACCGTTTTTGGGTTGAAAGCATATAAACCAAAGAAAGATAATGTTGATTATTATCACTGTAAATCAGAGCACGATCTCTTAAAGAGATTCATCGGACACTTCTCAAGTGATTATCCTGATGTATTGTGTGGATGGAACAGTAATGGTTACGATGTTCCTTATTTGATAAATCGAATAACGTTTGAATTGGGTAAAGATTGGGCAGATGAATTGTCTCCTATAGGTAGAATATACGAGAAGGTTAACAAGGCTGGAAAATTCGGAAAAACCTCAAAAGAATATGTCATTGAAGGTGTATCATGTCTCGACTATCTTGTAATGTATCAAAAATTTAAGATATTCAACAAACCAGAAGATTATAAATTGGATACTGTTGGAGAACATGAGGTTGGAGTTAATAAGATTGATTATGATGGAACCCTTTGGGATCTATCTGTCAACGATTGGGAAACTTATGTTGATTATAACCTACGAGATGTAGAACTATTAATTATACTTGATGAGAAATTGCAGTATATCAACCTTATACGATTTCTATCACATGCGGGGTTGTGTGGGCTATCGCAAGCGATTGATACCGTTCCGGTAATTAATGGTGCTGTAGCCATCAAAGCTAGACAGCATAACAAATATATTTCTACATTTTATAGGACTCTTAAAGATGGAAAGAATCCGGGTGGTGCTGTTCAAGACCCAAAGGTTGGTCACGTTCGAAATGTTGTATCTTTCGATGCTAATTCGCTTTACCCAAGTATTATGATATCTTTGAATATCTCTCCAGAGACTAAATTAGGTAGTCTTGAGACTATTGGAGACGACTATAATATACATCATGTTTCAGGTAGAACATTTACACTCAACAAAGACGCCTTTGCCAAATATTTAAAGGAGGAGAAGGTTGCAATATCAAAATCTAAACATTTATTCACACAAAAAGAGAAGGGATTGATGCCAGAATTCTTAGAGAACCTTTACACAAAAAGGAAGAACATGAAGAATCTTGGTAAAGAGAAGGAAGGTTATTTAAACGATAATAAGGATAAGTTATCTCCAGAAGAAATAAAAAACCTAGAATCTGAGATCCAAAAATGCGACACATTCCAAAACGCTTATAAGATTTGTCTAAATTCTATGTATGGTTACATGGGAAATGCTTATGCTCCTTTAGGTGATGATGATATTGCGGCATCAATTACATTGACTGGACAAGCAATCAATGGAAAAAACAGAGATTTGTTTGTGGAATATATGCAGAATACATATGGAATTTCTGATGAGGAAGCAGAGAATTGTTGTATTGGGGCTGATACAGACTCAGGATATTTCTCTCTTCATATTTTAGAAGATAAGTATGGATTGAATCTTTTAGAGGGAGATAAAATATCAGATAAATTCTATGAAGAGTGTGATAAAATATCTGATTATATCAACACACATATATCCGAATGGGTTTCTAAAAAATTTAGATCCTTGGATTCTAGGATTGTGTATAAAAGGGAATCTGTTTGTGATGCTGGAATTTTCTTAGAAAAGAAACAATACGTTTTGCATGTATTAGATGATGAAGGTCTTAAAGTCAACAAATTCAAATACAAGGGTGTTGCTGTGGTTACTGGAAAAATGCCAAAGGTGGTTAAACCATACATCAAGACTGTAATAGAATGTCTAATCTTAGAAAAGAATAGAGAAAAGTGTAATTCTTATTTTAATGACGCATATGAAAAGTTTAAATCTTTGCCGTATCATAACATATGCAATATTAGTGGAATGAATAATTATGAAGAATATTCTAGAAAGTGTGATGCGTTGAAAACTGCTAAGGGAATGCCTGTCGCTTTGAAGGCAGCATATAGACACGATTACATAATCAAAGAATTTAAACTTAATAACAAATACCCGAAGTTTAAAAGTGGGGATAAAGTTAGATTTGTTAGTTTAAAAACACCGAATAGATATGGTTTGGAGACAATCGCTTTCCATAACAAATATCCAAAAGAATTTGAAGACCTTTTTGAGGTCGACTATGAGAAACAGTTTGATAAAATTGTATTCGCATCAGTTAAAGCGTTTTACAACGCAGTAAATTGGACATTACGAAAACCAAACGAAAATGTTAGAGTAGAATTAGAGGATTTTCTCAGTTAAAAAATTATGACAATAAATCAAGCTTACTGTAAAGGACTGGACGATAGCGAGGCTATTACTATCAAAATACTAACTCAGTTGATATACGATCAACCACTAGACTCTTACAACAATCCAGAATTAGAGAAATTAAAAAACGCTCTCAGGATTCAACTAGATTACATCAATGGATTGGCTAACAATAAAAAGAGTAATGTAGGTAAATACGCTAAAAAAGAACTTGATAATTCAAGAGCATTACTTGACTCTCAGTAATAATATGATAAATTTAGGTGTATGACAAATAAGCACGTAGCAATTATCGACCATGTGGGTCGAAATATTATCGGAAAATTGGTCGAAGAAACTGATTCTGTAATCACTATTCAGAATCCAGTTATTCTACACGTTCAACCTCAACAAAACGGACAATTGGAGGTTCAGACATTCCCAACATTTTTCTTCGAGTTCATTGATAAGAGTAATAGAGATAAGAATGCTTGGACTTACACGAAGTCAAATGTTGTGACTAGTAATGTAGTTCTGGATGAACGCATTCTCTCTCAATATGAGAAGATCAATACTCCACCAGAAGAACCAAAACAAACCCAACCTAAAGTTATTAGTATTGATGACATCTGATAACTTTTGCTATTGGTTACAGGGATGGTTTGAGTTAAACGATACCATAGATCATAGTTCAGGAGCAACACCCGAAACAATGAATATGATTCGTTCACATCTTGAATTAGTCTTTAGAAAAGAAACTTTAGGGTATGAATTAATCAATACAAGATTCACAGGACTTTCAACCAACCCACTTTGTTAAAATTATGGATAGAGATATTAAAAAAGCACTCGATTCTCTTAACGAGATTGATATCAGTGCAAAGTATTTAAATGAATCGTTTTTAGGAGACGATGATTGGATTGATACCGGGAGTTTAATGCTTAATGCATTGATTTCTGGATCAACAAAGAGGGGAATTCCCAAAGGACGTATTACACAGTTTGTAGGTGCTTCCCAGACTTTCAAGAGTGGTTTCCTTTTACAAATCTTAGCAAATGCTCAAAGACAAGGAATGGGTGTTGTATTATTCGATACAGAAGGTGGTATCGATGCTGTAGGTGCTAAGAGATTTGGTTTGGATGTTAATAAAGTCAAATATTCCAATCCTAAATCCATCGAACAATGTCGAAATGGTGTGATGAAAATTTTAACCCATGTAGAAGAAAACAATCTACATGGTAAGATCATTATCGCTATCGATTCAGTTGCTAATATGCTTTCAGCAATGGAGAAAACTAGAATGGAAAAGGATAGTGAATCTGCTGATATGGGAACATTCGCTAAATCTGTTAAAAGTCTTCTTAAGACTTGCAACATCTACTCAACTATCACAAAATGTCCGATTATTATGACTAACCATATTTATGATAATCCAGCACAGATGTTTCCAACAATTGAGAAAGATATTGCTGGTGGAAAAGCTGCTGTATATCTTCCAACTACAACAGTTCAACTTGCTAGAAAATTAGTTGCTGATGATGGTGGAAAAACACTCGAATCTAAACTTGCTGCTGGTCAGAAGAAGTATTCAGGTGTTGTAATCAGAGCATTAACCGTAAAGAATCGCTTGATTAAGCAATATCTTGAAGGTGAAATGTATCTATCATTCTCAACAGGTCTTAACAGATATTATGGATTAGCTGAGTTGATGAAAGGTCTAGAGATTATTGATAATAAGGGATCTACTTACTATGATTGGAACGGTAATAAGCTAGGATATCTCAAATCTTGGTCTAAAGATAAGGATCTTTGGGAAAATACCTTAATTCCAGAGTTTGAAAAGAGAATTCAAAAGGAGTGGACATACGGTGTTGATTATGTGGAAGAAATACCAACAGAATTTGATGATGACGAGGAAGAATTGGTGGAAGAATCATCGAATCCACTAGATACTTTGAAAAAGCTGAAACAAAAGGTTTCAGATAAGTTAGATCACATTGAAGAAACATCATCTAATGACCAAGGAGATAATCCTGATTGATTAGCTGCACCCTTAGCCCTATTACCTCTACCGTTTAGAGGTCTATTGACATACGATCTAATTTTAGATTCATTTGTCAAATCTTCAACAAGCTGAACTCTAATTTGGGGGTTCAGCTTGTTTTTTAATAGATCACACATAAAATGTTTTAATGTTGGAGAACTATGTTTTTTTCTTTCTTCTCCGTAAACGTCTTTGACCTCGGATGGTAAACATCTCCAAATATAATCCCAAATAGCAAAAGTTGGAGCGTTTGTTTCTCCATACATTCTCATAATTTTCAAACATTGAGCATAAGCATTGTTTAATTGTTGATCGAATGCTAGAAAAGTTGCTGGTCTAGCCATTTCTATCATTAATTCTCTATATAATGTATCAAATTCACTCATTTACGATCATCCAATGGTTGTAATTTTTGACTTTCTTAAATCCTCTATCTACAAATTGACCCTTTTGTTTAGAGAATTTATTATCCCTATTTACTTGCTCGGTCATATAACTTAATACTGATTCTTGAACAGGTTGCCAATCTGATGCCTGTTGATAAGCTGATTCTAAGGCGGCGTTCATACGAGCAATACTTTGTTTTAATTGTGTTGCATATTCAGGTTCAGCATATTTCAATTGCTCTTCAGCATTTTGAATCTTGATTTGTAAATCATCAATTGTTTTTTGATAAGGATTCTTTTGTTGCTTTGGTTCGGGAGATTGCTCTTTACCCAAACTAGCTTCCATTTTTTGTAGACGAAGTTCTTCCTTTGTTGTGTCTTGACCAGCATCTTGCATATTAGCGATAACTGCCTTTTGTCTAATAATAGCCTTTGTTAAACCGGAATCGGGAGATTTAGAAATATTTTCACCAGAAGCAAATGCTCTCAATTTCTCCTTAGCATCCATTAAATTATTAGATTTTCTAAAGTCTAATCTTTCTAAATTAAATTCTTGTAAAGCCTTACGAAATTCGTACCAAGCTTTAAATAGTTCCCCCCCATCCCCTTGAAATATTTTTCTTAAAACTCTTAGATCAAAGCCAGCATAAGGCTGTTCATCGGTTTCAGTATAATCTTCAGGTGCTTCGGTTTCATATAATTCTTTAAACTCTCTTCCAAGAGCCATGAATAAAGCGGATGCGGATTTATTCCCAGAATCAGCCATTTTATCAGATAAACTAACCATTTTCTCCATGAATTTTTCTGGAGATGGTTTATTTTGAAGACTGGCGAATGATGTGACGATATCGTTTAGTGACTTTTCAAAATTCTCTCGTTTCCACATCACCAAAATCTGAGCTAATTTATCTGGACGACCAGAATTATCGACAATTTCATCCATTTCAATTTCACCAGAATCATATAATTCCTTATATGATAAAATTCCTTCTTTTAATGTTTCTGCGGCATCCTCGATCCATCCCTGAACATCACCATAAGGATTTTCCAGATCGGATTTGGATGCTTCTGTTTGAGATTCTGGATTGTTTGTTTTTTTAAGTTTTCTAGATTCATATAATGCTTTACGAAGTCTAGGTTCAAGATAAGATGTCAATTTAGTATATTGAAGATATGACATCGGGTATGTACCAGAACTAGTCAATTCTTTCATCCTACGATTGACACCTATACGAAGATTGGAGTTTAATCTTTCTACCTCGTCACTATCATCTGATGATATATAATCAAGCATCTTCGAATCTAAATCACTTCCATCTTCTGTGGTTGATTCCTCCGCTTTATCCTCAAAAATAGAGTTCCAGAAAGATATTAATTCTTTAGAATCAATTTTACCTTCGTTTAAAAGTGTATCCATGATCTTTGCCCAATTCGCAAAACGAGCATTGCTATTCGTGGCTATAGATTTATAATAATTCATAACACTTTCATCTTGTCTATTTAAAAATGTTTCGGTGAAATTATACAATCGGTTTCTTATTTGACTGGTTTGTGATGGATTAACGTCTCCACTATTTTTAATATTTGCGTATAATGAAACATATGCATCTCTAACTTCTGGAAAATTTCCAAAAATAGATGTTGCGCGAGCCATCTCGGTAAAAATATCCGCACGTTCTACGAAATAATCAAAATTCATGATACTATTTAGTCGTTTCGTGTCCAAATAACTTCAGTAGAACGCTTTCTACCTTTACCAACACCTTTCAATTCGCATAGATCAGAAAAATCTAGCCAAGATGCTCCATTACTCTCACAAACAATCGTTTGTCCCGGTCTGGTTTTACACCATTCACCCAATTTTTCGTAATCTATGTGTTTATTCGATTTCCTATACCATTTTCCTTCTTTGATATAGGGTGGATCAATGAACCAAGTTGCAGGTTCAGTATGTCTTTCAGAATTCTCCCAAGATTCATGATAAACTTTCCAATGCCCAATCTTAGAAACTGTTTTCGCTAGTCTTTCCCTACAGCCAGTTCCCCAAAAATTAAGAGTCAAATCAGGCCAAATTCTTTTTTCTGTAGCCCATTTAGATAATCTTTTATTGGGATTTTGTTTTGCAGATGCTAACCAGTAACCAATAGCCCACTTCGCCTCCTGACAAATATTATAATCATCCACACTTTCACCCGGAGCAATCAGGGGCAAATTCATGATATCTTCTGGTTCTGATTTTATAAGAAAATCTAAAACACCAGCAATAATTTCATCCTTTTCATATAAAATAACATTTTTTTCTGGATATAAACATGAATATCCAGCCGCTCCCGCGAAAGGTTCAATGATTGTGTCGTAAATTGGTTTTGGGTATTTATATGCTATTCTAGTCTTGGACCCAAAATATCCAAAGAGAACTGTTTCTGCTGTCATTGAAGGTATTTAGGGTCTTGACTCAGGAAGTCACCCGTGCTAGGATTGGTCCATGGAGATTAAAAGAGTTCGGTATATATCCGCCACATCTAAGGATAATTCAGAAAAAACAACCATCCACCAATCGACTAGGAAATTGTGTGTAGATTTTGTTGGTCATGCTGCACATTGGTATCTATTAAACAATAAAGAAAAGCTATCTAAAAGATATAATGAAGCCATTGAAGATGCTATTTCTGACGATATAGATTGTTTGATTTTAGTTCATGACGATGTGATTCTAGAAGAAGACCCAATCCCCAAATTAGAGAAATTATTTGATGAATATGATGTAGTTGGGGTTGCTGGAGCATCTAAAATAGAATTGAAGTTACCCGCATTGTGGCATTTGATGGGTGGAGGATTTCAAGGAGGGAATCTACATGGATGTGTTCAACATGCTTATAGGGGAGAGATAGGACATTTACAAAAATACCCTTCAAACTTTGGACCATATCCACACCGAGCAGTAATGATTGATGGTGTTTTTATGGCTTTAAATAGAGAAGCTATGGAGACGTTAAGATTTGACGAAAATAATCCTTGTAAATTTCACTTCTATGATTTAGACTTTAGCCTCAATGCACACTTAGCTGGATTGAAAGTTGGAGTTGGTGATATTTTAATTACTCATGAATCTCCGGGATTGAGAGAATTTACAGAGGATTTTTTGAACGGTGAACGATGGTTCTTAAACAAATATGCTGGATCAAACTGAATTAATTGCGGAATTGGTTTCATTCCACCAAAAATTAATAATCTTAGCCTTGAGATCAGATGATAATTATAGAAATTATCGCGGAGTATCAACAGAAGAGATTTTTGAGTTAGAAAAGAAATTGAATTATAGATATTTGGATTTACCAAAGGATTTACAGGATAAAATAATAGAGGTTAGAAAAGAGAAATACGGAATAATATGACAGATGAAGAAATAAAAGATGCTTGTTCTTTGGGTAAGATTAAAGATATGCAAGTTAATGTGGATCAGATAAGAGAAAATAGGAAAAAAATCTGTAATGATGAGGAAAAAAATAAACACGATGCTGTAGAGAAAGCATTGTCTCTATTATCACAAGCGGGTGTGATGGCATACATATATGCGGATCTTCCTAATATGTTGCATCCATCGACTATACCTAGCATATACCAATTTAATACAATTTTATCTCTGTGTAAATTTGATGAGGATGGTAATCAAACTAAAGAATCAATGGAAAGATTGTCGATTTATAACAGTTTCTTATGGTTGACATTATTCGAGACGATAACAAATCAATCAAATATCGCTCAACATCTAGGTTTAGATAAACTAGATAGATCTGACCCAAAAACGATAGTCAAGAAAATGGATTTCTTTACAAAATTTATGTGGGAATGTTTATATACAGCAAACGAATACGGTAAAAAACATAAAGATGACCCTTGACTTGGATTTTTTTGAAACTGTGATAGCATATAAAGCGATCACTGACCCTGTATACTTAAACACTATTGCAGATTATGTAAAACCAGAATACTTTGAAAACCAAAACATAGCCGAATACTTCAAAATCGTAAATGACTTTTACGAAAAGAGAAAA